ATGTACTCAGAGAATACATCCGTAGTCTCAAAAAAAAGATTAAAAGTGACAACAAAGGTTAATTGGAAGCCTCCGTACCTACGGCTTCCCGCCTATCCCCCATACCACCAAACGCTATCGCGTTATGCTGGCAGTACCCCGGCGAAATTCTGATGGCTCGTCTGGTATCGTCATATTCGCTCAAATCGGTAATAGTCCAGTCCGGTATCAAGTCCGGCAATGATATCCATGAAGTTGTCGAGGGGGCGCGCCCAAGCCACTGACTCCGCCTTAGACCCCTTTGAATCTTTAGGGAATGGAGTCGCATTGTAAGCACCGTCCGGAGTCGGTTCAATCAAAAACTTTGTATCCTCCTCGGTGTGTTGTGCAACAAAAGAAATCCAATCGTCATTTTTGCTGTACACAACAAAAGCCTCGTCTGATGCGGTGTGGGCAATCCCATACACCACATACTCCCCACCCTTGAAGTGTCGCCATTTCTCCCCTGGCTTTGGCGTGTCTCGGCTTATTACCTGTTGACTTGTCATGCTCTCTTTTCCCTCATATATCGATATGTGGTATGTCAACCGAGTTAAAATAGTAGCACCCTGATTGATTCCCGTCGCCTTGGCAACTACTATACATCCCAAGAAGACGGCTTACTCTTTCCCTAGAAACCCAAAAACTTCATCCTGTGGTAACCGAGCGAACCGCTCCACCAATTCGCTGCGGCTGATGCCGAGTGCGGTGGCAATGTGGTCTAGGGATGCGATCGATTGTGCTATGCTATGCGTATCTTTAGTGAGAGATACAAATGGAGACTAGGCAGGCTCGATACAAGAAAACACGGCAGGGCAAGCAAAAGCAGGCTGAGGCACAGCAACGCTACCTGGAGGCAACAGAGTCGTGGCAGTCATTGATTCCAGTAGAGCTATCCGATCGGGTCAAAGCGGCTATGCCAGTAGGGGTAAGCAAGTCACAGCTCATCAAGCAGCTGTTGATCAAGTTTGTAGAAAAAGATCCTGATACCCCTTGACGTGTATCTATAAATAAGAGATACTAAAAGGGTAGAGAGCAAAGGACACACAAGCAATGCAGAGATACCTAAGAGTTGGATATGCCCACTACATCAACGAAGACAATGCCGTGGAATATGGAATCGCTGATGAATTCAGCAAAAAGACTGCAATCGCTGGAATGCAAGCCAGAGCAAAAGCGCTAGGGGCTACAACCAACAAGTCTCCTGAGTGGCACGGAGATATGCTGTTCTTCACTCTGTACCTACACTTCGATGTCACCAGCTACCCTAAAGATTGGTCAGCGTCGGACTTTGCCCAGGCTTATGACTTTGGCACCTGCAACCCAATCCATGACGATGACACTCAAATTAAGTCAGTCAAGATTGTCAAGGAACTTCCTGCTGGTTGCAAACTTGGCGACATGGATGAATACGTCGCAGACGAGGATTGAAGCATTGACTCATCACAGCCACCCTACTGAATTGAACACTCTCAGGGTGGCTGCTACCCACAAACCACAAAAGAAAGTAAGCAAGACAATCATGACAGAAAACAACGCGGTAAATGCCTTAGAAGATCTAGTTTGTTACATCACCGGACGACATACGGTTTCTCACATTTCTCACATTCCTTACACTCCAAGCGGCGATAGCTTTGACGAATATGAACTGAATCGAGAGGAGCTGGATCGACTAGAAAACGAGCAAGAATACCTTAGTGAATTGCGGATGAAGTTAGACACAACAGACAAGTATGAGGATCTGGATGATATTACTTGGGCAATTTGCGAAGTCAAGGGATTATTGAATTAATTTCCATAGCCTTTGAACCCCATCACAGCCACCCTGCTCACTTAAGCACTCTCAGGGTGGCTGCTACCCACCACGTATACACATAGAGGACAAAGAATATCATGTCACAGATCAAAATCATCACTAAACCTCATTCGTTCACAACCATTCGAGCGTTAGCCTTTTTTGAGGCCAAAAACACAGCAAACTCAACCAAGAAGAGGCAAATCGTTTTTGAGGATGAGTATGGCTTCGGGTTCGTCAGTCTAGATTTCTGGCGATTCCCAGGCGAGGGAATGGATAGAATTTTTGAAGACTGCTTTAAGGTTGGGGAGGTTTGCCCAGAGTAAACCACCCGCCGCATCCGTCTTGACTAGTCAAGACGGATGGTTCATTCCTACTGAGCAACCTGGAGATTACTCGGTGTCTAAAGCCTAATCGCATACCACAAAAACTCATAAATCGCCCCAAAGAATTGATCCTCGCTGGGGCGATCGCACTCACAAACCCGCAAAGGAAATGAGCAACTCGATCATGCCACAAATCGTATACGACACGGAATTCTTGATCCAACTCAGAGCCACAACAATCCAAGCTGGGCACCACAAGAACCTGATTAAAGCTATCGGAGAGGAGGAACTACTCAACCACCTCTCTACTATCTTCTGGGCACCCAAGGGACTACTAGGGCTGGACGTGACGTTAACCCCTGGAGTCGCCTCGCCCATAGTCCAAGCTGCCATGCAGGCGATAGGACTAAGTCAGCTCATTGGTTTCACCCCGCTATACCCTCGTAGCAATCCCTTCTCCGGGGACTGGGACTACGTGACCCGATGTGAGGCAATGTTGGATGAACTGGAATTGCGATACCTACCAGCCAAAGGGAGGGCACTAGACTTTTCTGGTGGTGATGGCTGCTTCATTCTTGTGGGTGTGGGGATACCCGAAGCAATGCCTGTGCTATTCGACCAACTAAGTTGCATTGTGCTGCCAGTGACGGGTGTTGCAAAACTGGTCAGCTTGGTAGACTGAAGATAACTGATTGTTTCAACCATCCCGCTACTCACTCCAAGGTGGCAGGTTTTTTTTACCCAACCCTCATGTCAACCCCCGCCGCTAAGTTCTCACGCATCACCCGTCGTATCACCCTCTGGCTAGGCTCTCCCACTGCACTAATCCTGAATGTATCCATCGTTGCTGGCTGGGCAGTAGTCGGACTCATCAAAGGCTTTAGCGACACTCATCAACTGTTCATAAATACCTTCACGACCATCTGGACATACATGATGGTGACGGTGTTGCAGAACACGCAGAACCGAGACTCTAGGGCTATCCACATGAAGCTGAATGAGTTGCTATCCGTGAAGACTGAAGCGAGGAATGAACTGATTGCGCTTGAGGAAGCAGAGGACGAGAAGCTGGATGCGATCGCTCAGGGCTTCGAGGAGCTGAAGAGGGACTGTGAGAGCGATTGAATTGATAGACTAGACGCAGCAGATAGTAACAACATAGCAAGTGACCCGCCCTTCATTCTGGAGAGTGGGTTTTTTGTGGGAGTATCAAAGGCAGTGGCTTACGCTCCCCATATTCACTCTCCAGCCAAATCTCTTCCCCCAAGTGATCGCTCAACCAGGTCAGCGGTTCTGAACCAAAACCCCCAATATCGATACTTATATATACCAAACCTGCGAGTTTTAATAGAGCCTCTTTATTTTCGTAAAGCTCGATCAATCTTTCTTCACCATGATTGAACCAATGCTCAGAGGATTCATCCTTAGTCTTGCTGTAGTAGCCCCAATACCTGCTCATTGATTCGCCTGCCGACAGGAATGGTCTTCGCCGCTGCGGAATGCCTTTGCATACTCCAAGCAGCGGTAATCGTCAAGAGGGTTCGCAGATTCTTCACGCAGTAGACCCCAGAGCATGAGCGTACCTTGTCGAGTAGATTCTGAGCGATCGCGGAGATGATGTTCATGTTGTGAGTAAGTGACGCTTATCTTTTTATGTTAATGTAGGCGTATCTCTTAAGGAAAGATACGAATGGAGACTAGGCAGTCCCGATACAAAAAGACCCCCAAAGGCAAAGCAAAGCAAGCAGAGTCGCAACAGCGCTATTTAGACTCGTCGGAGTCATGGCAGTCGTTCGTCCCAATTGAGTTATCCGAGCGAGTTAAAGCTGCGATGCCAACGGGGATGAGTAAATCTCAGCTGGTTAAGCAACTACTAACTGAATTTGTTGAAAAAAGACCTTGACGTGTATCTCTTATTAAGGGATACTAGTAAATGTAGAGAGCAAAAAACACCCACCATGAACGCAACAGTATTAGTAGCCAAGCATTTGCAAGTCAGCCACTGGCAGGTCACTAGGGTTGAAGAGTGGGCGAAAGTGCTGTTCGCTGTAATTAAGGGTCTGGGCGCTCGGTTTGTAAGCAAGAGGGTTCTGAAGATGGAAAGGAAAGAAGTTACACACAGCGAGTATTGCTCGGCTATAGCAAAGAAGGTTAATGAAAGGTCAAAGGATTACAATCAAGCGGCTTATTCTTACTTGACGGCTGCTATTTGGGCGAAAAAAGAGGGTGAAACTCGCGTTTACATTAACGGTGGAAAAGGAAAAGGCTTCGGTTGTTTTATTGCTTACGCTCACGAGCATGAGAGCGGCGGTGGTTCCGTCAGGTACGATGTCAAGTCTTATATTCAAGATTGGATGCGCGAGATCGTAGAGGAGGTTAACAAAGAATATAAATTGGCTCCTACTCCTCAAAAAGCGGAACTGGTTAGCAATGATGCCTTGACCTCCTATGTTACTGAGATGTGCTGGCAGTGCCACTATAACGTAGGAGTTCCAAGTTTCAACGGACTCTGTGTCTCGTGTGTTGACTAATTCTGCAAAGCCTCCAAACTTCATCACAGTCACCCTGTCGAATTGAACACTCTCAGGGTGGCTGCTGCCCACTAATCAATTTTAATCTTTCAATTCAGTAGCAAAAAGCTTGACATATATCTCTTATTTAGAGATACTCAAGAGAGAAGGAAAGCAAAGGAGCCGAAACGATGATTACCCTAACAACCACCGAACAAACCATCACCGCAAAGGTACTCACCAAGGTCTTCGGTGGCTCCTTTATCGCTAACCAAATCACCGGACTACTGGTGGAAGGTGAATCGGTCAGAGTGGTGGTTCAGGGAACCATCTACAGCCTAGGCAAGAGCTACTTCCGACAGCTAGTGACTGCCATCAAGGCAGCGCTCAAAGTTGCAACAGTCAACCAACAGGTCAAGCAGGCTCAGCAGCAAGCGGTAAAGGTAGCAACAACTTTAGTGAGCTGCGTACAGTTCGCACTAGCGCTCCCTACCCTCGCTGAGGCGACTCTCTCGACACTCTGTCGCAAGGTACTCGGCAATGTCCTGACCTTACTTGGTTCAACTGACTACTCTTATTTACGAAGATCATAAGGAGAGTCAACAGCCCCATCCCCTTGTGGATGGGGCTGTTGACTAAAAAATCAGCCTACCTGTAAGCGTTAACAGGTAGGCTGATTGCGTACAATACGCGCACTACCCCAATCGCCCCTTCCCCGCTGCGTCTTTAATTACCTCGACTAACCTCTCCCCAATCCGCTCCCCTATCTCCTCAGCCTGAGCCTTCCCTTCCCACATCGATTCAAACCTTGCCTCAAGTTTAAGGACTTTCCTAGACAAGCTATCTCTCTCCAAAGTGGCTCTTCCCCCATCCAGCTGACTAGCCGCCATCCACGCTTCCAACTTATCCAGTCGCTCATCATTTTTACTCAAGTTCGATTGAATCAGGTTCGTGATGCCAACAGCAATTGGCATCACCACACCTACCGCACCGCCAAGGGGAATCAGAAACGACCAGTCAATTGCGACGCCGATCTGCTTGTGGGCAATCCAGCCAAGGAGGACGACTAGAGCGATCGCACCGCAGAAGTACAGGGCGATTTGTTTGAGGCGGGTAGAATCAAAGAAGGGTTGCACTGCTGTCTCCCTCTGGGTCAGTTTTGATAGAGAAGAATTTGAACGAAATCTTTGGAGATAAATCCACTACGTCGCCACTCTTGAGGACTTGCCCGTGATTGAAATCAAGGAGAACCCCATTAACCTGAACCCCATTGGCACTTGGCTTGTTGAGGGCTGACTGCAGAAAATCAACGCCAGCAGACGAGGAGAACAAAGAGTATATGGGCGGGTCGCTAGCGTCCATTGACGGAGATGTACCCGATCATCCTATTTTTATAGAGAATAGATAAAGAATCACCCAAAGTTTAAACGCGATCGGTATTGAGTTGCCGGAGGGTTGGTAAGCGATGTTAAAAGCTGTAGCTTCTTTAAAAAGCGGTGGTAATCTGTATGCGTTTGGGTTGTCCGAGTCAGACTTAAACCGATTGCAATTTTACAATGAGTCAATATTTTTTGATTTTAGTTTTGCAAGACAACCTCAGCTATTTGGATTAATTGTTTATTTTTGGCAATTTGAGAAGCCCGAAGATGTGCTTGTTAATTTTGATATTGTCAATGAAAAATGCACATCTTTTTTTAATGAAAGTCGTGGTGTAACAGCGGATACATTATGTGTGTTTCCATTTGCAAGGAAAACTTTGAGTGATATTCGAGCAACACCATTTTGGGCACTTCAAACGCGTGTTCAAATTACACATCCTGGCGATATACAAACATTCTTTTCAGGACAAACTGAAGACGCTATTGAAAAACATTTTCGTGATGCGGGTTGGATAAATTCTCAAACTCAACAAACCTACAAAGGATTCAAGATTCTACAAAAATCTGGCACATAGAATATGATTACCGAAGATGACTCATTAAAACATGAATTAGCCCAAACTAAGCAAGAATTGCTTGAGCTGCGAAAAGAAATAAACAAACTTCAATCAAAACGTCAACAAATATTGCATAACAGCGTTTTTATTACTATTATGCGATACGTTTTGGTTTTTTCTTTAGGTGGAATAGCATTAGTTGCTGTGGTCTTGTCTGGAGCAAACTATGAACGAAAAAGTCCAGAGGGTGAATTTGTTTCCTTTAAAGGAACAGAGTTTAAAACCGCGTTACTTGGACTTGCAACGATCGCGGCATCTGGCGTTGGTGCTGTAGGATTTGGTGATCGCTTTATAAAAAAAGCTGAGGAAAAAGAGTGAACTTACAACCCACTAACTATCCATTGTGGTGGCAGGCTTCTCCTTCTGTCGCTGTTTATGTGCCTATCAAAAAAGAAGATTGCATCTGTATAGATGAAGATGTTCAGGTTGCGCCACCTAAATCGTTGTTAGCGCGATCGCTTTTTTTACTGCGTCGCGAGCAAGACTTTATTGAAATTTTTACTCTTCAAGAACCTGTATTAAAGGCGTGGCATGGCATGCTACCCTCTTGTACTCCATTTAGACACGTTTTTAGATTAACCAAATTAACAGGCTGGGAAGGGAAAGATAGCAAGGGTAAAGCAATTATTCCTTTTAAGCTTAAGGGAATGAGTCATGAGCTATGTTGTCTGTATCACCTAAAACGCGATGATAGTTGTGTGCGGCTTGTGTTTAGAATTCAGGTTGGTGCGCCTGAAAAAGTTGCGATTCAACTTAGCGAAAAAATAGTAAATGAAATGAAAAATATTCCCAGCCATCAAGGAGATTTATTAGTGCGCCCTGACGTAGAAAGCTACAAAAAAGACCTTTGGGCTGAATTTGTAGCTATTCATTTAGAAGAAATGCTTAGGGAAAAATCATTTTAGTATTTTTAGTGTTAGTTATTGTCTCTAGGCGAGTTAACCAATCAATGGCGTGGGGGTCGCAAAGATACTTACCCCAATCTGAATAGTGAGAAGGCAGTTCTTCATTTAAAAGAGAAATTGCAAATCGTTTGAATCTACCGTAAGGGTTATCATATTTATTGTCAATTCCCCATTGAAAATCAATGATATACGCAAGTTTTTTTACAGGTTGTTCTTTAGTATTATTTTTTGCTTTCCAGGTGCGATTCACAGTTAGGCGATAATTACAACCTTCGTTTAAGCTTTGACCGAGTTGCCGCTCAATTGGCGTGTCGCGAGTCCCGATCGAGCGCTTCAGTTTTTGGCGTTTAAACTCTTGGTGCAACTTTGACAAATCATCAAAATGAAGTTCAAGCTCGGCTTGGCTGTCGGTTGGGTTGACAAGATAGAACGAACAAAATGCCCATGGGTAGAGTCTAACTTCGTAATACAAAAACGCACGTTTGTTAGGCGATCGCGCAATTAATGTGCGTTTTTCTTTCTCTTGCGGAAGAAAGCGTTTAATAAGTTGAGCCAACCACGACAGCCAAGACCGCATAACATTTGGTAGAAAGATTATATTTTAATGCCTCTTGATAGGCTTATTGCTCTTGTTGCGGTTGCGTAATTCCCAAATGGGAAATTTTATGCTTATGTGATAATTATCTCGTTATTTTTTGGGACAGGATCTACGTTAAAGCCAAAAATTCAACTCCCTCTAGGTTCTCTGGGTTCTGAATTGACAAAATAAGAGTCAGACCCGTGGCAGCAAAAATAGCTAGGGTCACTGGGAATTTTCGACTAAATCGTTTGAGTTGTCTCCCCAAAATAACACCTAGCTATCTGTCTTTCCTTGTACCAATTCCATTCAAACGCCAACTAAGGGCTGCTGCCTAGTTAATCTCAGGGTATCTATCCGAATCTCCTGGAATCTGCCCGAATCCTCACTTTCGTTACCTCTTCAGCCGCAATCTTTACCGATTCAATTAGCTAGTTCCTGTATTCTTTGGGTAGGTATCATAGTTAAAAAAAGATGTCAGGACACGGCTATTTTTTATCAGATGAGGGATTGACAAGATTAGAAGCGGAGATGGCGCAAAGGCAAGGGGGTAGGGGGTTAACTCGCCAGCAGTTGGCTGATTTAATCGAGGATAAAGGTGACCCGATCTCACTGGAAACAATAGCCTCAATGCTGGACAGAAAAAGAAGCGCCTACTACCGGAATATTGCCACACTGTTCAGAGCGCTAGAAATTGAATTTGGAAAAAAAGACATTGCCAGGGCAGGTGACTGGCGTCACCATCCCAGCGCTGCCACTAGGGTAGCCTTGATGTCATCGAGTAACAGGGGTGACATCATGAATCCAGTAGCGGCAGCAGCGTTCCAGGACTTCCTCAGACTACAGCAGGAAGGAAAAGTCGTGACAATCCACTCAGCGGAGAAGAACACCCTCCCAACTCCCTTTATTTACGGCGAAGGGCAGCGAACAGGGATTCCCTCTAGGGTTCTCGACCGGGTGTCGCTAGAGGTCATTCGTGGTTCATGGCGGATGCCCCAGAAGTACCAGCAACTACAAGAGTTTATCCACCGGCTCCATACTGAGGGCGAACTAACAGACCTGGTCACCACAGGCTGTGCCTGGATGTTATGTGGTCCATCTGACGCGCCAACCTTCGACAATCAATCGGGTGTAGTGTGGCAAGCGATCGCGGCTCCACCGGCTGAGGCGATTGATTACGTTGCATGGGGCGGGGCTGACGTGGGATACAGGAGCTGGATTCGGGTTGGTCAGCCTGATGGAAGTTTTGAAGTTTATGTGACCGACCCAACAGCGCAGTACTTGACAAAGCGGATGAAGTTGATTGAGTTCAACGATCGGCACTATCGGTATAGTGAAGATGTTGAGCGGGTAGCATAGGTAAAGAGGAAGTGCGTATTGTTCGCAGACATGAAAAACCCCGCCTTGTTCAAAGTGGGGTTTCTGGCGTTATGGGGTTAAATCCAGAACCCTCATCCACAATCACGCCCAGTAAAGCTGTTCTCGCGCCTCCACTGAGCCATCTCAGCCAGCTCATCATTCTCGTACCTGAGGCGGTCATTCCTGTTCTCGGCTAACGCTAGTTCCACCGCCACTTCCTCTAGTAGCTCATCTTTCTGAGACAATGCCGCTTTGAGTCCGTCAATCTCATTCTCCAGCTTTACCTGACCTTCCTTGAGTAGCTTTTTGATGGTTCGGTGAAACCATATCTCAAGCCTAGGATTGAGCCATCCCGTCAGTTTCAGGGCAACTTCCTCGTGCGTCCAGATATCCCAACGCTGTCCTTCCCCCTGTTCGATGCAATGAATAAGGGAAGTCGGGTTCCCCTGGTAATCATTCTTGACCACATTAATGATCGGGATACCCAAGTCTTCTGATAGCGCTTCTAGGTAGCGCTTGACGGAGTCCTCGCCAAGGAATGCCTCTATCTGTTTGCCTTCGGTATCGCAGAGGGCTGTGCCGTTCCAGTACCCGTCTGGACGGATTGCAATGTTATGGTCTTGAAATACTTCAATGATGTTCATTTCCTACCCTCTGCTCAAATCCTGTATTGATCCATCAGGCGGCATCCAATAAACGTCTATCTGAAATTGAGAACCAGACTTGTGTATAAATGAAAGATCCTGCTTTCGACTTGACCCAAACAGTACCAATTTCTTCTTCTTAGCTGGGTAATATGCTGAGTAAATATTAAGCTGTTCTATACCCTTAAGCCAACTAGAAATGATCTTGACTTCAATCAATGAATCTTCTGTTAGAAGGTCTATACGATACCTGCCACCTTCTATCGCAACTTCTTTCTCTCCACCCCACAAACTTCGTAGATGATTTCGATAATCAAACTCGGAAACAAGAATATTATTCCCCTGTGCAGGATGCATAGAGAACGCGATCAATTCTTCGGTGAATTCTTCTAGCTTCCCTGCCCCTTTTAGCGGCTCCCATATGAGCCAATCGTGGACACGTAAGCTTAATCCACCATGCAGTGAAGAGGCTAACACCATCGCTAAAGGCATTTTGTACCAAATACCATCCAATTCTTTTACGATAAAATCCCCTTTCTTGTCGAAATTCATAACTCGCTGTGGGCGCTGGGTGCGGAGGAAAGAGGCTAAATAGGTAAGTCTCTTTTTAGCTGCCAGACACATATCACTCGCGCAAAGGTACTCTCCTTTCTGGCGGATTACCATTCCATTCCAGTCGCGCTCAATAATCGCCAGTGATTCATTGGTCATGTAATCGTCCTACCTCTTTCAGCGTTTGCCTAACAGATTGATCTAGCTCTTCAAACGTCACTCCGTAAAGATTCGCAAGTGGCTTAATCAATAAAAAATTCGGAGTTCCCTTTCCTTTCTCCCAACCCCTAACGGTTGCTTCTGCTATACCAAGACGAGATGCAACATCAACGGTTCTAAGCCCTGTCCGCTCTCTCAGTTGCTTCATGTTCATCGTTTCAATTAATATTCTAATTATAATGCAAGAGTCTACGCAGAAACCTGCGACTCAAGTTAAAATAATAAGCGATCGCACCAGTCCAGGAAACTATGCGATCGCCACGCCCTTACTCACAAGGACTCCAAAAATGATTGTAAACCAATTGGGTACCTATAGTTTCTCCGGGGGCTGCTGCCGTCTACTGTGCTTCAACGATGCTGTCTACTACGATGCCAGCGGGAAAGGGTATTGCCTGAACCATGCGCCAAAGCATCTGATAGATAGCGATGAAGAGTAGGGAGAGATTCCAAACCTATTAACCATTAAGCTCAAATGCAAAACCGCCCTCATAAGGCGGCTTTTGCGTATTGTACACAATTATTAACTTGATCGGTGTTTCCTCCCATGACAGCGCCTGCACAGCGTCTCTAGGTCATCGAGGTACAGATGCTCTCGCCCGTAATGAGCATAGGTCTTGTGATGCACCTGTAAGTACTTCCTTGTGCCACAGCCCTTGCACCTGTAGCGATCGCGTGCCATCACTCGCAGCCTCACCCATTTCCAGTAGGGGGACAGGAGAAATCTTTTGTAACTTTTCCTGGTACGCTTGCGCGGTTTGGGCATAAGGGGAAATACTAAAGGAGTTACCCAGATTTACTAGTATTTGGAACCAAATTACATGATGAAACTCATAACACCATTTCTTAGTGATTCCCTAGATTTCGCCCTTGGCTTTGAAGCTGGCAAATGCTACCAGCAAATGCAAGAAGGTGAAAATCCCATTGAGGGAATGTACCATTTAGCCAACCAAGATCAATTGTTTCTGACGGCAGGAAACCTAGGATACACGGTTCGTGAATGGCAAAAACGGGATGATACTTGGATGCACTGCATCTTTGAAAAAGACGAAATGAGATAGCAGGTAGAGCGGAAAGCCTGGTTCCTATCAGTATCGGATTAAAACGTCATAGCTCAGCTCGTTGCGATCGCTCACCAGTTTCCTGCAACAAGGGCAGCGATAAGGAGTGCCAGGATAACCCTCGCCAAAAGGCTTAAGCTGAACTGGTCTGTTCTGACGACTTTGGCACTGGTGAAAAATTGCCAGCGATACCTTGAGTTTTTTGAATCCCAGAGCGAAAACCAATGCCGTAGAGTATTTGATTCGTGCGCGGTCAGACAGTTCGGATAGCAGCATTAGTGGGCGTCTCAACCGATGAGTTAAAATTCAGTGTACATGAGAGCTGACTACAATTATGGACGATGAGAAATGGGAGCGTAGAGTCGAAATAATCAAGCTAGTAATCCCGTTGGTGTTCGCTGGATTGGGGGTGTTCTTGATTGCGATCGCGCTCCTTCAAGTCACCCTCTCTCCCCGACCAAGCGATCGAATCATTGACAAAATCTTCGATGCTTCTAATAACTTAATTCTGCTAGGGGGTGGGGCGCTAACAACTGGAGCGATAGGGATGGGAGGGCGCAAGCGAGGGAACATAACCACGGTGCAACAGGAATTCCAGCAACCTATTGACAACGTGATCATTCCAACTCCTAGCACGAACTCTGTCATCAGTACCTCTGACTACTCCCAGCAGGACGCCATAGGGTTACCGGTAGTGAAGCACAACGATGATGGTTATGATGACGAGCCATAGGGTCAATGATTCACTATCAACGGAATCCTGGATATCCCCTGGTCTCGAAACTCTCTCATACAACGCCGCCAGATATTCCAACCATTGTCAAACAAGAACACGATGCAGCCGCTACTTCCAGGGAAGCGACTGCGGTTAGTGTCGTTGTGGACCATAAACTCACCCCGCATTATGCCCCTTATCTGCACAGGGTCAGGGATGATGTGAAAGGCGTAGCCTTCGATGCCTTTGGTTTGGAACCGTGCCAGCTCCTCTGTTAGTATCCAGTAGTTCTTAATGTTCAACTCATCGCAACTAGGCAATGGTCCCTTCCCTTTGAGGCTCGTGCTGCTTTTGTGCTGATAACTAGGTTGCCCTGAGGTGCAGCTAAAGGAATGCGCCTCTCTTGTACCAACAAGGTCGAACGTTCCAGTAACAAGTGCGTTTTGACGCTTTGCAGGTAAGAACATGTTGAAGGTTGCCAAAGGGTCAGGCTTGCTTTGTAAAGTTACGACCTTGGTTTCAGTTTTACTAGAGGTAGGTAAAAATACTTCGACGTGAGGATCGGTGGCTGGAGGGGAGCCATACAAATACCACTCACCTGGTTCGATAGCGATCGCGCTTGTCTTTCCCTGCTGCTCACAAACTATGCGCTCTGAGCTTAGTACTACCTTGTAATGCTTCCCAGTCGGCGCAAAACTTAAAGCCTTGAGGTAAACGCCCGGTGGCAACTCCACTTTGCTGTGGGAGTCCAAGGATGCAGCGCTTTGAGGAGTGCGCTTGAGGAACGTCGGTTTAATCGTGCGGAATACAGCAGGGGTGGTGGCAGCCAAGGGCATGATGAGCGATGGAGTGAAAATACTAATCTAGCTTGGCTTTTCTGTGGCGTCTTCAAAATTCCTTGCGGGTCATAGCCTGCGCTTCAACTCTTCTTGCAAAATACTCCAATCGCTTACGATGTTCATCCCTTGCTTCAAGGTTTAACTTGTCGTTCAAAACAGAAAACAACCACTGATCTACCTGTTCAAGGGTGTCACGACCGGAAAAGATATGATTTGACACTCCAACGGCTGAAGCACGTTGGATTCTAACTTCATCGTCAGAACTTGCTCTACCAGGCTTGCGCCAAGTAGCGTAGAGGTTCCAACTCCATCAGCGTTACTTCGGGACTGCCCATCCCTAGATTTTGCCTTTAGCAAAATGTTAATAGCCGCATTCCAATCCCTTTGGAGAGTCAGACCACAAGAGCAAACGTGAGTCCTAGTGCTGAGGGATTTTTTCACAATCGCCTTACACTGACTGCATTCTTGTGAGGTGTACTGAGGTGGAACAGCAACAGCTAATTTTCCAAACTTGGTTGCAAAATATTCAATCCACTGCCTGAATTGATACCAACCCGCATCAGCAATTGACTTAGCTAGACAGTGATTTTTGAGCAGATTTGCAACTCTTAAGTCTTCATAGGCTATTAAGTCGTTAGACTTACAAACGTGACGCGCCAGTTTCTTGGCGTGTTCGGTACGTTGCCTACTTACTCTTAAGTGCTTCCTAGAATACTTAGCTCTTGCCTTACGGCGACCCGATGAACCTTTTACCTTTTTATAGATGCTTCGTTGAGCGTGTTTGATGCTGGATTCAGCCTTTCTCAAGAATTTTGGGTTGGGTTCTTGATGCCCGTTTGAATCGGTGTAGAAGGATTCAATGCCAACATCAAGACCGATTTGATTACCCGTTGGATGCTGAATATCAACACATTCAGCATCAACGGCAAACTGGCAGTAATACCCGTCAGCACGTCGCACAAGTCGAACCCGCTTGATTGACTTAACGGGGTACTGATAGATGTCCCATTTACCCAAAAGCTTGAGTTCACCAATTCCCTTTTTGTCTGTAATGGTGATGCGTCTTTTACTTTTGTGGAGCGACCATCCGCTAGTCTTATACTCAACAGAGCGGTTATCTTTCTGAAACTGAGGAAACCCTTTCTTCCCTGATTTTTTAGACTTGCAATTATTGTAGAACCGAGAGATAGCAAGCCAGCCCCGTTCAGCAGCCGCTTGTACAGCCATTGAGTTGAGGTCTTTGACAAAAGCAAACTCGTTGCGTAATTCGGTCGAGTAATTATTTAAGCTAAACCGATTGATTTTGGCGTCTTTGGGTGCGTCCATCCAATATCTAATCGATTTATTTCTGATGAATTGCACGGTTCTGATAGCCTCATCAATAGCTTGATATTGCTGCGGTTTGGCTTTGATTTTATATTCGAGAACTCGCATTGTGTTTCGCCTCCTTGTTGTCTATGATAGTGGTCTATAGTCCAACCGTCAAGACCAGTATGGGACAAAATTACCGTCACGCCAACACATCAATTACTTTGATTAACTATCATTTTGTTTGGATACCAAGACGCCGTAAAGCCGTACTTATTGGAGAGGTTGTTCAAAGATTCGAGGAATTACTAAGAGCAAAAGTAACCGAGCTAGATTGTCAGGTTATTGCCTTAGAAGTGATGCCTGACCATGTGCATTTATTTCTTAACTGCCCTCCAACGGTCGCTCCATCAGACCTCATGCATCGACTTAAGGGAGCGACGGCTTACAGACTTAGAGACGAATTCCCGCACTTAAAAAAGCTCCCAAGTATGTGGACTAGGAGCTTTTTTTGTTCAACCGCTGGCAATGTCAGCAGTGAAACAATTAAGCGCTACATTGAAAATCAGAAGACCAGGTGATTTGGTCATCTCCGTACCTTCGATGACCCGCCTTATATCCCACACCTAAAAGGATGTGGGTTTTACGGCGCTTCTATAACGATTACTCTCTAAGGACTCCAATAATTCAATTATTCGCTACAAGCTCAGACAAGTCCAACAACATCACCATAAGCGGGAAAGCAAAAGCGGGAAAGCAAGTTGTCTTGCCCTAACTCGACATTGCGCTACGGGAGAGACACCACAGCAACGAACATTGTAGGCGTCCTCGCAAGCGATCGCAAAGGCATCATGAAGACTGAGATTGCTGAGTTCATAGCTACTCTCCCAGTAGCATCTGACGATCGCCCTTCCGTTGCATCCACAGCCGCTTTAGCTCCCCCATCCTTTCCCGTGGGAGCTTAGCCGTAGCGTGCGCGGTCATTTCCTGCACCCAGTCATTATCCTTGATGCCAACGGATACCAGCCACCTCTTACATTGTTGATTGGCATTCTTACCTGTAAATCCCAACTTCCTTGCAATCTCACCAATCCCCATACCGTCAAACGTTGCAACGGGGTTGAGGTTCTGATCCACCATCACGGTTTTTTGCACTACCTCTTTCTCTGTGACAACTGCATCAGGCCGCCCTTGGATGAGAGCCAAGGTGAGTGCGCCATGCATAACCACGATGGCTTCACTTCGCTCGAACAATACGCGCTGATTCGTCGTGGTGGTTGCGTTGGCTTGTGCGATCGCAAGTTGTAGTTCCAGCTCTCGGATGCGTTCTGACTGTTGTGGAGTAACTACCTCGGCTTCACGGGTTTTGACGGCGAAGTATGATTGAGCTGAAGCAATTTCTGGTTTGCGAGGATCTCCGTTCATTGCCGTGAGATAACAACCGAGGCGAGAAAGTCTGTAGTCTTTGATGACTGAACGAAAAGCTTGAGAGTCTCCAATTTGCGCCATTTGGACGACCTCGACAAAATGGGCATGAGTGCTTCCCCCTGAGTTCTGACAAGAAGTAGCAGCCCTTTCCACCGTCTCTCTCTGTCGCTTCCAAGTCTTATACCCAAATAGAGTTAATAGCTCTGTTGCTAGCCAGTACTCGCCTTGGTCGTCTTCATGGCGAATTGAATCGAATGGACTGGTATAAGGTAAACTTTGCATGGTCGATATCCTAGTTTCGTTAGGTTTTCGGCTGATGGACACTAGCTAACGCGTTAGCTAGTGTCTTCATTCTCTCACGAAGCAAGGGATAGTAGAGAGCGCCGAATAATCGAATAGCAGCAATGTACCTGGTAATATTACCAGGTAGGACTTGACCCCTCTAGGCTGATGCAACAGGTTCACTAGGTTCGATATCTTGACTTGCGTCAGCTAACCACTCTTGGAACTCCTCTGGGGTCATTGCGAGGTTACTGTCTTCCTGTAGAGCTTCCCGCACAGCTTCCGCCACTCTGTTCTCGTAGTCGGGAGGCTTCACCTCTCTTGTTCTATTAAATAGAATCCTGAGTTGATACAGTGGGTTTTTCATGGTTCCAATACCAACCCTACCTATCAAGGGTAATGGAGATTTACGCATGGCGTCATGGGTATTTTCCCTGAAACAAAAAAACCCCGCTTGTGACGGGGTGGATAGGTTCAGCAGGGGGAAGTCCTAAGCTGCAACAGCCTGCTTTCTGCGATGAGCGATCGCCCTGTGACCGTGACAAGTAGCAAGGCGATCGCTTTTAGCTAGCTAATCAACAGACGGATGCCATTCCCACTGATACTCGTTTCCTTGAGCAACTTCTGCCCAGTAGTGAGCTGGAATATCAAACCATTGAAGAAGTAGCTGTCCTGCTATTCGCCGTTCTTGGTGGGCTTCTTTATTAAGTTCGGTCAGCTTTACGTAAGCGCCTGCCTGATCTTTCCATTCAGAAACCGTAGCTTTTGCGATTTCTAATTGCCCTGGAGCAACCAAGTAATAGTAAATTTCATTGGTAAATCCTCGCGGGGCGTATTCAACCAATGCTATGGGAGAAGTGGTTTCGTCTAACTTGAGTTGAGTTAATTGGGCGTTCATTGCTTCGGTGTCTTTTGTTGTTGGTTGAGTTAAATAGCGGGGTGATTACTTAGCAAGAGAATGATCGTGCTTTTAGGCAGCTGCGTGCTTGCAAACCTTCACAGTTAAGCGCCAATTAGACTCCTCTGACTCAGAGTCTTCCATTCCCCAGACATCATAAGTTTCGCGATCGTCATACAAATCTTTGTCAAGTTCTGAGTAGTTGACTTCGTAGCCAAGAGATTCTGCTTTCTCAACGGCACTCTTGAAATTGTCAACCTCTAGCAACGCGATGTCTTGACGTTGTTCAGAGTAGGAGATGGCATCTTCGAGGGTTGTAAATGTTGTCGTCATTACTTAGGTGTCCTTTACTTGTCTCTACCCTTTTAGTATGTATGGTCTATACATACATGTCAAGTATTACCCAAATATTCCTGAACTAGTTTATTGAGGATGGCATTGCGACTCATTCCAGGGAAATGAGATTCTAGTGCTGCTGTTACTGACGAGTCAAAGTACCCCTTCCAGACATCCTTCTTGGCTAGGTAATTTTGTGTTGCCTTGTCCCTCGCCTTTTTCCCTTTCTCGGTCTGCTCGTATTTTCTCTGCCTCGTGGTCATGTCTTTTTGTATGTATATTCCATACATACTGTAACACAAGCAAGAGATGCGAAGATAATGAGGTTAGTGAGTGAGAGGGCAGAGCAATGACAGCGACCAATGAGCAATGCGGTGCAACTCTAAGTTATGGCGATCGCGTCTCAATCCTCTACCCTCTACACCAATCACAAGGGAGAAACACGCACTCGCGACATCAAGCCAATCTCCCTGTGGTTTTGGGCGATCGAGTACCACCTAGACAGCGACAGCCTGCTTTCTGCGATGAGTGATCGCTTCTTCCATCGCAATCCGGCAAGCCACCTGCCGAGCCGCTACCCGCCCCTGTTCTTTGGCGTTGGCAGCTTGGCACACTGCAATCATGTCGCGGATTGATTTGACTGTCTCGCTCTCAGTCCAGAAGCTTCTGGAGGTCAGGTAGATGGTTCTGCCACTTGTCAAGTAGACAGTGATTGCAACATCACCCCAGACGGTCACCGCCCGGTCGATTTCCTTCCAGTTAATGCCTTCCTTGCCTGCATCCCAGAGGAGTGAGGCAAGCTCTTTCTTGTCGGAGCTAGTCAGAACGCTGTGGTCGGAAGGGAGAGAAGCGGTGCGAGTGCGGTTGAAGAAGTTGTTGAGTATCATAGGTGTGTCCTGCGTGTTAGTGGGGCAACAGAGAGGCGGTTTGTTTGTTCGGCTCACCGCCTCTCTTGCTTCTCTAATTATGTTCCGTTAGCAAGGACAAGCACTTCAGTGATACTACGGGACTTTTGATATAGTGCTTATTTTTGTTTTCTAGACCATCTCCTGTAGTGAGTCGAGCAAAGCCCTAAAGCGTGATGAGGCTTGTCGCACTCGGAACAGGTAGCGCGTTCGGTGGAACGGCGGCAATCGCCCTGCCACTTCTTCCCGCAATTCCTGCACCAGTACCGTTGCACCCCTCCCTGTGTTCCATCTTTAACAACCTTGCCCTGTGAGCAATGAATACAGTCCATGACTTCCTCCTTAAGTACCGAGTTATGACTCTATCTTATCCTTGCTAGGGAGACATAAAAAGCCCCTCTAGGTGGAGGGGAGTGTCCGAAAACACGGGATTATACTTAGCGGGTCGGTTTTGTAGCGTGAAACTCTGATTCTTTCGTTGGGTCTCCGAAAACACCGGGAAAATATAGTTCAAGCGGAAATTGATGATAGCCTCTAACTTCAATTAGCTGGATGTGCGGATAGTCGGCAAGGAAGAGCTTTTTCTTGAGTTGCCAGACTGGAGTCGGCATTCCCTTTGCTTCGACTACTACCAACGCCCCATTTGGTAATTCACAGAGAAAATCCGCCTTGTACTTCGCTACAGTTTAACCAGAAGGAGAGTAGAGGTTGAACGGGTGTTGCAGGGAGATGTTGGCGATCGCTCCCCTATCGTGAAGTCGCTTGAGGTCTAGGTAGGTATTCGCCTCTAACCCGGAGTCAAACCTAAAGCCGTCCACCTTAGTCCTGATGGCGTTATACTTGGTCAATCGATTAGCTCCCAATCTGGCTCAGAGAGTTTTAGCGCCCAAGTCTCACCAGTTTGGTCGGATCGAGCCATCCATCCGGAATCAGGGAACAGGGGGCAAATAATAGTTCCCGTATGTTCTATTTGTTCACTTTTAGGGTGGCTTAGCCCAGTCACAAAGCGAACCTTGGATTTTGGTCTAGCTTGCAAATTACGATCTTTGCTCATAATTGATTCTCCAGATAACAGACTGCCCACCACCGAGCCGCCATCAGCTGATCGTAGAGCGGGTTGAGCTTGCACAGGGGCGGGATGTGGGATAGTAGCTTAGCGACTACGTGTTTCATTATTAACCTCCATCCAAATGCTGCTAGCGTCAATACGGTATTGGTCTTCTGGACTTCTACCTAGCTTTGGTTTCCCTGCGTCGTCCTTGACGATAATATTGGCGCACTCACAGGCTAGCTTTGCGGGGACGTTATGAGAAACGAGGGCTTTTTGGCAGGCTTGTTTTAGACTCATTGGCTTTCTCCTTTGGCTTGCTGAATCCTTACTTAAAGCAGCTTTTAACGAGCAGTTGCTTTTATGTAGATAGTCGTCAAAATCAAAGCCAATCCAAGTCCGGCAAGAAGCCCTGTCGGAGGTGGATTGTTTAGCAAATAGTCAACCGGATGAACACTAGGTCGAGTGGTATCCCTGGTCTCTCTAGCCAGTATGCTGGCTGCTGGGGCGGCTTTATCGACTGGGATGCCTTTGGATTCTAGATGTGATTGAATTTCTCTTGCTTGCATTTTTGTAGTCCCTTTAATTCATTAAAACCTTGTTGTAGTCGGGCTTTCCATTCAGGTGTATTGTGGCTCTTCCAGAGGGGGTTGCCTTTGTGTTTAATCCAGTTAACAGGGGAATGGCAGAGCTTGTCGCAGGTGCCGCACACAGGATAGACGTTTTTCCCGGCTTTGTCGTTTTTCCAGAGGTACTCGGTATGGTGCGCCGTGGTAGATGGTCGAACCTTACAACAACAGCAGATACCCCCAGTTGCCCTGTGTGCCGCCTTCCGTATCTCTGCCCAGTTAGGCGGGTAGCGGACATCCCAGTTGATATGGTCGTAGTAATGACCCATCAGCCCAGCCCCAGTCCCTTAAGAACAGCCGAAAGCTGGCTTGCGGTTAGAGTTTTGCCACTTAGCTCTTCCCATTGAGCTTTAACCTGTTCAGGCGAGGGTAACTCATCAAGAGACTGCATCCACTCCATCATCTCTTCTTCAATCTGAGACAGGGGCTTGACAGGCTTATTCAGGACAACTGTTTCCACTTCCTTGTCTTGTGGCTCAACTTCAATCTGCTTTCTGCTATCCCGGTCATAGCCAGAGGGATTAGGCAGAACAGGCATGGGAAACCACTGGTTCAAGCCGCCGTGGAAGATAGCCCGACCAATCTCGGATTGCTGGCAAATGCCCTTAATATCATCACTGTTGAGCTTCTTGTCGGAAGGGATAAAGTCTGCTTTCTGGAGCGACTGAGATGCAGGCAGCTGCTTGATGCTGATGATGGCAATCGGGGTGAGTTGGCTTTTGGTGCCACCGTCCATCCCGGTTCCCGTGTTATGAGCATTCTGCCCAATCCCCCAAATCGTGATACCCTCTGAATCTCCCGACGCGGCGTAGGTACTGATTTTCTCTTCCAGCCAATCAACAGCCTTCTTCCCGATACTGTTTAGTTTTTTCATGCAAGCTGTCAGCTCGTCAATCACTAACAGCTTGCGTTGCCCCTTGGCGTCGAAGGCTTCGTAATCCTCCAAACATTGTTCTAGCCATGCCCAAACCTCTTCTGCTGAGCTTCTTACCACGCCCTTGGGCAATCGATAACAGTAGTTCACTCGCCCTTTGAAGTAGCCCGTCTCCTTTAAATCATTCTTGGGGTCAACATAGAAGATAGTGGTGTCACCCCTGGCTTGGACGTGCCCCAGTGCGTTAGATACGAACAATCCCTTGCCTGAACCAGGGACTCCCACGATCAGGGTGTTCTTCATGTCCTCTGCTAACGCTCGAACTAAGTCGGGAACCTCTTGCTCAAACGTAACAAAATCTGTGCTGGCGTTAGGACTAGTGGCGACCGGCTGTTCAACCTGTTCTGCTGTTAAATCCTGCAATGGTGGCATATTAGCCTCAACACCAACACGTCTAGCCCAGTGCGACCATTCCCACGGGTTTGACTTGTTGATAATCAGCTCAACCTTGCGGGTGGCTCCACTAACCTCAGCCGCAAGTTGATACACCTCCTCTTCTTCCTTCAACTGATACTTCATGGAGTCCCATTGCACCTTCTCTAGTGCGTTGTCTACCTTTCGGACTTTCTCGGAAACTTTGCAAATGACTGAGTGACCAGCTAGCCCAGCCATCCCCATCGTTGTGAGCATGGCTTTAGATACTTTGTCGAGCGACCCAGCAAACAATAGGGCACTACCAAATCCAATAACAGCGCCACTCAATAGCATGGCATCGTATGCGTTGGCTATAAGTCGAGATGGCTTTAAGGCGGCTTTTTCGGTCTGGAACAGCATTTTAGTCAGCCTCCTCGTCTAGTAGAAATAGCCCGTCATCACTTGAGGTTGCGTGCCAGCAATAGCCATTTTCTTTTGGAAACGCCAAATGAACCACATCAATCAATATTGAGAACGCATCTCCAGGGGATTCTGCGGATACGCAAACCGGACGAGTGTCCGATTCTCCATTTTTTATGGCTGATATATATCCGAAGTATTTGTATGTCATGCATTTAACAGAACTCAGGCGATCGCTCGTCACTGCCATCGAGCTGGGGGCTTGTACCCGCGATCGCATTTTTTTTATTAGTCAGTGTCCCTAATGCCCTCTATCTGAAAATCGAGATCATCCCAGTGATTCCGCGCTATTTCAATCACTCGAAAAACCTCTTCTGTCCACCCTTTGTCCTTCCCTAATTCATTCGCTGTTGCTTGACAAATCCTTGATGCCACTACAGGATCGGAAATTCCGATTAGTCGTCCCTTGTAAATCTGTAGATATTCCACAATCAAATCCCAGTTCATTTCAATACCATCCATTCCTTGAGTACCGTCTCAACACACGCTGTAACACTTGTCCGCCTAATCACTTCTTCCGATGTAGGATGCTTGGCGACAATGCAACCCTCTTCCTCGTTCTTCACTATCTCAATACCCACACTAGAAAGCAGGCGACTTGCTACAGAAATTGTTAACCCATTCCATCCAGCCATTTTTACCACCCCACGTAAATGCCAACAAATACAAGGAAAAGTAACCCAATTGCAACCCTAATATGTGGGGTAACAATATCAATTAAATCGCAATAATTTTCTTGCATTCTTGTCTTAGCTCTATCATCAAGAGCGTCAAGCCCTATCCAAAGAAAGCCACCCAAAATAACAATCAGGCAACCAACCCGAATCAAAGGGAAGGATGTTGCTAACTGAGAGAGCCACCAACCAGAAGCGAGTAGGGCGGCAATTACTGAAAATTGAAAACGTGTCATGGTTTTTCCCTATAGTGCGTCAAGATGAGATTGCCTAGCATAGGCAACGTGATTGCCCTCATTACCTGACTGGATAAGCCCTTGCTGATACCTAGAATCCAAGTGGTTGCGACTATGGCGATCCATGATCTGCTGGTACCTAGTTTCCCGTTGAGCCATGCCTTCATCCAGTTGAATGCTAGCCTCCAAGACTTCCAGCCCTGCGTCAACCTGCTCAAGCTTCGCCTTTGCTAAGTCCTTCAAAAATTGTGCGTTCGCTTTCATTGCATCTGTTATCTTTCTTGTGTTCATTACAGACTGAGGGGAAGCGCTGCTGGGCATTTTACCAGAGCGCCTCATCACTTTCTGTACATAACCTTGAGCCTTGAAAGTGTTCTGAATGTCCACTCCAGACGCCAGTCCTGAACCGTGAGAAATGCCACTTGAATTGAACTTAATCATTCGACCTAAAACCATTACCGCGCTCCTCTGCTTTGTACTTCCACTGCTACTTGCTGTCCGCTGCTATTAAGACTTGCCGTTTTTGCCATGCTTCCAGCGTTATAACCGAACATTAGCGCCCCAAGAAACATGAACATGGCAGCTAAGTAGTCTTTATTTGGCATGATAGATTTCTTCTGGATATTGATGAACTGCTGTAGAAATGAGCCTTGAGACAGTAAAAGTGCAGCCGGACACAACGACTAGAACAAAGGCAATCGCTGTGCAGTGCATCATCAACTCGGAAGTGAACTTAATCTCCCGAATCTTCTGGGTTGCCGACCGCTGCTCTCTTGCCTGCGTTGCTACCTGATTGATGAGTGCCTCGGCTTCCCATTCACTCAATCCCTGAGCATCAAACTTGACCTCACCCTCTGGAGTAATACTGAATCTGACTTTGTGGGGCGTTGCCTCCTTCACTTCGTAGTTGTCCATAAATACTTACTCCACAAACCAGAAAAAGCAGCAATTGCCTAAAGGCAATCAGTCTTATAAGCTGAGACTCCTTGTTCTGCTGTCGAACCTGGGCAGCAGCATTAATGACTTCTTCGTGTAACTTCGCTAAGTCGTAATCACTTAGCCCATTGGCGTCAAAGTGTATCGATCGTCCGTTGTTGTAAATCGATGTTTTGACTACGGGGTGAGTTCTCTCCTGTATCTCGCTGTAGCTGTCCATATGCAATAGCTCCAAGTGTTAGCGACATCAAAACTAGATAGCCAGTACCTATCCAGACAAGAGTGCTATTAGGCTTCAGCTGTGAAACTAATGCCGAATGCAGCTCCAGCATCGTCCTCACCTCTTTGGCGAAAAAAGGCAGGGTTGCCTTTGTAGTCCCTCGCCTTTTCTCCTAATTTCTCCAGAAAGAGGCTGGAGTGATTTTCGACAATCTCCATTACCTTGTCTGAATCAATCTCAGCGGCAGCATCAGAAGCCTGCCTGAAAGCGTCAACATAGTTGCCGACCTCTTCTGTAACTTGCTTCGCTAGATTGCCGATAGGATTATCCAATTTAGGTGTTTTCGTTAATCGGTCTTCTTTTGGCTTCCTTGCAGCTGGTTTGCGCTTAGTTGCTTTACCGCTTCCATTGCTTACTGCCAAACCATTGCTAATTGGCTGAGCCTCTGGTTCAAGTTCCGCTGCGATCGCCTTTGCGTCAGCTTCTGAAATCTCCCCATCTAACCCGTACTCATTGAGCTTGGCTTCAATTGCACTATCGGGAACTGTCTTGCCTTGCTCTAACAGAATCGACTTAATTCGTTCCATATATTACCCCGCGCTTACTGTATTTCAGTGATGCACTGTGTTTACTGAAATTACTGTAGTTCAGTGACAATGCATATAACGCCGTCATTTTGTCGCGACAACAAAAATGTCACAAAGCAGAGAATGCGTGTTAAGCCGTGACACCGATCTTGCATGCTTTCAAGCTGTGACATCATGCCGAAAAACGCAGAACAATGGAACCCGTAACGTCTGGCATCGCTTACGACTCAAAGCTTTGTTGTAACAATACTTTTAATTGTTCGATTTCAGTGACGTGCCGTGACTAATGCCGCTTTAGCCAATTTGAGTATTTGTCCAAATACTCAAAACAAGAAGGGGGTTGAGCTTCGACCATTACAAAATAACGCCCAATTGGATGTCTTTAGCAAAAACGGCGCGACGATTCCACAAACAACTCCGCCCGCTAATTCTTGTATTCTGAGCAAAAAAAATACCCCTCGATTGAGGGGCTGAAATTGCAATGGATTAACTTTTTCAACTCGCAATATCAATCCACCTTTGCACCTCTGGGTGAGGGATGGGCTTGCTCACTCCAAACTGCAATTTATGCTTTTCCGCCCATCGGTAAAGAGTCCGGATAGTAACTTTTCTTCCCGTCACTTGCCTGATAAGATTCGGTAAGTCTCGCCCAGTCGCCTGAGCGTAAAAAGCCTGGTCAATCTGTTCTTGCAATTGTTGGTGAGTGTAAGGCGTCAACTTAAGCTGTTGTTTGACATGAACATATCCAATCGCTTTCCTTGGATGCGACTTTTTCAGGTACGCCAGGGTGAGTAGGTAAGTAGCTTGCTCAACTCCCACGACTCGACTCCACTGCTTGACCTTGCAAATCCTCAGCCACTTTCGCCATGCTCTTTCGGAAAGGCAAGCTCCATAAACCTGATCAGATGCCATTTTGACCCATTCGAGGGGGTACTCATTCTCTTCCATTACGCCACCTTCCGTGATTGTTCATAAAGAGCAATTGCTCGTGCCGCAATTGGTGAGGGGTTGATTTGCCCAGACATCCAGCGCTCTACCGTGCGTTTGCTAATACAAAAAAAATCAGCTGCCTCTTGGTAACTGGCGCAGTTGGAATAAATCCACTGGCGAATATTGACTGTATCCGCGTCAAAGTGCGGTAGACCCAGCTTCTGTTCGCGTGCTTTCATTGAAGTAACCTCCAGAACTATTGGTGGTCAGTGTCTTTGGACACGAGGCGATCGCTGTTGTGGAAGACGGGCGATCGCTTTAATGTGTCTGCTGAGATTATACATCCTTTCCATGACAGTACCGTCACCCTGTGAGACAATTGATTCAAAACTCATAGGAAAAAATGACACAAGATAAACCACTGACGAGTTTAAAGCTCCGTCGATTCAATGTTTCTATGCTTCAGGAGGACTACGACAGATTAACCGCTCTATCTATCCGCAACACAGTTAACCGCTCCAGTATGGGCTGGTTAATCCTGCACCAATGGCTAGATGACCATGACGCAGAGCTGAGAGAACACTACATGCAACTGTCTTATGGGCAAATGGGACGAGACATCGCAGAGATAGAACACGAGGTACTGGGTCGCTACAAACGCATGTCTAGAGCAGGAATTGAAGACCTAGAAGGGCAAGGTACTGTCAAAGTGAAATTTTCAATCCCTAGCTGGGATAACCGCCGCCTCATCGGACACGCATCTATGCAGGATGTAAACAAGCCTGAAATGTGGAGGCGGGCTGTACTGCCTTGGCTAAAATCCCAAGACGACGCGATCGCCCGATTCTGGCAGTCAGCTTGCGAGTGGCTGGGTAAGTCGTTAGACGAAACGAAAGCCCTGCTGATTCAGGATTTTGACCAGCAGGGTAGGTAAACAGATTATTGAGGAAGGTTAGGGTATGACAAGATTCACTGCCGCCGAAAATAAGACTAAAGCGCTCTTGGAGGTAGAAGCCGCTAAAATGAATTACTTGGATTACAGGGTTGAAAAAAAAAGATATTGGGGTTTTGCTTGAGCAAATCAGTTACGGTAATAATCCGGAAGCTGCTGCTAGAGATATTATTTTACACGTCCAAAAGTTTGGGCGAGAGTTCATGTAAAATATCTACCCTGCTCATCCGTACTTTTGATGAGCAGGGTAGATAGTGCGATCGCCTAAAATAGAAGCATTAGATGCACCCGATGACCGCCGCTACAACAGCGGTCTTTTTTTGTGCTGGGACTTCACCGAGTAACGATACTTTGCAGCGAGTCCGCTTCCGGTTTCTCTAATGGAAGCAATCTCCTCGCGATCCAACAACCCTTGCTTTGCCAACTTTGCACAGATAGCCGATACCGAGTTTGGTTTAGCTAATCCAAGTCTCTTTTCTATCTCTGGAGCCGTTGCCGACCCCAGCTCGATCAGGATCTGGAAGATATCCTCAGTCAAACCCTCTTGTCTGCCGTTGTAGCTGTAATGAATTGGTTCAACTGGTAGTTGCAACGCCAGCGATTGGGCTTGATTGTAGTAGGGTGATCGCTTATCGAACTTCATCAAGGCAGACTTAATTATCTGCAACTCCTCTGATGCGAATTCCCAGCTAGTTAGTTCTCTCATTTCTACTCCTCCACGAACACACCATTCGGTGTAATCACTACTGACTTCGCGCTGTAGATTGCCTCACCTGTTTCTGCGTTGTAAAAGTACCCTGCCTTGTACGGGTTATAGCTAACCTTGAGTCCCTGAACTTCCGCGACTTCCGCTACAGCTTCTTCCAGTGTCCCTAAGACGAAAGCATGAACGGTCTTGCGCTTCCGGGCTAAGCAGCGACTGCGTCCTGCTTGACTAACTTGGAACTTGACATCGGTCAACCTGACTTGCTGGGCATGACCCGTAATGAGTCCTTTCTCCATGACTGACAAGCACTTGGCTTGCAGATTGCGATAAACCTTTACTTGTTGCTGGATGACTTGAGGTAATGGACGTTTCATGACTATGATTGAGTTGAGTTATTTATGAACCGAGAGTGTAGATGCACCTCGGTTTTTATTTACCGAGCTTCTTCCAGATTGTTTTGGCTTCTAGTTTTTCTCGGATTTCGCTAGCGCTGTAAATCACTTCACCGGTTCCATCAATTCCAAAATGCCACCCGGTAATGAAGTCGTACTTTATGGCTGTCGCCGTTGCGCTAGCGGGACTCAAGTCAAAGCGGTAAACCCCGTCTTTTACGATGGCTTCGGCTTGTACAAATCTTTCTTCGTTAACTGTCTGTATTTCCATAGTTAGCACATACTTGGGTTGAATTCTCTTCAGTATGCGCTAACTTAATCAACAACGTCAATACTTAGGACACAGTTTTTAGAAATTGCTTACAGTAGCGATAGCTGAATTCCCCTCAATCCGTTAGGATTACTTATTTCCATATCAGGATTCGACCTCTCACCCACTTCCCCCTCCTCTGCCACTCGCCACTGATTCGCATAGAACCGACTGCCACCCTTCGTAATGCAGTAGTCAGAGTGAAAGTGGGCAACATCGAAAGCCCATCCAGCGCAGAAATAGTGCTGCGTGATGATGATTCTCATTTTGCAGTCTCCACATAAGGTCTAAACGTCAGATTAATTCGCTCTTCCACCGGCTTTGTTGTTTTACAAAGTCGATGCACCCAATTTTCTTGGCACCCAGGAAGCATCAGAATTAAGCTGCCATGAGCCAGATCGTAAGTGACAGACTCTTGCTTAATTGTTTTGTCCTTAGGCTTGAGCTGGAATCGGCGTGTTCCCCCAAGGGAGATAGACGCGATCGCCGGTGCAACACCCATGCTCTTCTCATTGTCTGAATGCCACCCAATGTGGTCGCTACCAGAACGGTAGTAGTTGCCGATGACTAGCTGATAACGAAAGCCTGTTCCCTCTACGTTAAATCGAATATTGTGAAGCATCGGCGTCCAAGGCTTTGCGATCAACTCCACACTCCCAGAGTAAACATAGCGATAATCACTATCGCCCTGCATCATCTCTAGTCGTGGTAAATCGATCCATTTCCCCAGCATCCTGATTTTGTTGTGCTGCCAATCCAGTTGTTTACAATGCTCGTACAGTTGATCTGCAACAACAGCAGGCAGGAATTCTGGGTAGTACTTAACTGGGGGTTGCTCATGCACCCAGATTACGGGCTTTTCTTGAGGAAATAGTTCTAATTGTTCAATCATGGACGATTACCCTCCTCTAGTTGACTTTTGCCTTCCACTACAGCCACAGCCGCGATCGCTGGTTGATGTTGTGCCGAATCCAAGTACTCCAACGTGTCGTCCCCAAAATCTTCTTCGTCCCAGTTATCAACCCCGACAATGCTTTTTCCGTACTCCTGAATTAGGTAAGGAGGGATAAGAACGGTTATAGGCAACCGGAACACCCATTGACGATAACGTCGCCACCGCCAAAAACAAATAGGGGATTGGAGTCTAACAAGGCAATCTTCGGTGCCAAACCGAGAATGAGCGATCGCCCAGAAAAACACTTTCCACTCAGAATAGGGAGTTGTGTAGAAGCCAGCGGTAGGTTTAGCCATTACTCTCACTCCCTGCGTAAATCAGTTCTCTAATCAGCTCAGCCGCCCGGACTCCATAACGACTTGCGGTCGCCGTGTTGTAGCTTATTCCGTCCGGGACTGGAACGAGAACAGCGTCAACAAATTTGGCATAGTCAAATCCGCTCAAATCATCAAGGAAAAAGATAAGATGAACCCCGAAAAAACAATAAAATTCTTCAGCCCTCGCCTCCAATGCCTCTGCTACTTTGATATTTTGCTGTCGCATGAAGGCGGGAACGCCAGGATTGAGCAAGACATCCTGGATTGAATAGGGTAGCGGGTTAGCCATTGTTCACCTCCTCCTCCAGTTCCTTGTCTACCGTTCCTAAAGCTTCTGGACATTCCTCTCTAACCTGACCCAATAACCCCACCCCTTGCAAATGCCCATAAACCAAAGAGCCTGCTAGTAAGTTGTAGGTGTCGTAAACCATTCGCCTGTACTTAGCTTCATATTCTTCCACTTCTGCCTTTAATTGGTCGCGAATAATCCGCAATCCATTAGACTGGGCTTTCCACAGTACAGGGTGAATTTCTGGGTCAGGGGTCGTGTCCTCCAGTGATTTGACACTTTCCTCAAACTTGGCAAGCTGCTGTTTCGTTACTCGGTATTGCTGATAGTTTTCAATCACTTTCTACTTTCCTATTGGAATAACGTGAACATAACTGAATCACTTGAACTAAGTTGATGCCGACTTGATCAACCAAACTTCGATCGATAGGATCAATTACCCTAATCCGCTGCTCTTTCCTGTCCCAGCGCACTTCAGTGCCGGTGCTGTCATCTTTGAAGTAGAACCAGTTCATGCGCGATTGCTCTCCTCTATCCATCCATCAGGGCTACTTGGAAGTAATGTCCACCACTGCGGAATCACTAAAGTTTCATCACTGTGAATTGAGGCATGAAGCACGCGATCACGGCTCCAATCCCATCCCGCTGGAAAATATCGAGCAAACGAATAACGCCCCAGGTGTGGCACCCGATTGTCGTATACCAAAACGGTGATGCCGATTGGTGGGAGCGCTTGCGTGGTTTCAGTCCAAGTCATTGAGATTGCCGGGGATATATCCGCAGCTCGTTGCAAAAAATACGCACCTAATTCACAGTTAATCTTTGCCTGTTGCTTAAGTTGTTCAATTTCATCTGATTCTAGAGTCATGGTTCTATGTCCTTAAATTACGCTGATTTAATGCCTTGCCATTTCCGTAGTGCCTTTCATAAATACCACTGACATCAAACGGTTTTGGGCTTAGCTTGGACTCAATCTGCCGAATCTTTTCTTCTAGTGCTTCCATCCTAGAAAGAGTTACACCACCGACACTTGTTCCATCGCTTAGCTCTTGTTCGATACCGAAATATTCAGCCAGTATTACAGTCATCGCTTGAGATTCTGAAAACCCGCGCTCTTCTGTGAACTGCTTCAATCGGTCTTTAATTGGCTGTGGAACGTAAGCGGATACTTTAGGCTTGTCTGTTGACATCTAACTCTCCTCTGTTGCTTTGATAGCATCCAAGATTTGATTGTATTTCCCTGTTTTTAGCTCTCTTATAACTCGCTCGATCAATTCAGAGCGAGTCAAACGACACGCATCTGCCAACTCCTCAACACCCTCAGAGGCAGTAGGCGTCAGCATGAAACTGTGATTTTTTTTCTTTTCCCCATAACTTTCCGCAGGCGCTTTTTTGGGTCTAGGCACGGACAACACCATATATGTACATCTCAATAAAATACTGTTCTAATAGCTTAGCGTAAAACTATTTAGATGTACAGGTATTGACGTGTACATGTCAAAGAACTACATTAGTAAATAAGCAACCACCACGGAAGCCCAAAACAAAATCCCGCCCCTGACCGAATGCAGAACGACAGGTGACGGGAACCCCAGAGAAAACACAGTTGGAGTACCACAATTATGACTTACACAGAACCCCGCACAAAAGAAATCCTCAGCTACGCCGACCGCAGTATCATCGCCGGTGTACTGAACTGGGATGACCCCAGCCGGACATATGCACCCGAAGACATCAAATGGATCGCAATTGAAGAAGGTATGGTGTTAGTCGGACTGGTATCGCCAGCAGGCAAAAAACAGCGGCACATTGTTGATAGGTTCGTCTTCCGCTCAATCTTGGAGGCTCAACGTAGCTCCATCAACAAACGGCTCGACGAAATCATTGAGATTGAGTCAGCCGAAGTACTGGAAGCAGAGCGTGAGATGAGTGAAATCATTCACGCAGCAGCACAACAAGAAGTAGAGGAGAGCCTAGGGCTGGCCAAGTATGACTGGCTAACCGAACCCATCGGCGCATCACTCGACTACATCTTCGGCATGAGTGGCGAGGGGATGGCGGAAGCGCTTCCGCCCGTTGAGACGGGCTACCACGAGCCGAACTGGACTGATGAGGGGTGTGAGTTTTAGGGTGTAGCGAAAATAAGGGTGTGTCTACTGTCCAACTGAACTAAATAATCATGAACATTACAACAATTTCAGTGAATTACAGCCGCAAGGTTAATTTAGGAGACTATGAGTCAGCAGAAGCCAGTATTGGATACTTCGCAAAGCTAGACGCAGATGACCCAGACGAACTTGAGGATGAGGTAGCAGTAGAAATCCTCATCCAGAAAGCAAGAAACAATGTTAAGTCTGCGTTGAAACCCGTTTGCCAAGCTAGTGAATATTGGCAAGATAAGGCAACCGTCACTAAGCAATTTATGGGGCGAGTAGTGACAGAAGCAAAAACTTACACAGAGGACGAATTCTAAGATGCCTATCAAAGGATTAACCGACAGAACAGCCAGCTTTCCGAAGCTAGGCACTATTCGCAAGGGAGCGCCAAAGACCGGGAACCGACCAGGGCAAGACCTAGACTACTTCCGGTTTGACTCGGCTGATGCCGAGCTGGAGAAAGCCTTTCTGGAAATCTATGATCAGCAGCCACGGGAAATCAACGTATTCCTTCCTTACAAGACAACCGAACAAAACTTTTCCTCCTGGATGGAAGAGTGGGCAGCCTCTAGCTTGCTGAGACGATGTGACGGAGAGAACCAAGTTATCTGGCTCAACGACGATAAACGCACATATGGGAAAGGTCGTAAAGCCTGCTTAGGGTGTGACGGGAAGACGGGTTGCAAGCCATCGGGACGCCTATTCGTTGTCATCCCAGAACTAAAACGACTTGGCTATGTGGAGGTGCAAACTCATAGCAAGTGGGACATTATGGGTCTGACAGAGAACTTGGTTGCAATCGAACAAGCAACGGGTGACCTGCGAGGCATCCCATTCAAACTGTGCCGTCGCCTTCGGAATATCTCAACCCCACGGGATAACGGAAGAGCGAGAGCGGACAAATGGCTTTTAGCGCTAGAAGTCGCGCCTCAGTGGTCAAGCAAGGTTTTGGAAGCATTGGAAAGCCGAGCTAATCGTGTTTTGATGGAACCCACCGCGACAATGGCTTCACCTCAAGCAACTGAGACTATTGAGGTTGTAAGCGTGGATGAGCCAATCAGACCTTCTCTCATTGATCAAACCAACGAAGAACTCATGAGACTGGGGTGGAGCAACATCCAAGGGCGTGATTACCTATTACAAACCTACGGTAAGCGATCGCGCCAACTACTAACCGACGCCGAGTTACAAGACTTCCTGAAGCGGTTGCAAGCGATGGAGCCTGAAATAGAAACCGAAGAGGTCGAAGCTCAATATGAAAAACTGAAGCAATCCAGCCTCAGAGAACTCCAGCAAGACATGCAGCCGTAATCCTCGCCTCCTGCCCTTCCCTCGACTGCGATCAGGGTGGGCTAGGACGAGGGGATTCCCTCAATTAGAAACCAGCAGACGAATCTTGGTAGGTCACTGCTGGTACTGGCTCACCAAATATCGTTAGGAGCATTTTCATGGTATCAATTCTCATTGCTACAGCAGCGCTTGCATCCGGCTTCGGCTGGTATCAAGTTGCTAGCTGGCATCAACTCATTCACCAGGTTCAGACTGAGTACCAGAAGACCCAGTCCCCACTACCTGGTTGCGGGAGGAACGGCTAATGGCTGACAAGGAACGCAAGCCAACAGAAGCCGAGATTCGTCGCACAGAAGAAACGAACAGACGGCTAGAAGAAGCGATCACTAAACGCAGACAGCAGCAACAGAACCAAGGCAAATAAGTTAATCAAATGGATGAGGTTAAGTCATCCAGTTGAGTCAATCACTGGGTGTGTCTCCCAGCTTAAACAAACTGGAGACACAAAATGAGCATACAAGAAGTTATTAATGAACAGCGATGATGCCACCCTCATCGCACTAGTAGAGGAAGAAATGAGGGCAGAAAACTGGGAGAGGGTGCAAAGGACTGCCACGCAACGTGTAACGACAGAAAGAGACGGAGGTAATCATGACAGACGACTGGCTTAAAACTCTGAAAGTAGGTGATGAGGTCGCTTATGGATACGAAGCCAATGGAATTCCTTCTTTTTACTTTAGCGAGGTTATGAAAGTAACCTCTACAGGACAAGTCACTCTAGAAAATGGTAGGCGATTTAATCCGGATGGAGTTGAGCGGGGCAGAAATGCATCCTGGCATCGGAATCGACTGGAACCAGTATCTGAAGCGAAGAAGTTGATTGCTGAGTACGAAGCAAATCAAGAGAGCAAGCTCAACCGCCACAAGTTACAACTATCTATCAAAGCCCGATTGTCCGACTTTTCTCTAGAGCAACTGGAGAGACTCGCTGAATTCCTGGACACCTTGTAGCGTCTTCCGTTCAACCAAAAACAAACTAACTCAAAAAAAATCATGAACATTTGCGTATGCATTGGTTGCCCATTTGCCAACGATCGTCCCACTCCTCCTAAAAGCAGTGGATGTGTTCGGTATAGCACCAGTTATCATTGCCATTTGAGAGGCGCTTTCAAGGAAGATCTAAAACCTAACGAGTATTGGCTGTTCATAGACGGGGACGCGGACATCTCACTTATTAAACAAGCTAACGATAATTTTATCGCGAGGGATGAGTCTAGCCAGCGCAGGCTTTGGGCAATGAAGAACCTAGAGGAATAAGTCAAGCTGGCAACTATTGTCCAGGCTAAAAGACTGACAGATAATGACATTCAAGAACTGGAGACAAGATATGGAAGTAATCACGGAACAAGAATTAGAGAAGCAATACCGAACCCTCAGCCCACACCAACGTGCCCGGATAATGATCGTTCACAAGGCTTGCTGGCAATGTGCCAACCACATTTTGGCGAACACTCCACACACCCCAGAGGTCACGGAAGGTATCAAGCAGCTCAGGCAGCTACACAAAACGGCAATGGAGGCGATCACTAACGAGCGGAATACTTGACCATCCGTTCATAGTCTATCCGTCTGAAACACCAAACCCGCCTCTCTACTACAGGAGCGGGTTTGGTGTTTGTGGGAATCCTCCTTCAGGCTATTGCAAAGGAAAAACAAGCTGCACCAAGCCAATACCACCAACATCTGATCCTAGATAGCCACCAGTTATCGCTAAGGTGGGCACACTACGAGAAATAGCTTCGGTTCGCACTGTGCCATTTTCCAAAGTTTCAGTTGTTGTTCTTGAAAATGTCCCTAGCACCGCCTGCGGTATGGCGACACTTACATTCCTGTTTGTGTTTCTGATATTTACATTATTTGGTGTGGAGCTTACCCCGCCTGCATTGCTTAATGCACCACTCCCACCCGTTCCTCCGGTGCCTCCGGTGCCGCCTGTTCCGCCAGTCCCGCCAGTCCCGCCAGTGCCTCCGGCTCCACCCATATTGCCAATCACTTGCCCTTGAGGGCTTAAGATATTTCCTGTGGCGCTATCGACATTCCCGATTACGCCCCCAGCTCCGTTGAGTATCGGAGTTAGAACGTTTCCAGCAGGCGTTGTGATGGGAGTACCTATAGTCCCGACATCGGGCAAGCTTGGAATGTTTGGGAGATTAATAACTTGTCCCGGAGAGGGTAGCATCACCGGAGTTCCAGGGGTGACCGATAATATAGGTGGAACACTGACTCCAGGGGTTGTGATAGGGGGCGTAATAGGTGTATCTACTATCACGGGTGGAACAGAGATAGGATCTGTTGTAACACCTGGAGTATTGATTACAGGATCTATTGTTATCGGAGGATTAATAGGAGGAAGTATCGGGGGTGAAATCTGAGCGTGAGCAGGGATAGCGAAAACAATAGACGAAGCCAATATAAGTCCAAGTTTCATAGAAAGCTCCAAAACCATCAACGGTTAGCTGTAGGGCAAGAAAGAACCATTTAATCAGCTCTCTTCACATAATAGCCACAATCCCGCATCTCCCGGTAGGATTGACCGCACAACGCAAGCGCACGTTTCCACTGTAGTTTGACATCCTCCACCCCCAAATCGAAGATTATGGGGGTGGATTCCCATCATCACTGACGGGGTTTCCTGGCTCTACGAGCAACCTTACTCTTCTGGGTTTCCCCATCCAAGCAGCGGGTCATCTCATCCCCAGGCGTTACTTTCCGCCTGCCCGACGGTAGTTGTGCTAGACCTTGCAATGCTTTGAGCAAGATATTGATGGCAGCATTCGTGTCCCTATCATCTAAATAACCGCAATGTGGGCATTTATGAGTGCGGGTAGACAAGGACTTCTTAACTTCCTGTCCACAATTGGAACAATCTTGGGAGGTGTAATGAGGGGCAACAGCAATTACTGGCACATCAAATACTTTCCCAAAATACTCCAGCCACTGCCTAAACAATGTCCAGCTAGCATCGGATATTGACTTGGCTAGATGATGGTTTTTCACCATATTCCGCACTTTTAGGTCTTCAATGGCTACCAAGTCTACCGACTGGACAAGCGCCCTTGCAGTCTTTACCGCAAAGTCTTTACGCCGCCTTGATACCTTGAGATGCGTTCTGCCTAAATGCTTGATGGCTTTGAGGCGATTCTTTGAATCCTTAGTTCTACGAGATACCCGTTTTTGGGCGCGTTTTAACGCCTTCTTGGCTTTTCTCAAGAACCTGGGGTTCTCTATTTTGTTGCCATCAGAGTCAGTGTAGAAATGGTTTAAACCAACGTCTATGCCTACCATTCGATTAGTGGGTTCATGTTTCTCATTGCGTTCTTGGTCGATGGAAAACTGAACGTAGTATCCATCGGCTCGACGCACAACACGTACTCGCTTAATCTGCTCTTTTTGGTAAAAGTGCAAATCACGAGTTCCCCACATCCTAAAAGTTCCAGCTTTAAAGTTATCCCTAAATGTAATGGTTAATCGGTCATCCGATAGCACCCACCCATCAACCTTGTACTCGACTGAGCCATGAGTCTGATCTTTTTTAAATCGAGGGAATCCTTTCTTGCCGGGAACTTGCTTCTTGCAATTATCAAAGAACCTAGCAATGACACTCCAAGCTCTCTCGGCACTAGCCTGACAAGCTTGCGCTGAAAGTTTTTTGCACCATTCAAATTGTTCTCTGAGTACCTTGCAATACTTATTGAGGTCGTACCTATTGACCCCCTTGTTATCCATCCAGTAGCGAAGACAGGAATTACGCACAAAACGAGCAGTACGAATCATTTCATCTAAGATGGCGTACTGCTCGTCTGTTCCTCGTAATTTAGCCTCGAATACTAGCATCGTATTTAACCTCTATGTCATAAAGTCTAACATAGGATACGAGCGAGATTGTAAAAAGCGAGTACATTGAGTACACGCTTTTTACCTGGGGTGTCCATGTACCGTTCGGCTGACGCTCACGGAAGCCTACCCCCAAATCAAGATTATGGGGGCAGTACTATAGCCCCCCAGACCCCCCATTCAGATAAGCAGCTTACATTATTAATCGGGTGGAGCCGTAGCCGCAAGCCAATCCACACTGCGACCAGTTTATAGATCACATTACAACACCCGTCGAGGCACTTCAGTAAGAATTCTTCCACCGCAGTCAGGAGCTATCTGTTAACGTTTCCAAGAGCAAAAACTCGAAATATTCCAACACCTCAAAAACGGGAAATTTTCGAGAAGTACTTCCATTCTCTCCCCACACTTCGCTCTGTCAGCAAAAAAAGGTATTGAGGTATACCAAGCTATTAAGACTAATTGAAGGAGGTGATCGCGTCTAAGTAGAATTACAGGCAAGCAGTATAATTAAACCTTCTCAAGGGTAGAAAATCTACGTTAAACTAGATCGAATTTTTATAGGTGGCATCCGAGAAACTACGGAGTCTTTATAAACCTGCGTCCGTTACTATAATTTTCTAGGCATCCACGCGATGCGTCAGTCCATCAAAACCAACGAAGGCAGACACGAGCCACGATATCACCATGCTCCAATCCACTTTCGCAGATCAATGCCAATGGCTGATGAATTCCTGCTTCGATTTGCAGGAAAAATACAAAGATCAAGTTGAGCAAATATCAAGACACTTAAAAGTTGAAGTAACTGGGGACACAGTTGTAATCGACATAAACCACCCCCAGAAGGAAGTTTTGCTTGCTAACGAATTATTGCTGCGTGGAGAATTCTTAACAAAAAACGGAATAGGGCTTAAAGTATTGGTAGGAGGGGAAGTATTTGCCGATTTCCCCTCATCATCCATTACTATCACCAGAAGCTCTATGGTACCAACAATCAACGATGTTTGGCAGGGAATTGAATCAAAATGGCTGGAGCGCGAATGGCGAGGAGTGTTTCCGAACCGTCAACGAATCCAGTCCTTGCAACAGAATGATGGAACGGTTTACTTAATCTCGGCTCGCGAAGGAGGAAACAACGTAATCAAGGCGGTTTTCCCTTTTCTGGGGTTAGAAGATGTCCTAGCCACAAAATCAGTCGGCTCGTTGATGAATAAGCCCGTAAGCTACTCTTTTGGGAAAAGAGAACCGGAAAGTGACGACCCAGCATTAGTGGGCGGCATTAGGGCAAGGGTAGCCGAAAAGGGCGCAGCAGAAGGATACTACCAGGAGAATTACGAATTTGTGTTCCACGGCGTGGTTCACGAACTTCAAGCCGAATACATGAGTCTAGACAACTCTGACGATGAAGCAATCATTGTAGTGCGGAACCTAGACTCAATACAACGAGGCGGTTGGGTGCAGCGCCGTAAGCGACTCTTAGGTTAGACTTTCCGCTCCATTTCGCCGTCCATTACCTTCTTGACAAACCTCGCTCCCACGAGCGGGGTTTTCTAATGCACTCACATAGTAGTAGTCATATAGTGGATTCCCAGAAATTTCTCTTAAAGCATAAGCTATTCCTCCGATCAACAATGGACCAGCCACCGCCCGACCATCAAGCATCCCTCTCACAATCTCCTCCCCTCCTGAGCCAGGAGCAAATTGGCACATCTCGATAAACCGAGTTGCCGCTGTGTCGAAGTCGGGGAAATCCCCGCGTGCCACAGCTGCATTCAGTTCATCAATAATTAATCGACCGACAGGACTGCACATCTCTTTTCTGACTTCAAAATCGCCCCTTAGTCTATCGGATTCAGAACGCAAGGCGTTAATCTTATCAGAAATTTCTATCAGCAGATGCCGGGGTAGACCCCTCACCTCATCAATCACATAATCCGCTACCTCTTTCCCGACTACCAGGGCGCGTGCTTGTAAGAGGGTCTGACCTTGGTATCGGGCAATTTTCTTGATTGAGCGGTCTGTGAGGAAAGCGACCCTCTCATCTCTCCAGCGTCGCACCAGTTCGTGGTCAACCCCTAACTTCTTGGCTAAGATGCAGCCGCTCCCCTCTATGGCAATTTGTGTCTTCGTCCAGTGAGCAAGTGCCTTCTTGTCCAAATCCATACCCGTCTCTCTCTTCTCTTCTAGGTTCACTCTAATCTATCAGTTATCAAAATCAATAACTTGTGTTAATGAGCTTATCAGTTATTGGCGAATCCATTTACTTTGTTAGCTAATACATTTACTATTTCTGTAACAGCGCTGTTACAAGAAAATGCACATCGAGACAACCGTAATGCGGGTTCCGCTTGCCTGGAAGCCCGTACTTCAAGACGCACTCCTGGAACTTGCTATCAAGCGGGCAGCAAGCGATCGCAAACTCACTGCCGAATCCGAGAAGCAGCTGAGAGCGAGACTCCAGAAGCTAATCCGTAATGAACCTCAAACGAAAGGAACCTCATCCTTATGACGCAAGCATTATCCATTCTCCTGGAAACCTGGGGGCAGCTAGACCCAAAACGCCCCGTATGCGACGAGCCAATTGGCATCGTCAGCGAAGTGACAGAGGCGATCGAAAACAAGGGCTGGAAGCTCAAGACAGAATTAAAGCGAGGTACGTACCATGTTGCTTTGATTACCCCAATTGCAGATGGACTCACAGAGGCAGCCGTCTTCAAATGCGAGGAAGCCAAGCTAGCAGAGTTTTTACTCTCAGCGTACCTACACCTACTCAAGCGCGATCAAGGTCGGCAACTAGAGCAACGAATTGTAGAAGTACAAAACCGACTTCATCACTATCTTGATCGACTAGAGCAGAGTCACCGCCTGCACGGGGATACCACAATGCGCCTAGCTCAGGCGATCAAGTTACTGGAATCAAAGGGTATTCGATTTAAGCCGGAATCTATTGTTGCTGATGAATTGGTGGGGTGACGATGGTAACAGCAACAGCCAAGGGACTTAGCAAGCCCATTACAGCAGCAGATAGAGAAGCCTTTAGTGTCAAGCAAACCCAAGAGCGTTGGGCAAGTTTGCGAGCTATCTGGAAGCAGACAGGGATAACAAACGCGGACGCGGTTGACCCCACTACACTACCTCAACTAGTTCCACTAACGGAACAAAGGATTGCCGACTGCCTGAAGATACTTGATGAGTGTGAGCGGACTTGGCAGATCGAGCGACAGGTGATGATCTACTTCCACAATAGCGAGATTCATAAACACCCCTCAATCAACTGCGAAAGCTTTGGGTTATTCCTAGCTCGAACATTCAGCAGGAAAAGACACCTTCGGTACCAGAAGGAAGTTGCGATCGCTCGTCGGGAAGAGTTACTGGGTATCCCCATCGCAACCTATTCCAGAGACCAATTCAGGAGAATGGAACGATTTAGGTGTTTTGTGCCAATAGGAGGAGTACAAGACAAAGCGGGTGGAAAACTTCAGGGGGTACGCCCTGGAGTGAAGCGAGACGAACTTCAGATTGCGCGACTGAAAGAATGCTGGCAGATTGCCTGTGAACTATCTGATTCAAACCGACCAGAAACCCACCACCTAGAGTCAGCCGCCGAAGAAATGAACCGGCGATACCCAGGGGAGTATCCGGATTTAAAACCCCGCAGCTCACGACAAATCTGGAAAAATCGAGCAATTACGGCAGAGAAAAAGCTCATCTCACTACAGAGCTGGGAAAAGCGGGCAATCCTAGCCGAAAATCGAGTCGCAGAACTAGAAACCAGACTAGCTCAACTAACCACAGGAGCCAACAAATGAGCCAACCAACTATCGACCAAATCAAGGCTCACTTACAAAAAGGTAGGGTTTCCCAGCTTTCGACTGAAGAAGCTATTTGCTGGATCAGCTATCGAATGCTAGATGGGGAGGTTTACATGAGTGGCTTAACTCACTCTCCTCCACCCGGTTTTCAAATCTCCGACACTATCTGCGTTTGTGCGCTGCGGTGGCTGGAAAGTCGCAACGCAGTTTACGTCAACTTGTTCAATCCAAAATCAAGAGGGAGACCCCGTAGAATATACACCGCAAAAGACTTGAAGCTAGTCCAACAACTTGCCGACTTGTGGGGAGAATTTTTGCTAGGCAAGGAGCAACGCACATCCGCTTAGTAGCTCAATGCAAACCCCCTACTTACAAATCAAACCCACTCACCCCCTTAAAACCATGCAATTAATCATTGCGATCGCCAAGCTCCAGAAGAAGGGATTGCTTTACCGCCAACCTAAGGCGATCCAACTGGAACTGTTTGAAGATGTGAAGGTAGAAGACTAACACCCTTCCCTGTTAACACTAACAGAAACAATATCATGCACCCCCTCGACACACTCCCACCCCCACTAGCAGAAGTCGCCGCGCCGAGCAACTGCGCCACCTGTCGGCACTGGATAGGTCAGCAGCGGTTTGGCGTACCGCTTCTTTGTACGGCAAAGCATCAAGGTCATGATTGGGGGAAACATCCTAGCTGTAATCAGTACCACAGAAGGCAGGACAATGCAAAGCTCTAACTCTAAAATCTCAGTGATGCTTGAGAGTAACGGGTTTCGGTTCATAGGGTTCCATTCGCTAGACGGCTCCCCCAACAGGAATACCGACCTCATCGGCGTTGAGACTTGGGAGGTACACCTAGAACCCTTCCTATCCGTGTACTGTCAGCAGACAGGAGCCACTTGGATTCCCTTTCGATGTCGGTACGGGGTTGAGGAAATCAAGCGCCTCCTCTGGCTTGCTACACCTAAATCTTGGAAAGAGTGGAGAGCTAGACATGGTCTGTGGACATTTTAATTTCATCGTGAGGGACAACTGGCTACTTTGCCAAGATTGCCCTCACGGCATTCGAGCAGACAGCCCACAAGGAAAACGCAGGATTGAACGCAGACAGGGTCTTCACCAGCTTGACCCGCAGCAGTTAGCAACATTCCGAGCGCTGCAAGAGAGTTACCAAGAGTTAATAAAAGAAACAACTAAAACAGTAGCCTTCAAGGGGGATAAGTAGGTGAAGGGATTTGGAAAGCAGCCGCAAACTGAATCAAAGGACTACAGAAGTCTTTACAGGCAGATAGAGTTTCTGGTCGTTGCCATGAGCAAAGGGGAACTCACCGACAATGTACCTATTTTCACAACGTCATTGAAACGAAAACGCATCCTTTCTCAAGCTGTTCATGCCTTGGCTCAGAAGCACCCCAGCTGTCACTTGCAAGTAATGGCACTTGATGAAGACACCCCCGGCACCATGATTGTTCCCCACAAACGAGGGGTAGAAGGCTTCTCTAGCGCATGGGTGTCGCTGTCTCCTCAATCAGGTAAGTGGCGGGTGATGGCTGCCCCTTCAGGGGCTTGGGAGTGCCGTTGCTTAACCGTATGGGAGGAGGAGGCGAAAGCATGGGAGATCTGCGAGTCGATCATTGAACGAGTGACCCGAATACCTTTGGCTGACTGGAAAGAATGCAAGGGTGAGTACCTAAAGCTACTGCGATCGCTTCCACCCGATGACGACTCAATAATTGGCGTGGTGGATTTGGAGGCGCGGGAGTTGGTTCCATTCGACCGGCGAATACAGCAAGGGTTGCTGCCGTTATTGAATAGGGCGATCGCGGGGGACAGGGACGCCATGAGTCAGCTAGATGCGGCGATTAAGCAGCTTAGACACGAGGCGGTATGAGTCTTTACTCTTCCTCTCAGGCTGCGGTGGAAGCTGAGATACTGAGTTGCCTGCGAGACTGGATAAGAACAAACAAGTCCTTAGGTGATACCCCAAAGTCTGGAGCTAGAGCTTCGATTTCATGCAGGTTGGGCGATCTCATTGGATCGTTCAGCCAGTTAAACCAAGTGACATGGCTAAACTTCCCCTTTGACTGCTTCGCGAGTTTTCGATACGAAAGTTTATTGAATTCTTCTTGTTGCTCTGGAGTAGGAGTTTTACAGAGATTACTGGATGGCGTCCTTAATTCAATCCGTTCACTCTCAGGAGTTGGTCTTAACTTAACCCTAGCTCTATTGAGGCGTGGCTTCCATTGTGTTATTAGTGCTGACTCTATCGCTGAGAGCAGGGTCGCGTCTGAACACTGCAACCAGGCAATCCGAATACTACTAGAAAGCTGTTGAAGTTCATAAAGTCTATGATGACCACGCCATCTCTGCAAAAGATTTTTAGCTCTCCCAATGTAAATAACAGATTCGCACTCAAGCACGAGATAAACAGCAGGGCATTGAGGCAAGTTGTTACGCTCTTCAATACTCAGGCAAGGAAGCCCGGTCACATCAATATCAACAGCAGGCATGATCTACCTCTTCAACTAAGTCAGTCAATCGGCAGTTCAGCACACGGCAAATGATTGCCAATGACTCACCATCTATGCGAGGCATTACGTCAGCAGACTTTAGTCTTGATACGGAAGTCCAATGAACGTCTAACGCCTCAGCCAAATCCTTGTTTTTTACTTTCCTGTCAGCCATCAACTGACGGAGGTTCCACTTCAGTTTCACGTTGGTTTCCTTGTAACTTTCTAAAACATATCTTAGCGAGTTTTACACAAACGTGCAACATTTGCTATAGTTTAAAGGAGGCGCAAGAGGTCACCCAGAAATGGCAAAGCCCACCTGTCTACAGCAGATGAGCTTTTGATTTTAGAAACATAATTCCGCTCCTTTTAGGGCGGCTTTGTAAATGACTATAACACGGGAAAGTCAGTCCCTGCAAGGGATTGAAGCGACGAATTTAGCGAATCAAGTAGCAGATACTACGAATGTATTCGCCAATCAACCCACCGAATATGACGCAGTTCCCGGTGGCACCGCATCACCTCTAGCGACGGCAGCTGTACTGGGAGGGCAAGAGAAGTACCTAGCTAAGCTATTCGACCTATTCAATGCGGAGTGTCAGCGGCGGAACAAGACCCATGTCCTACTGAAGCTTAGCGCCGACGTTTCACTAGTTGGGCAAAACAGGCGTCAACCGCTAGACGATTTAAAGGTCAAAGTTAGGCACGTTCTAAACGTAGAGCATCGGGGGTTAACCGCTTACTGGATATTCGCAGGTTATCTCAAGCACAAAGGTAGTCTCTTCTTACCCCACGAAGCAATGTATGTTCCAGCGACAGCGTGCAGTAATGAGCTAAAGAGTATCGCCTACCAGGCTCTCATCCTGAAGGCAAGAGAAGTGGGAGGTCTGCAATGAGCATCACCTGCGGACACTGGAATTTCACAGATCGAGGAGCTTGGCTCCTGTGTCACGACTGTGAGTGTGGCATCAAATCGGACTCACGCACGGGGCAGCGACTCCTCAGAAAGCATTACGGAAATGAGCTAGGCATCCCAGCAAACCTCGTCTCCATACACATGAGCCTCCGAGAGAGATATCAGCAGCTTATCGAAAAAGCTGGGACTAGTGACCCAGAAGTATTGGCAAGGCTAGCAAACGGGGGTGAGAAATGAGCATCCCACAGACCAAATCGATTGTCTTACTGGAATCAATCGGCTTTGAGTATGGCTACCAGTTACTACCAGAAGCCTCTAATTACCAGGTAGACATCCACGGCGACATTGAAGAGTATTTGGGCTGGCAAATCCAGTCAAGCCCAGTATTCGCTGTAATCCACAAGGATGGGCACGTCTGGATACCGCTGTTTGAGGAGACAGAGGATGTCGAGCGGGTTAAGCGGTTGATTCGCAAGGGTGTGGAGCAAGACTTTGCAAGAGCGATGGGGGTGGAAAATGTCTGACACCCTCTCAGAACGCAGAAGGAAGCAAATCTATATTGATAGCAAGCTTGACGAACTACCGCTAACGATGGAAGCCTTTAGAGTCTACTGCCATTTAGCTCGACGGGCGGGAAGAGACGGTCAGGCTTTCCCTTCTTACAAGTCAATTGCTCAGTCATGCTTCAAAGGGTCTTTCCCTAATTCCTCCATCGATTCGCTTAGGCAAAAGGCGATCGCCGCAGTCAAAGAGCTTATTTCCTGGAACCTTATTGAAAAGAGAGAAGATTGTCGAGCTGATGGGTCACAAAGCACCAATCATTACGAATTAACTGACTTATCTGAATGGCTTGAAGAGCCGATCGAACCTTCAACCCTAGCACGCAAGCCAGGAACATTCCGAGGGAATCGATACACGAAAAAGCCTGAAGGTGGTAGCCCGGAACTACCCACCCCAGTAGTCACCAACTACCACCCCAGTAGTCACCAACTACCACCCCTAGTAGTCACCAACTACCCTGTGGTAGCTACCGACTACTCCAATGAAGGTAATCCATATAAGGGCATCCAAATTGAAGGGTATCCAATTGAAGTCCCCCTTAGTCCCCCAGCGGGGGAATCAATCGAGTCAGTTCCCTCTGTTGAGATTGCCGAGGAAGAAGTAAGCTCTTCTCCTTTGCAAGAAAAAGGCAGTGAGTTAACGCTACTCACTCCGCAACCAGATCTAGGGTTAGACAAACCTTCCGGGCAGCGTGTTGCAACAAAAGCAAAAAACAAAGAACTAATAAGCCAAGAGTTGCAATACTTCCTGGAAGCCTATCGAGCCGAAAAGCCCAGTAACTTTGTTGACCATCGTGACTTGTCTCAGAAGCACATCAAGGCAATCAACAAACTGGCTAAGGAATATGGAACCCGCTCTCTGGAAATTTTTGTGGGTGCGCTGCGGTGGGTTCGAGAGCAGAAAAATGACTGGTGGAGGAAGGAATCATTCTCCCTCGATAACTTGATGAGCAATAGCAAGCTCACCGAGTACGCGGACAAGCACTTCTTTGCAATGGAGACCGATAAAGCTTACTGCGATCGCATAGAAGGCAGGGCGCTCTCTTACGACAAAGCGCGTAGCAACGGATTTTCAATCATCAATAAAAACGGCGAACAGGTGACGGGGGCTAGTGCTGAGTGCGCCGAAGCCGTAGCAAATGACGCAATTCTGCAATTCTTCTTGGAGGCAAAAATATGATTAACGAACAGCTTTTCAACTGGGCGATTGAACTTCTCAAGGAAAACTTTCCACGAGAACACGAAAAGAGAAAGCTCGAATCCAAGGCTGTACTAGCGTTGTGGAAAGAGTGCTTTGATGAAGAGCTAACAGACCAAGAGTTTGCTGTTGCCGTAAAGTACATCTGCCGTAATTTCGACTTCCTCCCAGCCCCAGCGAAGTTGGTTGAACACATCAATGGCGGCAAAGAGGCCAAGGCTATTCAGGAATGGCAAACCATTGTGGGATATGCCAGTGACTGCCGCAATGAGGCTCAGCTTGTCTCCCTTGGTAATCGCGCTCGTGTTGCCCTGCAAGCTATCGGTGGTCTGTCGGCTGTTGGATACGCCGATCAAATTACTTGTCAGCGGTTAGAGAAGTCATTCATCACTGTTTACTGCCAGTGCAGCGCCAAGGATAACAAGTCTCTTCCGCAGGCTTCGTATGATACCGCTCCTGAAGCCGTAGAGGTTGATGTAGAACCTGCGCCTATGCCAGAACATATCAAGGTGCAATTTGAGGCGTTCAGGGCTAATTTCGAGGGCAGCAAGAAAAAAGCCCCTGTCCCGCAAGAGAAGACCGTTCCATCAAGGGAATTGCCGGAAGACGTAAGGAAAGAAATTGAGGCGGTAATGGCACGGACAGCCCAGCGAGTTAAGCCTGATTCACAGCCAGTGAAACTTGGAGATTTGGTAGAAGGGTTGGAGTTTTAGTGTCATGCAGATTCACGACTACTCCCACCTCATTTTCTCTTGCCGCCAACAACTGCACCGCATTGGTCTGACATGGAAATCCCCTCGCGTCTTGGACTTCTGCGAACGCGCCACGGGGCATCAAGACGCTCATTACCTAAGCGAACGACACCTGCAAATGTTGCTGACCAAATTACAGTCTGAACCCACCCCACAAAAAGAGGATGTTGCGTGATGGCATTACAAGATATTCGCGAATTGAGTGGCACGGCTGAAGTAGGAGCCTTTTATCTGGTTCCTTGCGTGAAGGTAAAAGACGAGCATCCCCTTGGGGTTCCACATCTTAAACTTGCTTATCAAGGCTTGTGGATGCCTGTATTGGAAGGCGTTCATGAAGACCCGGAACTTAAAACTCCCGAATCACACATTCATCCTGACTGGCGGTTTATCCCGGAAGCTGTAATCAAAAGACTTGATCTCCAACTACGAAGGGGCTACGCAGGTGCGGTCATTTCGGATCGAGATATCGAAAGTCCTGTGCCCATTCTGAAGCGGAGAAAGATGCTTCGAGCATTCACCATGCCTGACGGTGCGTGCCACGCCCTAGAGCCAATCTACGTCGGCAAAAAGTCGGGTTGCTTCACCTGCCCTCATCGCGGTGTGTCACTTGCGGGATTGAAGCCAGATGAGCAAGGCAATGTGATTTGCCCTGGACATGGGCTGAAGGTGAATCAGCGAACAGGCTTAGTAGTGAGGAGAGGTTGAGATGCAATGCAAAGATACTCCGTCCTCAGTCTCTTCTCCGGTATTGCCCAACTCTGCTGCGGTGGAATCCAACACGCAGGACTTAGCAACCGATTCCAAGTCAATTGCTTCGTTGAGTTCAACCGATACCGCCAGCAACTACTTCGTGAGCAGCACCCAGGAACAACCCTCTGGGACGACGTGCGAACCTTCCGAGGATACCCAGGGCAATACTTTGTCGTGGTGGGGGGAAGCCCTTGCCAAGACAACTCTGACGCCAATTCCAAGGGCAAAGGACTTGCGGGAAGTCGCTCTGGGCTTTGGTGGGAACAGCTCAGAATTATCCAAGAATGCCGACCCGCAATTGTGTTATGGGAAAACCCCGCAGGATGCCGATCTCTCAAGAAGCGTCCCATCTCTCCTCTTGGAATGGTTCTCTGGTCGCTTGAGTCCAGCGGGTATCGTTGTCAGTGGCAGTCAATACGAGCTTGTGATGTTGGAGCGCCCCACGAAAGGGATCGCGTCTTTGTTGCTGCCTACTCCGCTTACTTGTTCGAGCGATTCGGAGTTATACCGTCGCCCTGGTCGGGACAAATTGGAGACGCGATTGAGACTATTACCAACCCCGGTAGCGTCAGATGCCAAGACCAATCGCATATCCAAAAACGGAGCGAGTCTGGATACGACGCTGAAGCTTTTACCGACTCCAGTAGCCAGGGATCTCAAGGGCAAAGGCTTCAAGGGACAACTGGAGACAACCTTAATCCCGCTGATTCCGAAGGGCTATGTCTCACACCCTCGCGTTCGGGAATGGATGCTGGGATTGGAAGAGAACTCAACAGCTATCACCGAGACGGATGGTGGAGCGCTAATCCCTTTGATGGGACTGTCGCAATCCCTCAGCGAAGCCTCCCTCATCGAGGCGATCGCATTGCCGCACTTGGAGACACCTGCACTCCCCAGCAAGCTGCCGTCTGTTGGCAATACATCGACTACCTCACCCAATGCCTTGAGTCTGGCATGTCTGCAATCAGAACTGACCGAAATTCAGCAGCAGATTGATGTCGCTGCCACTACCAAAGACGCCTTTCCTAAAAAATCTGCTGAATACAAACTGCTTGATAAGCACGGCAAAGCCGAGTGGAAACGACTTCAGGATTGCATCAAACGGGCGAATCAACTGGCTGCCTTGCGGGGGAAAGAACTGCTGATGGTGGGTCAGCCAGCGGGAAAGGACGGGTGGCATTATCAATTCTCATTTCAAGAAAAAACAACAGGAGAAAATACCATGTTTGCAATAGCTAAAACCGCAAAAAAGATCGACGATCTTGCGGCTGAAATTGCCAACCAGCAAGCCCAGCTACAGCAAATCCATTTGGCATATACCAAGGATGAGCAAGCCTTTAAGGATCGTAAGCTTACGAAAAATAGCCGAGAGTGGAAGAGTGCTATCAGGGCATATGAATCCACGACCAGTGGAATCAAAAATTTGATAGAACGACTGATGCTCTGTCAATCCCTCCCTGTTGAGACTACTGTCACCCACGAGTGCTACGGAGATGGAATACTGAAAGGTTTCTTATTTGATGATCGCGCTGTAGTGATGGCGTCGGTCAGTTTTATTGAAAGAGGCATGATGGATGTTGCTCCTCACACGATCAAAGTAGCAGAGCCTGCTAAAAACACGAAAAAGACCCCACTACCTAAGCCAGTTAGCGTAGGTGATGTCGTGATTCGACCTACGGGTGAGGTTTACGGCGAGGTAAAAGTAGTTCAGGTGCGGGGGTTGGCGATACAGCGTGAGGATGAGATCGTCAAGTTGACTTGGGATGAGTTTGAGTTGCTGCGTTTATCAAAACAAAATGCTGAACAACAAACAACAAGTAATGGCACCGAAATTACAACCGCACAAAATGAGACCGAAAGCGCTGAATCTTCCGCCCCGATTAAGTTGCACAACCGCACAGAAGAGGGGATTGAGTCACCCTGGATTGTTGGGCAGTGGGTTTGTGGTATCGGTGATTCAGTTGAAATGATTGAGACAAAAATCAATCAGGGTGAAGTTGAAGATATTTCTGTTGCAAGGATTGACCTTGTTAAGGGCGACGAAGTTGAGGTTACATGGTTAGCAGGACTGGGAGTAAGTCGTCGGACTTATTCCACTCGGCATCTCATCTCTATTCGTCGGGAGTTTTGGGCATACCTTGAGGAGGAACTGGCTCAGGCAAAAACAGAACTTGAAGAAGAGATTGAAGTCACTCGTGAAGTAATAGACGCTTCCGTCGAAAAACTGAGAGCCAATCTTTACAGCTCATGTGAGGTAGTTGAAGAAAAGCCCGAAGCTTCCGGCGAACAAAATCAGCTCGAAGTTCCTGAAAGTCTTGCTGTTACTGAAGTTTTCCGGCGAACAGAATCTCCTACCCCTGTCGAAATTGCTGGCACTTCAGATGACGACGAGGTGGAGCGGATTGTAGAGAAAATCAAAGACCTCGACCGGAGTCACGAGGTGGAGGTAGTCCGGCACCGGATGGAAGTAGGTCGACAGTTGTTTCGGCTTCAGCAGGTGTGGAAACCCTCCGAGCAATTCCCCTCTCTGACCGAGTTTTGCACTGTAAAGATAGACAGGCGCTATGGTAAGTCATACCGTAATGAGCTGATCAAAGCTGCCCAAGCGAATGACTTACTGGCGTCCGGAACTTCCGTTCGGTTGCCCTCTATTAATGCAGCCCGACCGATCACCAAGATGATCAACAAAGGTGTCGAGCCAGAGAAAATCCAGAAATTGGTTCAGGAGGTGGCTAACACTGGCGAAGTCACTCCAGCTCGTATCGAACAGGCGGCACAAAAGCAAGGGCTACTACCTCAAAAGGCAGCAAAGCCCATCACCAAAGTCAAACAGGAAGTTGCAGTTACGGGGCAATCACTCGGCTTGTCTGGTCGGGAGCCTCAACAGCTGCCTGACATTGAACCCAATGCAGGCATCCCGCCCATAAACGAACCTACAGCTTTGTACAACTGCTGTTCACGAGCTGAGTTGCGGGTATTCTGCAAGGAACATACCCAAGAGGCGATCGCTCAACTACGATCATTGGACTGGGAGCGACGCTTTGAACTGCGGGGTATCTGGACGGAATTCGAGGCATGGTTAGCTACTTGTGCTTTTCACAAGCAGATTGACTCTCAGGGGATACTGACACTAGAGGCGGTGGACAGCAAAGCCAAGATTAAATGGCTTGAGGCTGAAGTTGCGCGGCTTCAAGGCGAGAATGACGAGCTGAAAAAGAAAGCAAGTCAAGCCACTGAGCTAGAGAATCAATTATCTGTTAGGCGCTCTTGGCTAAATGGCGATCGGTTCAAGGTGCGGATGGATGCCAATATCAATCCAGATTTGGAGTATCTGCTTTGCCAACGTGGCACCATTCAAGACGTGAATTGCACCAAGGCGATCGCTCAAATGGACGCTGACGTAAATATCGAATCACATGAAGCAACGGTGAAGCTGGAATGGCTGGAGCCGATTGCTTGAGGGAAGATAACAAGAATCTGGTATGCCAGTTATCAGATTCTTGTTCCTAGAAAACCAGAAACTAGAGGAAAGAAAATGAGTTGCGATTGTGATTCCCCATCCGTATACCACGCGAGTCTAGTCAAGGTTCGCAAACCGCATAAATGCTGTGAATGCGGAGGCAATATTCAGCCACCACAGCAAGCGGAAAAAATTGATGCTCTTTGGGACGGTGAATTCTCGACTATCTACACCTGCGTTGATTGCGTGGCAGTACGCGATTATCTCAAAGAGCGTTATGTGAGCGATGATGATGAATCATTGTGCTGCCACGGCGAGATGTACGAATACTTATGGCAGTCAGACTTGCTCTGGGACGAAGACGAGATAGAGGAAGAGGCTTCTGCCTGGGTTCCTGATTACGATGGCTCAATAGGTGTAATTCAGGGTGATAATCACGTCGTCGGGGTCAAGGTTGATTGGTTGCGTTGGCAAAATGGCAGACTCTGTTTAGTACTGCCGCAGTTAGCACAAGAAGCCGCATAACTTCCCAGAATCTCTGTTTTCGTAATTTATCCCCTGTTGTAGCAGCAGGGGATTTTATTTGCTACTGTATTTACATGATGTAAACCAAGGGTATCATGGCAAAAGTAGGAAGACCCCCCAAGCCAAAAAGTCAAAGTCTGTGGATACCGGAAGAGTTGATAGACTTAGTACTAGCGCTAAAAGCAGGAGACGTAATGAAGGCGACGATTTGTTTTGCAAGGTGGGTTGACAGTCAGAATAAACCTGATGTAAATTAGAAGGGTAGTCACCAGAAAACCATTATGAACGCAGCCATTCAAATCGCTAATTACCATATTCCTTTTGTCCCTTCACCTTGTTTGAGTTTTGTTGGAGTGGAAATTGACCATGATACGGGAGACGCAATCGAAACTCGCTACTACTATGCTTATCCCTTTGAGTTGAGTGAATGGGAAGTGTTGCGAGTTCGGGCTAAAAAACAAACAACAATAGAGTTGTCTGATATCCCGTTTTGATTGCTCAAAAGCGATCGCCTGCTTCCCGGCAAAAGTAGGCAGAGCGATTGAATAAACCCAAAAACTCAAGGAGTACAAAATGGAAGTTACAACCAATTCAGTAATTAACGACGTTAGTGAATTAACTTTCTCGGATTGGCAAAAAATAGCCAAGGCTTGTGAAAACACCGAGACTTGGGGATTTTTCAGGTGGATAGAAAACGCAAAACCAGAGCGGCTCCAATCTGCGTCAAGGGCTGAGATCAAGGCAATAGGGGAGCAAATAGGCTATGGATCGGGCTGGGTGGCAGACAAGATAGACGAACACTGCTAACTCACGTCCAAAAGCGGATCGCTTCCGCGCCGTCGAAAGTTTGGAAGCGATCGCACCTTCACACAGACGAACTATATAAAGGCAAAACAATCATGTCACAGATTGCGCTAGAAAATTACGGTGAAATCCGAGTAACTCCAGATGGGCGTTACAGCGTGTTCGATGTTGTAGAGGTTATCGGAGGCAAAAAGAACCCTCACCAAGCATGGGATGGCATAGCTACCACTTACCCCGAAGTTCTCCAAAAAGTGGAGAACTTCAAATTTCCAGGGAAAGGGCAACGCCTGACAATAGTTACTAATACGGAGGGATTACTTTATATCATTGGCTTGCTTCCAGGTGCTGTTGGTAGAACCTACCGAGAGGATGCAGCGAGGTTGATGCTCTCTAAAATCGATAATCGATCGGATGAATTTGTCCAAAAACCGGACGAATTAACCTTGTTATCCGCGCCAAGGGAGATATCGGAAGCGATTCAGTGCGTTCTCTCGATCGCCGGAATTGACCCAGCGTTGATAGCAGGGGTTGCCGCTAACGAGATTGGCAGCGCATATCCAGCCCTTAAACCACACATGGAAGCAGCGAAAAAATTACTGCCTTTACCCGTCGAGCAAGAGCTGCTAACAGTGACAGACTTAGCTAAGAAGTTTGTTCAGCAGACGGGGCGATCGCTTTCCGCAAAGAGTACTGATCGCGGCAATGCAATGGCGCTGAATAAGTTACTGGTTGACTTGGGTTTGCAAATTAAGAACCCTATTGGTGAACCTGCCTACTTGCCAACAGAGTTGGGTGAACCGTTCTCGAAGGTTGTCTTGCAAGAAGGTAAGGACACAAATAAGACCTGCCAGCAACTGCGCTGGTATCCGAGTGTTATTCGAGAGCTAGTTTAATCCCCGACTGCCATCGCCTTACTCTTCTGGGGTAAGGCGGTATTGTTTCTAATAGCAACCTCACTGCAATTATCCACAATGCAAATACTAGAAAAACCTTGGTTAGTTGGATTAAGAGAGTATCAGTTAGATGCACGCAGACAAATAATTAAGGCATGGGCAGAAGGCGATACTAGGCTGATTCTCCAGCTTTGCACGGGAGCAGGAAAAAGTGTTATCATCCGCTCTTTTTTGCTTGAGATGTGGATGAAGGAAAAGAAAGTTTTACTTGTCTGTCAAGACACTCGCATCCTATTGCAACTTCATTCCCATGCCCTTGAGGTGGGAATCCCTTCGAGTCAAGTAGGCGTCATCAAGGCTTGGAGATCCAGAGAATATCCATTGGAGTTGTATAAGCCTGTTCAGGTCGCGATGATTCAATCTCTTAGTGGTAACTGGGAGGAATTGACATCAAGTTTATATGCCTTAAATCCGGATGTCATCATAGTTGATGAAGTTCAGCACGCCTGCTCGGAGAATAATTATTTCCAGCTTTGGGAGCAGTTCCCAGAAGCGAAAATACTGGGCATGTCTGCAACACCCGCTCGTCCCGGTGGTGCTGGCTTCTATTTTCCTCATGAGAAGGGCGAACCAAAAAGGCACCTGTTCGATCGACTGATTAAGGGAGTATCTAAGCGATCGCTCATTGATGCTGGATTCCTGCCAGAGTGCGAGACATACTTTGGGTTAACTCCCAACCTAAAAGGTGTAGCCAAGAAGAAAGGCGAGTTTAAGGTTGAAGGGGCGAATGGTCTAGAGTCCAGATACAACAATGCGGACATTAGGGGTGATATTATCCGCTGCTGGCGAGAGTTCGTTTATGACAGATTTGGCGCAGCCCCTACCATGTGCTTCGGGGTCTCTGTTGACCACATCATCAATATCGCGGCTGACTTTAATGCCAACAAGATACCCGCTGTGGCTCTGCATGGTGGTTTAAGTAAGGCAGAACAGGATGACGCACTAAGGCAGTTCATCACGGGCGAAGCTGTGATTCTGTGCCTGTGTGGCATGGGTCAAGAAGGGTTCGATTTATCCACTCTTGCTAAGTCAATGGGTTTACAAGCCGAGAGCGTGTTCTGTTGTATCAAAGCGTTCGCTACAGCCTCCCTGGTCAAGAACAGTCAGCTAGATGGGCGGGTTAGGGGATTAGATTTGATGAGATGGGATTGGCGTAGTCTACCAGAAGTTAAGGTGCAGGTACTGGAGGAGCAGCCTCAATCCTGGGATGTGGTATTGGGTAGTCGCTCTGCCGTACAAGGCTCCATGATTTTGGGAGGGACTGAAGGGATAAGATCTTTGCTCAAGTCAGGGAACCTTGCAGGGCGAATTGCTGGGATTAGAAAGGCGATCGCTGCATCTAGATTAGATTTATTAGAGGAATGCAATCAGGACTCCTCTCCCCAGATTCGGGCGCTGATAGAAACAATTCTAGAGAACCAGGGGCTGGCATCGGCTGGCAAACTGCTCTACGGGATAATTATTGACTGTGGCAATAACTTCGAGCGCCATGGCACTTACGACACTGAACACGAGTGGACGCTAGACGGGGTCAAGCCTAAGCCGTTTCAGACCAAGCAGTGTCCTGACTGCCACATGATTGGGCTACGACAGAACCTAGAGAAGTGTCCAAACTGCGGTCATACATTCTTCACGCCTAAAGAACCCCAAGAGCCAGCAGAAGCGACAGGTGAGGGCGTCACCATAAATCATGACAAACAGTGTCCAATGGCGCTGCTGAACAAGAAAGCCTGGGAGTCCTGGCAAGGGATGTTCTCACGTCATTCTTCCAATTATGTGGCACTCAAGCAATTTATTCGATCAGGGGCAAAGATTCACGAAGTAGCAATTGCAGGTAAGGAGTGTAGAACCAAAGAAGGAAGGAAATACAAAGGTTATGGGATCTACATGATTTGGCTTGACTGCCAGCGTGAAATGCACGGGAACTTTTGGGTGCCATCGTTAGCAGAACTAGAGGAATGGTGCAAGGCTCTCGACTACTCTAAGGACAAAGCCCAGAAATGGTTAGAAGAGTGCGAACAATACGCGCAAACCTGGAGCGCATAGGAACCCTAATCGGTGTTTCTACTCCTCTATCCTGTGACTTTTACCCAACTTGCTCAATCTATCGCAATCATCAACTTTGCCCGTAAGCGGGCGGGTAGACCACGACTCACGAAAGAGCAGGTAGCGGAAGCGATAAGGCTGCTAGAAGAGATGGGGTAAGCCCGAACAAGTAAATCCTATAGGAACCCTCTGAGAAACCTCGGAGGGCTTTCTTTTGGCTAATCAACCCTATATACAGATACGGTGAAGGATTGCGAAACGGGTAGAAGTGCAGGAATTGCTAAGGGCTGGCTCATGCCTAATAATTCCTTGCTTCGGCTTCGCTCAACACCCGTCGCAACTGCGATCCCTCTTGACAGGGTGTCTACACCCAGCTAAGATAGAAGGTGTAGACACCCAAGAGCGCAATCATGAACGCATTAATCGCCCAGCACCTAAGCCTCCCCAAAGAATTGATCCTTGAAGTTCAAGAATGGTGGACAAAGGTTCTGTGGGTGCGTATACAAGGAAGGCGTCCTCGGTTTGTAAGCAAAGTAGCTTTGATTATGGAATCCCAAAAACTTCAATTAACGCATTACAAACGAAAAGGAATTTACGCTTATCTCTGTCCTTTGACTATTAATGGCAGCGCAATTGAGCGAGGTGAGTTTTACAATGGACAGCCCCTAGAGGAAGGAGATAACAAAGAGCGCTTTTACAGAGGCAAGGCTGCAACAGTTGAGATCGACCTTGGAAAGTTCGCTGATGGGCTGTATGAGTATAAAGAAGCCGTTGGACATAAAGAGCGACGCGGGTATCTTCAAGTTCAGTCTGGAAAGATTGAGAAGGAGTGGGAGACTCAGCAAGAGATGTTGGACGAAATCAACCCCGTTCCAGAACTCCCGGCTCTAGAAGGAAGCGCCAAACAAGTTTCTTGGGCTGAAAGCATCCGAGAGAAGGCGGTTCGCAATGGGTTCCCTGTCGAGAAAGCGGCAAAAGTAACCAGTGCTAAAACCTGGATTGACAACCGGAGTAAGTTTGCCTAATGCCATCAAATCCAGATAGCCGCATTGAATTCAGAGATGTTGAGGTAAAGGCGAAGATTAAGCAGTTGTCGCTCAATCCAAACCGTTTCGCAAAGGCAGCGCTAAATAGAGTGATTGAATTAGGTTGCTGCCCTGTTTGCAAAAAAACTTTTGACCAGTGTGAATACTTCCGGAGAATAGAAGATGAGTAATTCAACAGCTACACAGGCATGGAGTGAGCGTAAAGCCACCCTCAAGAAAGAAATTTGCGAATACTTCTTTAGTCAAGAGGCGAGCAATCAATCTGTGATTAAAGCTTGTGAGCATATCAAGGTATGGGGCGAGGTTCAAGTTGAGGTAGCCAACATGGACGGGAAGCTCACTCCTACCACGCCTAATGATGATTATGTCGCGGATAGCTTTTCGCCGCAGCATCGAGCAAAGGTAGCCGAGTGGATTAACCGCTATGCTGAACTACATAAGGAAGCTGTTAACTTTCTGGAAGCTCAACGCAACTACGGTGAAAAGACCAACTGGGCAAGAGACGACTTTGAGCAAGAGGACTGGGAATCAACTCAACCTGACGGAGAAATTCAAGTTCACAGCGATTGCATCGAAGTCTATGCATTCGGCTATAAAGAGGGTTTTGCAGCATCCTTGCCAAAACAGGGTAAAAAATCTGTAGGCAAAACAGATGGCGGCTATAAGTGGGAGTATCCATTGATTGCTTTAGACTTACTCAAATCAACTGGACTGCCTGTGTTGTACTCGATTGACGCAAAGCAGTAATAACAAAAAAATCAGGAACCCTAAGAGCGGAATCTCCACCGCTCTTTTTTAATGCCAATTCTCCAGCGAGACGCCAATAACAACACCGTCAGCATCAAAACCCTGAACGATATCAATCCAGGCGATCCGCTAGCTGTGCAGATTGCCCAGACATTGAATGCAACCGACTCCATCGTTCAAACCAACATCGGTGGAACCAATAGCGCTATAGCACCTGCGCCAACAGCTAACACAGGACTAAATGGCATTCTCAAAGGGCTTTGGCAAGACGCAGCTAATCGCTTTCTTTCCCTCTCTTCCGAGCAAGTAAAAGCCCCTGGCTCAACACCAGGGGCTTTTTTCTAGATGAACCAAATGAGTAGCTTGTGCGTATTATACGCGCTGATTTGTTAGACTAGCCTCTCAATTACGCTGGGATACCACCGCAGCTGCTGACAAGTTTTGTTAGACCCGTTCCCCTCCTGTTTTACCTACCTAATTGGTGGAGGCACAGGGTTGGAGTAAGCAGTGAGCGGACGCGGGTTGTTACTCACATCTGCCACTAACCTTAGATTAATAGTGGTAGCGCTAGACTCATCCAATTCCATTTCTTCTGCATTACCAAAAGCCTGCAAACTACGTCCAGATAGCCCGGTGCCGCCTGCACTGCGACTTGATTCCTTGCTGAATCCCCCATAAGAGACAGCCCTTCTTTCGGCTCCCCAGTCAACTTCTGGGGAATGGCGCGTTTTTTCAGGGGTGAAGGTAACTGACACTACGCCTAGGGTTGGATCGTCTTTGGACAGCCCGATGCTCACACCCTCTTTACTATTGGCTTCATAAAAGGTAAACAGCCCGCAATCATGAGCAGGGCGCTCAATTGGTATTACATCCTTAGGGGGAATTCGCCATGTCCCTTGATGCTTCCCATCAATCTCAACACGGGCGTTGCAGCGAGTTGAGTTGTTGTTTCTCAGTACAAGAGAATAATGAGAACCGTGCTGCATCAGAACGTATCCGCCCGCTTCTTCCTTCCCATCTACAACTCGAACAGAATAATTGTTTAAGAACATCTGGTTTGTGATTGCCGTAGAGTCTACGCTTTGATACTAACAAAAGAAAACCGCCCCTCAATCCCGGCTTGATAGGCGATCGCTTAGCTTTAGGTTTCTTCTTGGGTGGCTGGGGTGGCATGGATTTGGTTGATAGACTTGAATTGTGCCGAGCAAACCCTATTTAATAGTTTGTTTGAGCTAAAACTTGGCACACACTCATGGGTGCCCAATTCAGTTCATGGATATTTCCTTCTCGATCTTGCATGTAAGGCATGGCGGTATCTTGTGGAGAGTCCTAACCTTATATTAATAGCAGGCAGCTCTCGGCTCTCAACCTTTTACCCCTCATGCAAACTGACTCGCCCCCAATAGATAAGCCACGCCCTTGGACGCAGCAGGAGTGTCGTGATCGCTACGTCCGTGGCACGAAGATCAGTTTGAAAGAGCTAGCAGTAGAGTCAGGGAATTCTTATAAAACCATTAACAACTGGTCTCGGTTTGACGAGCCGAGGTGGTCTATCCAACGGAAAACCTTTGAGGCTGAGGTGAGGTCGAAGAGTGATAACAAGATACTTGAGAAGACCAGTGATCTCACGTCTGATTTAGCCGTTGAACACCTTAATAGTTACCAGTCTGCACGGAAGGTTGCAGACGCCTACTTCCAGTGGCAGAACCAGAGGATAGAGGAAGTCAAGGGCGTTCCAGAGCGACTAGAAGCCGAATTGAAATCAATCCGAGCCAGCAACATTAATTTTTGGCTTCTCTCCTTAGAACGAGCAATCAACGGAGAACGGTTGGCGGCTGGTCTGGAGTGGGAGAATGTTCCCAAAGCGATCGCCTTTCTACAGAAGCTTGGTTATGTTATTACTGACCCTTCCCTCCCGCCTGCAACCGACGCCGAAGCAGAGCTTGAAGCTACGCCCAAAGGCTTCACCGACGAACAGGCAGGAGATATCAGAGCTAGAATCCTCGGTATTCCGCAAGGGACCACCAGTTCTACTCCCCTATCAGGCGAGGTGGATATCTGGCACAAAGAGGATTCAGATAGCCGAGAAGTCGCGCCGAGTCGGGATTAGTTGGGCTGATGCTGCGTTGTCTGCGCTCGACGCTTCTTGTATTAACGGCTGTGATACAAGCTATGTTGGTTACAATCACCAAATGGCAGAGCAATACATCACTGATGTAGCGTTCTGGGCTAAAGCTTATCAGATGATTGCCTCAACTATTGAGACAACAGTGTTGGAGGACGAAGGGAAAGATATTCTTGTCTATCGGGTCAAGTTTGCTACGGGATTCAAGGTGACAGCGCTCTCCTCTCGACCTTCTAACCTGCGATCGCGCAAAGGTAAGTTAGTCTTGGATGAGGCTGCGTTCCATGACGACTTAGGGGAACTCTTGAAGGCGGCTAATGCAATCGTGATGTGGGGTGGCTCTCGCCCTGGATTAGTGCGAATTATCTCAACTCATAATGGCGTTAACAACCGTTACAATCAGCTGTGCGAGGATGTTCGTTCTGGCAAACTGGACTACGACTTGCATCAAGTAACGTTATCTGATGCGATCGCCGACGGACTCTTCAAGCGGATCTGCCTGATTAATGGGGAAGAATGGACGCTTGAGAAAGAATTCGCTTGGTACACTCAGCTCTACAAGGACTATGGTATCGGCGCTGATGAAGAGCTAGGCTGCATCCCGCTTGACGTGAAGGGTGGTGGCATTGTCTTCAATCGCACCTGGTTTGAGATTGTCGATACCCACCCTCCCGTTCTCACGGCTCAAGTGCGTTTTTGGGATATGGCGTCAACTGCCCGCGAGTTCAATGCCGATGCTTTTTACACGGCGGGGCTGCATCTTGGTCGGGTTGGCAATGATTACTACATTCTTCATCTATTGGCTGAGCAAGTTGGTCCAACAGACGGTGATGATTTGATTGTTGCAACAGCAAGCCAAGACGGTCGAAGGGTGCCTGTGCGTTGGGAATTAGAAGGTGGTTCTGCTGGGTTGAAGGTGGAGGCTAACTTGCGATCGCGTCTTCAAGGATTCGACGCCAGGGGAGTGAAGCCACTGGGCGATAAATTGACCCGTGCCAAGCCCGTGGCAGGTGAAGCGAAGCGGGGTAATATTAAGTTGCTACGTGGTGCCTGGAATCAGATGTTTTTAGACGCTGTCCACGGGTTTGATGGGACTAGTCAGATACTGGTTAACGACGTGACAGACGCACTTTCAGGGGCTTATGGGGAAATTAGCAAGCCGGTGCTGGAGCCTGACTTTGGCACAATGGGAGATATTCAGTCCGTAACTAGTAGTTGGTAAACTACCTACACCAACCTGAGTACAGGTGGGGGTACTCGTTACACTCGATATATCCCACTATAGCTAGAGGGGGAGCCTCCTACCGATGAAAGGTGAAGGTAGCGATGTTTGAATTGCAAAATAGTAGCCTGATAGAAAGAGAAGAGGTGGTAATAGTCAACTGCTGCGGGGACAAGCCCACGCAGTCTTCTCGGCGGTAATAATAAAGCCAGAAAAAGCTAAAAGGAGATTAAGTGGCCGAAGATGAATCGTGGATTTATACAGACAAAACCACTGGCGAGAGCGAGAGTGATTTCAAACACGGTGGATATGGCATTGATATCCTAGAACTGTTCTACAAACATAGGCATTCTCTCCATGAGCTTATTTCTAAACTTCCTCCGTTCGATCAGGTATTTGAAGTACATGGAGAATTTTTTATTGGATGGCTAATGGAACGAGAAGGTCACGACATTGTCCTTACTTCAGATTGTGGGAATGAATTGCAATTAATGGAAAACCCCACCCAACAGCTTATTGAGCAACACGAACGAATACGTCCTGTAGTGTTACTGACACGACTTGCAAAAGACAATGACACGCCTTGGACTGAAGACACGGGTGCAACTTGGCTTGAGATTTCTCCTGAAGGTCTAGCAGAAAGGATGCTGAGCATGTATAAATCGATTGATTATCTTGAATGGCCTCACGATACGCTTGTCTGTCGGGCTGTCCGAGTTGAAGATTTAGCTAAATACAACCTGGAGTAGAAAATTAATGGCTGAAGAGTGGGGCTACGGTGACAGAACCACCGGTGAGTCTAGCGATCGCTGGTTCAGGAGTAGCGGGATTTTAGAGTTGTTTTACGAACACCGGCATTGTATTAATAAACTCTATTCCGAAATTGGTGGATTTAATCTTGACGTGTTGGGTGTCGGAATAGAGCCAATTGAGTGGCTGATAGAAAGAGAAGGTCACGAGATTGTTCTTGAGTCTGATTGCGAAAACGAGATACCGTTAAATTAAATGATGACATTCAGGACATCACTTCATTTGACCATCTGGGACTAATTAAGTATGCGATCGCCCTTTCCCACCCCTGGACGAAATAAAAAACTAGAGAATATTTGGCAATCTCTCTCTGGCTTTGTTCGCTCTTTGCTGCCTGGACAGCAGCGATCGCTCGTTATTAATCCCAACTACGAATTTGTTGGCGATGCTACCTCGATTAGTCGCCAGTACGATTTAGAAATTGAAGAGTATCCGGTTCGTGACCCCATTCGAGCCACGATGTTGATAGAAATGCTGGAGTATTGCCCGGAAGTGGCAACCAGTATTGATATTCTTCGTAAGAGCTGCCTGTTGTCTGACGACGGCGATGATTTTGGATTTACTGTCGCCGAAACGTTAAACGATAAGTCGCCTGTTGACCCCCAGGTTTACAAAATCCTGATGAACTTAATTGAAACCATTTTGTATGGACAGACCCTTGAGCCAGCAGTAGATCGGATGCTTGGCGCTGGGGACTGTTTTGCTGTCCTCGGCACGGATCGATCGGTGTCTCGGCTCACCAAGTTTCTCCCCCTGCCTACTTGGGAGATCTTTCGAGTTGAAGACAATAAAGGGGAGCTTCTGGGATTTCAGCAACGGCGAAGCTTAGCAGATGCGAATCCAATTCAGTTTCACCCAATTAACCTTGTTCACTGGCGGTATCGGCGCAAGAACTTATACGGGCGTGCTCTATTTAGGGAGTCAGCGGTTTGCGGGGACTGGGAGCGACTCAAGGCAGCAACCAATGACTTAGCCAGTGCAGCTAGAAGTATTGGCATTAACCCGACCCTGCACATCATGCCTGCTTGCATGGGTGAGGATTACCGGGACAAATACAAACTCCTCTACGAGGAGCGAATGAAAGCAGGAGCCGTAACTGATTTCTATCTGATGAATGGGGCTGATCTCAAGAAACTATCTCAGACCAACCCTGACTTAAAAGCCTTAATTGATACAGTCCAACTGTGGCGTAGCCGAATTGTCATGAAAGCCCAAATCCCCCCTTGGATGTTCGGCTTAGGAACTGAGGGAGCTAGAGAAATTGCAGGGCAACCAGCTCTATTCTTTGCTCGTCATGTTAACGATTTGCGAACAGCCTTTTCGACCGGACTTCGACATATTTTTAATCTGGAGCTAGCCTTGCACGGCTTCAGACCTGAGGAATGGCGTTATAGGATTATCTATCCTAAAATTTATGTAGATCCGTTGGAACGCCAGGATGACCCTGTAGAGGCAGGTGAGGCTAATACTTCAGGAATTGAAGATTTAGACTTTGTAAAAATTAATAGTAATGGCAATGGTTCACACCATTGATGCAATCAACTTTTGGAGTAAGTAGCAACTGAATGGCGAGAGAACTCATATTTGAAGAGCCTCAATCAGCGATGCTGGCTTTCTTTTTGTCGGAAGACTTGGCGAATGCGATCGCACTTCCAGGTGGGGAACCACCAGAAGATCTACATCTGACCTTGGTATATTTCGGTGAGCAAGTCAGCTTCCCTATAGACCAACTGCAATCCCTCCTGAAGGAGAAATGCCGAACAATGCCTCCCCTCACTGGTCGAATTGCTGGTATAGGGCGATTCAGCGCAGAAGGGCGATCAGGAGATGAAGATGTGATTTATGCGTCGTTTGATTCACCAGGTTTGCTAAAGCTAAGGGATGAGCTTCTGGTTTGTGTCCAAGCCGCTGGATTGGAACCAGATACAACTCATGGGTATACCCCGCATGTCACCTTAGCCTATGTCGATCCCGATCAAGAAGTAGACTTGAATTTACCTTTTGTAGAGGTTGAATTTTCGATTATTACTCTAGCGATTGGAGATAACTACTACGATTTTGAATTATTAGAAGAATCTGTTACTAGCACGGATAAGCCTTCTGTCTCAAGAATTGACTGGAGGGTGAATGATAACGTTATCATTCACCCTCCAAGTACTGTAGACTCAATCAATGAAGCTATAGAAGAGGTAAATTGGCTTACCCCAGCGCAACTAGAGCCACTTCGACCAGAAGAGATTGTAGTTATCACCTTTGTTGGGGCTGACAATCTCCTTAACAGAGGACTGGGTAAGTGGGATGTCAACGACTTGCCCAAATTAGCGGCGCTGCTACCGGGGTTGCGCCTAACACTAGACCACGATTGGGATCAGGTGAGTAAGGTACGAGGAGTTATCTTTGAGGCGAGATCGACCTATGAGCCGGTTCCCTCAATAGATCCCGATCATTGGACTCGACCGGATCTGACATATAGCAAAGACGGCAGAAATTACGCCGTTTTTACCGCAAAGAAAGACAAATTAGCGCCTATTGCCCGTGCAGGGAATTTTGAATGGAATCGCAGGATTGTGGCAGAGGAAGGCTATCAGACTTGTGAATTCGATGTCGCATTCCCTGCTAATAGTCCAGCGCTCCAAGGATTAAGATTTGGTCATCTCTCATCAATTTCACTAGGTGGGTTTAACTACAAAGACCACATCTGCCCTTTGTGCAAAACTTCGTTTTCAAATGAGCGCTGCCCTCATTTTATTCCTGAAGCTTGGGCGGGAAGGACTCACGAGACCGACGAACAGGTAGCCCCTTACTTTATTCGATCGGGGGTATTCGATCTGACAGAAGCTTCTATTGTTCTCAATCCGAACCTGCCAGGGGCAGGGGTTAAACAAAGGGGGATGTCTCTAGCTGGTGTTCCGATCTTATCGGGAGCAACTAAACAATATTCTCCCTCAATGCCCAACTGATCACCTCGCTCCGGCTCCTCATACCAGTTTTTCGCAACATACTCGATACGTGTGACTCAACCGTCCGGGGGTTCCGTCCTATCTCCCTTGCAATCTCTGAGTTAGACAAACCCTTGCACAGTAGGGGCAATACCTTTGCTTCAGCTTTGCTGATTGCTGGACTGAACCTCAGCCTCTGTTCAACAGTTTTGCTTGAATTGAGCCGAGCCAGTAGCGCGTCACTGAGTTCGTGTGTTGGGATGTAGTCCAACAGCATCGCCCATAGCCGCTTCACTTGGGCGATGCTGAGGTTCTCTGCGTTGTCCAAGATTTCATCAACTAGCCGGTTCAGTTCAGCTTCAAGAATGGTTTTCATTCTGATGGGTTGGCTATCTGTTAGTAATTACAGGTGCGATCGCTCTCTTCTTCCTCAGCTCAGGCATCCAGTGAGGGTGTTCGTAATTCTCCGTCAGCCACTGGTAAGCGTTGTAGTTCCACTCAGCGTCGGCTAGCGCATTGTGTTCGGTTGTCGATTGGTCTGGTAGTTTTACCCCACCCAAGTCATCGATCCACTGTTTTAGGTCATATGTCACCCAGGGGAGAACATCGGGCATCCCTACCATTGAACCAAAGCACTGAGCCAGCCTGACATGATCGTAGTCAGCATAGTAAGCGACAAGCTCAACTTTTTCGTTGGTAATTGACTGGACAAATTCGAGAATGTGATCGCCTAGCTCATGTTCCCTCACCCAAATGGGCTTAGTCGGCACCTCTATGTAAGGCAGTACATTCTGTTTGATCCACTCCGGGGCGGTAGCTTGGTCATAGTCGCTATTGGCTAAGTAGAGGGATACTCCAGGGCGTAAAAACATACCTAGGGTGATTGGCTTGATAATCTTGCCGTCTTCCTCGAATTCCCAGTCGTAGAAGATTTTTACCATTTGACTTAAGTTTTTAACTTTCTAGTTTTTGCTATTTAACAGCGATAATACTATTAAACACTCACGGCTAGGGAGCGATCACATGGCTGACCCAGATGAGCTTGAAAGAATAATAATCACTTATTGCCCAAGTTGCGGCGGCGATGAGATTGCTGTATTAAACGGACAATACATCTGTACAACTCCAGGATGTGGAGCCAAGTGGGACTTGCTTTTAGGATTAGGTAAGTGCGTCCCTTGGACGGAAGAGATGTCAGCGCGTGCCAAAACCCTAACAGAAGGCGTTGAAATCGATAATACTAAACAAGGTTGAAAATAATGGCTCAAACCGGTGGACGGATTCATTCAAGCGATGCTTCTCGGATTGGAAATGTTACGGGTATTAAGCCGGAGGACTGGCAAGGTGAGCCAAACTTGACGCCACCATGCACATCAGGCGATAGCTCTTGCAACACAAGTCGATCAGAGAAGCTTAAAGACTTGGAATTGCCAGAGTTCACGCGTACAACATATCGTCGTTACGATTAAAAAACGGTTATGACCTTATTGTGCCAATAGTGTAAGGGTGGAGTTAATGCGCGATTTTCTTCGTTTTCTTTTAGAGAGGCTAGGGTTCTCCAACGGTGTGATTGCCAAGGGAAACTATGTAATACCAGATTTAGAAGAGATTAAGCAACGATCAGCTACCAAAAAAGACGCAAAATAGAGTACTACGGTGGTGCAATTTAGCAAACAGCCCACGCATCAAGCGTGGGCTGTTTGCCGTAGTCAGACTTGAACTGCGGGTGGCTTAGGCTTGCGTTAGGGAAAGGTTATCGACAAGTAGCGTTTGAGATCCACTAGGCGGCATGTATGCAAAAACCTTAGCCGAAGTATTTGTCGAACCTGTCGTAAATGTAACCGTAGCTAGCACATAATTTGAGTGAGGATCGGGGAAATATACATACTTGTCGGTGCCTCCATACTCGTATACTCCTATTGAGCAGGGGGCTTCAGAGGAGGTTCCTTGACACTTCACCCAAGCGCTAAAAACGTAATTAGTATTAGGTTGCAAATTTACAACCATTTGTTCAAACCAACCGTCTGGAGGACCAGAAATTTTACCGGAATTGCTTCCCGCAAAAACCTCTTCGGGAACGCTTGTAATAGAGGCGTTGCCAACAATAGCCCAATTGTTGCCGCCATCTTCAAGCCCTGGATTTAACAGTAAATTAGGGTTACTCGTAGGAGTAGGAGTAGGAGTAGGAGTAGGAGTAGGAGTAGGAGTAGGAGTGGGAGTGGGAGTAGGAGTAGGAGTGGCATTGAAGTTAAGCGGACTGTGGGTAGTTACACAAACTTTCCAAGCCGTATTTGCGTTGCCAGCAAGTGGTACGTTGCCCTTGATCGCAAAGTTTAAAGTAGTGCCGTTACTCAGTCGGCGAGGCTTGAGAATTTGTGCTCCATAACCATCTGGATCATAAATTCCCGCAAGTTGAGCGCCTTGCTGCATTCCTGTGATAGTGAAAATTGTTTCGTCTAACGCTGAGTTGTAGGCAACTTGCACCCTATTATCGCCAGTAATTAAAGCAATTTCTGGGGAATTGACAGCAGCAAATTGTTGAATTTTTCCATCAATTGCAGTATCTCGAAGTGCTGGTGTGTCTTTGGTGCCAAGCTGAGTATAGAGGTCTTGAATTTGACCATCTTGGGTGCTGTTCAAAGTCTGAACTTGGACAATTGTAGAGTCAATTCCGTCTACCCGTGCTTCAATTTGGGTTTGACGAGATCCTGCTACCGAAATTTGCCCAGTATGATCATCGACAATCGCTTGTAGCCCGACAATGCGACTGCTCTGCTGAGTATCAACTTGTTGAATTGCCGCAATATCGGCCGTATGACCGTCAATTGCACTCTGCTGCTGAGTATCAACTTGCCGAATTGCGGCGATGTCAGCCGTATGACCGTCAATTGCACTCTGTTGCTGAGTATTGACTTGCTGAATTGCTGCAATATCAGCTGTGTGTGTGTCAATTGCGTTCTGTTGTTGAGTATCAACTTGCCGAATTGCGGTGATGTCAGTCGTGTGACTATTAATTGCATTCTGCTGGCGTTGATTTTCTGCGATCAGCCCTGCATCAGTATCGTGCAGTCCTTGTAATTCAGCTTCCGTCCCCGGAGAAAAATCAAGCCTTTCTCCGTCCTGAACAAGTCGTGCCTCATTAGTATCTACAGAAATTGTCCGCCCGACAATGTGTACCGCCCCTTGATCAGCGTAAGGCGTAAAGCGTATCCAAGGCTCAAATTCAATATCCGTTACCGCGTCGTTAGCGTCTCGGACAGGTTCGGTGTTAACCCTAAAAACCTCATTGGTCTGGTCTACAAAAACTTCAGTCCCGACCGGAAAATCAAACCCAGGAATCTTTTGACCAGTAGCGCGGTCATAAATGCCGTTTGTGGCTGTATTACTACCATTGACCAGAATCCAGCCACCATAAATTGGTGGAGGCGTAGGATAATCAGGGATAGGAACATTGGCTACATCCGCAGGGGTTAGTGCAAGCCCCGCCACTGTATAGTCTCTGGTAACTCCCCGCTCCCAATTTTCAAATTGTGTTCTAAGGTCACCAATCTCGCCCAGATAATTATCTTGAATTTGACTGAGGTCAGCCCCCACCACCATCTGCTCTTGGTGGATTGTGCCATCGCGAATCGCGGGTGGTCCAAAAACAAGACGATTTAAGTCTGAACGTAAATCGTGATGAACCTCTAGAGCGTTGCTAATTTTTACAGGAGAAGCGTTGATCCGATCAAGTGGCGGCATAAGGCAGGGGTTATTTTTTTGATTAAGGGTATTGATTTTTTGGGCGCTGCCGCGTAGAAAACTTGCTCGAATTCGCTGCACATTACGCCCTAAACATGCTCTTGCAATTCCTACAAGATCTTAAGTAATTGATCGTTGACTGTAAAAGAGGTGTCACAAGCTGTGAACGTAAAACCAGATCAAGTACGTCAACGGATTATTGAATTACGAGAGCAAGCCGGATTATCTCAAGCTAAAGCCGCCAAGCGATTAAATTACTCTCGATCATGCTTGAGCCAGAAAGAAAGCGGCGATCGCAGAATTTACCTAGAAGATCTATTAAATATGGCGCAAATTTACAATCAACATGTTAGTGAATTTTTCAAAGTCTCCCAGTAGTAACCGGCGAAATAATATCAAGCTCCCATTGTGAAGAATAAGCAATATCACCTTTTAAAAAGACTTTAGCAACTGTTCCCTCTAGGTTATGTTGCAATTTTGCGCCAAATCCTTCTTGCCCTTCTTTCCAAAACTTTTTGGGGCGGGAATCAGTTGGCAAGCCCGTTACCGTGAAACAGGTTTCTTCTAGCTCGCTATCGTAAAACCGTTGAACCTGGGTGTCTTCCTCCACTAATTTAATTTGCCAGAGATAGCAAAGGACAGCTGTTCGGCTATAGCCTGTGATTGTATCTGGCTTGCGGAGGGTTATTGGTTGCTGATAGTTAAAATTTAAGGGGGGCATCAGTCTTGGGTTGGCGTTGTATCCAACAAAAGTGCAGAATCGTCCTCAACGTCTTTTAGTGTTGCGACAAAAAAGGCTCCGCCTCGCGGATCGTAGGGGGTAGCAGCCAGCAACTTGTTGCCAGTCGCTTCCCATGCAGTAGTTGCCCCTTGAGGGAGTGGCTTTCCATTAACTGTCCCTTCCTCCGAGCCAATATTGCTAAAAACTACCCCTTTATACCCTGAGGGGAGAACCCCTGCCGTAGTTGCAATAAAATTGTCAGTTTTTTGAAATCCCCCTGGATTGAGTTTGTCGGCTATTGCCGTTGCCAATTGTTCGTAATCTATCCCACTGCGATCGCCTTCTATCTCCTGGAAGACTTCAAATATCGCCGTTGCTAACCGCCTATCCTCATATCCATATCGCTTGCCATAATGCTGAAATTGCTTTGACATATTTGTAGGCTCTATAGATTGCAGAATCACACACGCTTGGATTTTGGGAGCAAAACCCCAAGCGATTCAGGAATGAATTCCTCTATAGGAACCCCAAAGATGATCGACATGGCAACAACTTCTAGGAATCGCGCCGGACGCTTCCCTAATTCAATTTTGGAAAGAACCTTGCTGCCAAGGATTGAGGGGGCTAACGAGGATTGCTTGAATTCAGCCGCCTCCCTAATTTGTTTTATCCTGTCTCCCACCGCGTTTGTGCTGCGGATTTCCTGTAGCCGTCCCTCGATAATATGAACGTTCTGCCTCATGACTCTCTCTTTGTTTTTGGAAGAATTTTAAGTAAACACACCGATTTAAAAATAACTATTCTCCATTTTGGCGAAATTCCACCAACTTGAAAAGCCATTGAACTAGAATTCTACTGGCATTCTATATCTAATGTGTTAACTGGTAATGGGTAGAAAGACTACTGATGGCTCCAATGGCGTCGGAGAAAGGGATGCCATCCAGAGGGTTAATGGGCATAAGAGAAAAGGATTTATTAAGGGAAACGACGCGAAAACCAAAGAAGAAAATAGCGGAATCCCTGCAACACCCCCAGCAGAAATTCCATCACAAATAAGTGGGAATGATTCGGGATCTAGTCCCGAATCCAGTTCTGAAGCTGCCCCTGAAGCTGGTTCCACTATTAGTCAAGAAGACTTGCCAGATGGTCAATTCATCTATAAAAAAAGCGAAATAGACGCAGTTATTTCGGCTGGTATTAGGGCCGGTCAGCAAGGGTATGAGCGCAAACTTGCTGATGCTGAACAGAAATTACAGGACGCAGAAGATAGGCGAAATAAAGAATTAAAAGACGCTCAGGAAGAGAAAGAACGCTTAGAGAAGAAACTTGCCGCCGAGCAAAAAGGGCGTGAATCACTTGCGAGAACGTTTACGGATTTTGGCTTTGCCCTGCCTGGGACTGAGGATACAAATACCAGTAGTTTTATCGCACCCCAATCTACTCGCGGTGGGATTTCTGCAAGAGATGCTCTTAGAGAATATAAGAGTAGATTGGATGGCGCGCTGAAAGAATCCAGGTCGGTAATGGGTCGCTCTGGACAGCAATTTGCCCAAAAAGATAACACACTTCTAGACCAATTCTTGAAGGCAAATCGCCAAGCTTTAAGAAGCGCAATGGACTCCGTGGCGCGAGATGCTGGAATTTTCCAAGGGCGATATGGAGCTTACAACAAAGACGCGCCCACGACATTCGAGAATTTCCCTGTAGTAATCCGAGAGTATTTAAGCCAAGTCGTGCGTCTCGAACATGCTGCCTCTTTTGTTCTGTGGCAATTTGCCAATAGAAACATTCGAGTCGGTGTTCCCCCAAATCAAACCACGGACATCCCTAGAGTTAAGCATATAACCACTGGAACTACTTCCAGTGATTGGAGGCTGACGCCGGGAGTGCCGATCGACACCACCCAGCAGCAATCTCTGCAAGGCGATAATATCTCCCTTAGAATCCACGAATACGGTATGGGCAATACGGTTAAGCCAGTTGCCTTAGCAGATATCGTGACTCAGACTAATATCCTGGACTTGGAAAGGCTATTACAGGATCGAATTAGCTACAATTACCACACTTTTGAAGAGGTAAAAAATCTCGAACTTTTGCTCTCTTCAACTAGGGTTGTTTATCCGGCTAATGGGGGAATTGTTGAAGATCCGGCTGGAGTGACCCCAGGAAGTGGAGGGCAACTAAGCTTAAGCTTCTTGGGGCATTTGCGCGCCCTGATGTCCAATGTTCCCCCCCTAGATAATGGATGTCTAATTTTTGTCGGCAACCCATACCATATCTCCCAAATAGAAGACGATATCGAAGGTCGGACTAGATACGTAGATAAAACCTCTATCGAAGACCTAGAAAACATGCTTGCCCGTAAAACAAGGAACGACTACTCCGGCAGGATATCGGGATATAAGGGCAAATTCAGGGGCTTTGAGGTCTTCGAGGATACTTTTTTAAGTAATGGGATTGTGGGGACACCTGGGGTTCAGCTAGAGACTCTTGGAGGCGTTCCTACAATCACTCGTGCCTCTTTTGCGATGGGCGCTGATGCAATTGGCTGGGGTACGTCTCTCCCAATGGAACTGCGAACAGAAATGCAAAATTATGAGCGAATAAAAAGCATTATTTGGAAGTCCCACGAAGAAGCCACGGGGCTAGATATCGATCCAAACCGAATTTTACTCCCTTGGGAAATTGAGAGACCACCCGGCGCGGAAGAGCAGCTGAGAGTTTTCCAGATTCGATCGTCTATGTCTTTGGTTTAAGCGTTTGATATGCCCCGTCGTAATTTCAACGAGAATCCACCAGATGAAAATAATTCCGAAACTCAGCAGCCTGAAGCGAAAGAGCAAGAAATTGCAACTTTAGTAACTGAAGAGGTAGCAAAAGAGTCCAACCATGAATCTCCGCCATCCACTGCGTCAACTATTGTCCTACCTGCTGTCATAGCTCAGTCAATGGAAGAAAAACTCCAAAACTTATATCCCACAGATTTTTACAAAAAATCTGGTATTGGTCATTGCTCAGCTTGTGGAGAGCAGAAACGTACTAAAGGCGATGGAACGGTGTTTTGTCCTAGCCAGAAAACTCTCACTGAGTGTCCCATGCTCAAGGCGGCAGCGTTAAAAAATGCCATTCAGTAAAGCAGATACTTGGCGAGTTGTAACTGCTCTAAGGCTATCTAGCCTTGCTGAGAAAGAGATTCAAGCCCACCTAGATTCTGTTCAACAACAATCAGAGGAATTAGTTCAACGGGTTTTGAGGCTTTTGGATCAGATCGAAGAAGCTCAAGAAATACGGCATATCGCCTCTACCGAAGATGCAGGGATATTAGAAGTTCAAGGGGGCAAGGCAGGTATTAAATACGATTCGCATCGCTCTTGTTCTATCAAAAACTATCTCGATGAATTGCGTGAAGACCTTGCAAAGTTAATCGGATATCAAATCCAAATAATGACATTTCCCTTCTGATTATGCCTGGAAGTTTTAGCGATTACGCAGAAAAGAAAATTCTTGATCATATTTTTGGTGGCGCTCAATTCGCAGTGCCATCACTGTATTTAGGTTACTTTATTACCGACGCATCAGAAGAGGGACCCGGAACTGAGCCGGTAGGAAGCGGCTATGAACGGATTGCGGTAGATCCAAGTTACTGGCTAGCCAGTACTACTCAGATGGTTCAGAATACCAAGGACATTATCTGCCAGCGCACAACAGGCTATCACGGTGATGTAGTAGGGATTGGACTTTTTGATTCTTCTGTAGGTGGGAACTTCTTGTGTTATTTCCCGGCAGAAAGTTCGGTTCTCGTAGAGGGGCGCGACTCGTTAGTAATTCTCAACGGGGGATTGGTGCATCAATTTAGCCCTGGGGGATTTAGCAATTACCTAAAAAACGCTGTCCTCAATCACCTCTACAAAGGTATACCCTTGCCGATTTTTCCTACGTTGTTTATCGGGTACATGTCCACCGCTCCCAGTGATGTAGCACCCGGTGCTGAGCCATCTGGGGGAGGGTATATTCGGCAAGCGATCGCTAATAATAGCGTGAATTTTTCGGCTACTGGAGGGGGAATCAAAAAAACAGCAACAACAGTACAATTTCCGATTGCGTCAGCCCCTCAAGGGGAAGCTGCTCATCTAGGATTTTGGAGTGCCGTATCAGGTGGTCAGTTTTTGTCCTATGGAGCGCTCAACCCGTCACGGAGTATTGATATTAGCGATCAATTAATCTTTCTTGCTGGTGATATCAAGGTCACCTTGGACTGATGAGAGTTTACGGTCAAGCAGTAATCGAGTGTATTTCACAAACTTCTGATTTGCCCCCGTCGGTAATTCGGACAATTTATAGCTTGAACTGCGTAATCGAAAGTGCTACTCAGGCAACAAATGCCTTAGTAGGGCGCGATCGCATTCTTCGGGTATACACGGCTCGATCTGCCGTCCATCTTCGTTCTAGGGGTCAAGTAAAACGGCATAGCCAAGCGTTGGTGGTTGTTAACGCACCCTCTAAGGCTCGTTGGCTCACGACTATCCCAGCTATCCCCGCGCCAATAGGACAGCTATGGCTAGAAGGAAAGCCTCTAAAAAACCGACGCCTTCCTAGGGGGAAATCGCAAACCCTTGCTTTTACTATTTCCGGCAAACGCCTTAAAGGGTTGCAAATTCAATTTTTCTTGCGAAGCTTAAAAGGAGAAATACTGCTAAGTAAATCAATTTTGGTAGCTCCAGGTGGCGTGGCAATTAATGAACTTGTAGATAATGGCAACGGCAGTCAAACTATTGCAGGGTTTATCTTGTTACTTCCTCATGAGACATTTTTTGACTCCTTACCTGGTCGGGAAATTGAAGTAAATTATATTTTTCAAATTGGAAATGACTCTAGTCGAGAGCATTTATTGGAATCAGATTTTATTAATTTTTATACTATTTAACTTATGCATCGATTTTATCTAGATGAAGGAGCGATGCCACCATTGAAGGGGGCGGTATTGATGCGTGGCGATTCAATTTCCCTTCAATTGATGATTGTGGAGGAAGGACAAGAAGGGGCATCGTTCCGATTCACTGCTAAAGCAGCCAGCCAGCATCCAAATGGGGTGCCTCTCATTATCAAAAATAATGCTGATTTCACTATTAACGTTGTCGGCAATGTTCTTCGGGGAGAATTTGAGATTTTACCTGAAGAAACTAGTTTTGTAACTGAGCGCACGACATTGATATATGACCTTGAACGAACTATCGGAACTGGTAGTATCAGAAAAGTGAAGACAATTGAGCAAGGGAAATTCTCAATTGTGCCAGATGTTGCTATTTAGGAGATAAAAATGAGTAACGAAAAGATTATTATTGGTCGGGGAACAAAGGTTTATGTAGCGCCATTGCCTGAATGTCAGCGGGTTGTTCCGGAGCGCCTAACCTTTACCGTCGATACAGCCGCAGCCTTGGAAGCAACAATCCAGTAGGAAAAACCCAACTTTGGGATGTGGATTCTGGGGAAAGCTTTTCTGTTATTGTTCCGCCTGAAATTGAAGGAGTAAAATTTTTCTGTTAAATGGATAAAGTTATTCTAATTATTGAGGATAATGATTCTATCTCTAGTAATATCAAAGAAATATGCGAGTTAGAGCATTTTGTCTGTCTGCAAGCGCCATCCGCAGAAACGGGAATTAAGTTAGCCAGTGAAGCTGATTTGATTCTGTGTGACATTCATTTGAATGGAATTTCTGGGTTTGATGCGTATCAAATTCTTCAGTCAAATCCGCTTGTTGCATCTAAGCCTTTCTACTTCCTTACAGCTTTAGCTGATTCTGTGACTATAAATAAAATTAATCGCTTAGGGGTTAAATATCTTCTCAAGCCTTTTAAAATACAGGAATTAATAGACATCATCAGTCAATAGCCAATAATAAATTATGTCCCGTTCTCCATTCCAGAAATATGCCAATGCTTTCTTAACTTTAGAAATCCCTACGGGAGGGCTGCGAGTTGATGAAGAGACAGGAAATTACTTGCCGATTTGTGAAAAGATATCAATTCAGACAATTATGTCAGTCGCCAGAGATCCAACAGAGCGATCGCTTCCGGGTGTAGATGCAAATTCAATTTACCTAGAAGGTTGTTTAGTAAACCCTAAGCAGTTTCCGATAGGCATTCAGCCGCCACTGGAATGTGAGGCTGTAGTAGACGGGCGCAAAGGGCGATTAAAGTTGGCGATCGCGATAAGAACAGGCATTGACAGGATGGTTGAAAAAAAGACTGGTCAAGTAGTTCAAGGGTATTTCAACGTAATTGGCTGACCAATGCTTGGGTTAATAGCCTAGGAATGAACGTAAGAAAACAAAAAGTAAAATCCAAAATGAAATTGCTAAAAACATTCCCCATGATATTTGATGAACCAAACCCTTTCTCAACGTTTCTATCTCTTTGCGAATTGCCCTTAGCTCTTGTAGGGTAGGGTTGTCTTCTGGATTTCTTGGTGGTCTAGTCATATCTTAAGTTTTAATTAAAAAGATGACGGATGTGGACGAACTTATCAATCGTGCTTTCGCTAACGTTGTGGAAGCGCTATCAGATGAGTATACTGCGGTAATTGAAGAGGTGGGAGCGTTCCCGGAAGAGCCAGAGGCTGACATCGTTTTAAGTAGTCGTCTGCGTGACTCAATGGAAATCGATACATCGAACAATTATGCTGAATGGAGCTGGAATCCTATCGATCCAAAGACTAGATATGAGTATGCCGCCAAGGTTTATCATGGGTTCAGGGCATATGGTCGGGGGCGTTGGGTACCTGGGCGTCACTGGCCCGAAAAAGCGATAAAGCGTGTAGACCCCGCACGAGTATTAGCAGCCGAATTAAACATGTTAGGCGTAGATGCCAGTTTTACGTCAGCGGTAGATCAATTAATTGACTAGTGCAGAACCTAACAAATGACAACAATAGCCGCATCACTCCCTTGAAGTTGCGGAGTGACATTGAGCGTTGGCTTGATGGCTTAATAGGAGTTTACTTACTTCCCTTTAATTACCCTCCAGAAGATGTGTGGGGACTGGGACTGGAAGTTAATGGCAGCTCTACCAGGGCAGTTTCTGCGATCGCAGTTCTCCCTGACAATAAGTATGGGTACGCTTACCCCCCCAAAGATGTGCAGGTGTCGGGATTGGAAGTGGTGATACTTCGCCTTGTTGTGAATTCCAAGAAGCTTTTAGGTAGGGATTTGTACAAACGCTACCCTACAGAGATATACCTAAAGTTATGGGATAATAGCGGCAATTTGATTAAGGCAACTGACAAATTAATTGATGGCTTGAACGCGGATGGTTACGAGTTTCAAGCGCCTCAAGCTATCCCAGCAGATGAAGGAAGTATTGGTCAAGTTAAGGTTTTGGTATTTGATTCTTTTGTTCAAGTAAACTAGGAAAAATCTCTTCTTCAGACATGTCCAATGCTTCAGCAAGTTGTTTTCTTGCTTTAGGCCAAGGCTGAGTAGTTCCCCGCTCAAATTTGCTGATGTAATAGCTTGGAACATTGCTTCTTCTGCTAAGCTCGTGCTGTGTCCATCCCCGCTCAAGGCGGATTCCACGCAATTTAGAGGTTTTTGGCATTTAGTGACTAGTGTAGTTCTAGGACAGTGCTATTTGCTAATGTAAATCTAACATTTTAATGCAACATCAATGGTTTATACAGCTCACAGGAGCTTTCAAACAGGTTCAGGAAACAAGGTTAAAACGTTTGTAGCGTTACTCCCCCTAGGCGATCGCACGGAGCCTGTCGATGTGCCAATCATAGTAACTACTGGGGTAACACTAAATGCATCTACACCCGTAACATCTATCCCAGTAGAGCCTCTAAGAGGAAGGATTGCAGGAGGAACACCCATCGAGTTTCCCAATCCTCCAGCGGATACAACAACAGATACAACAGCACCTACCACAACTGCTGCAACTGTAGGAACCACCGGACCGCAAGCAAATGTTGCTTACCTAACTCGTGATGTGTTTCCTGGTGAGACAGTGCTTCCTGTTGAGCCATTAGAATTTGGAATTGCTGACGGAGTAGAGACCAGTTACAAAGCAAAATTGCGGCTCTTGGGTGGTACATCTACTGGGGCAAATATTGGAGCAAACCGCACCAACTCGATGGTGTTTGAAGATCCCCTTGGATATGAGGATGGTGTCATCACTTCTCAGTCGTGGGAAGTGCCTTGGAAAGCAAACTTACTAGCTTCTGACCTTGCTTATCGTCGCGTCTTTTATGCAGCTAGTCGTGCCATTGAGGGTAGGGAGTTGTTTGTCTGGCAGCACGATCCACCACCGGCTGGGTACGCTAAAGGGGATGCACTAATTGGTGCAGCAGTGGTGACAGGCTTTAGTAAAGACTTCCCTAGTGATGGGATTGTCACCTTTAGCTGCACGTTCAACGGTCAAGGTTCACCCCAAACATTAAGGTATAAATAATGCTACCGTTTGAAACCGCGCCTCAAGAGCCAGAAACAGTACTTATTGGCACCCCAGAAACGGGAACTTTTCGGGTAAGAAAATATAAAAAATTGGGGCTGTCCGAGTATTTATTGTTAAAGCGTTACACCAAAGACTTGCCAGATTTGCAACTAGAAGCAGTAAAACTAGCAGAAGCGATCGCAGCGAAAACGGATAAGCGTGTAATTGATATTTTCAACAGTTTGACTGCTGGTGAAACCTCTTCGTTGGGTGGCAACCTCAGGGAGGTGCTTGTATTGCGCCAACTAATGGATAGCGACAACCTAGCTCGAACTCCAGCGCTAGCAACAGTAATTCTTAAATATCGAGTTTTCCCTCCAGTGATTAAGCAGTGTCGCGCTCAAGTCGAAGGGTTGAGGGCAAGGCTCAAGGATAAGCAGCTTCCTTCTCGGGAAGAACTAGAGCAAGAACTCAAGGTACTAGAAGAGAAAATTTCTCTTCTAGAGGGATGGGGACTAGAGGAAACGTCCGATCCTGACAAACTTCACCCCGAACTGGTGGAAGCCCTAGCCAACTTTGCCTCAAAAGAGCAGAGCGGGTGGGAGTCGTCGCCAGAGGCAACTGAGGAAGATTTAAAAAAATTGTCCAGCGAGGAAGCGCGGGAGAACCCGACTGGGCAGACATCTATTGGAGAATCCAACGGTTCTGGCCCAACGACCCCCGATTTAGTGCTGAGTGCTTCGGACTCCAATCCCCAGAGTTAATCTTACAAGCCCTGGAAAAGGGGCACAGATTACAACAGGAGGTACTACACCTGCAAGAGTTGGGGTTAAGTACCCTTACCTCTTGTTTTGTCAATGCCAATCGGGATTTGAGCAAGGCTGACCCAGCCCAACCCTCAGACTTTTACTACTTCAAGCCCGAGGAAGACAAGACCTGCGTCGCACCTGAAACAGCCGATACCTTCTTCAGCCTGATTGATGACCATCGCCTACCGGGTTGGGTTGTGCCGTTAGCTCCTGTTGAGGAATTGTCACGGGCGCGCTCCGGAGGTAAAGGACAAATGCCTAGGGCACTAATTGGAGATGGATTGCTATTAGTCGCACCCACTTTTGAACAAGGTTGGGTGCGATCGCCATTGGGATTTTTTGCAGAACATCCTAACGGGTTGAGTATCGAGCTAATGGATGTGGATTCCGGTCGGAGTTTCTGGATAACCCTGCCTACAGGGCTGGAATCAAACGTGTGGATGGTGGGAATTCAGTTTTTGTTAATGGAGTAAAAAGATGGGCAGTGTTGGCGCAGTTAGTATCAGCTTAGAACTAGACCGTTCCAAGTATGACAAGCAGATTAAGGAACTGCAAAAGTCAGACTTGGAGCTGACTGCTGACTTGTGCCTTGACACCAAAAAGTTCTTTTCTCAATTTGAAAAGTTAAAAGACGGCTTGGGATGCATCCCGGTTGAGCTGTGCCTTGACATTAAAAAGTTTGAAGCTGACATCAAGGCAATAAGCGATCACACTATTTCTATTCAAGCTGAGCTAATCATTGATAAAAAGCAGCTCGATAACCTCACCTCACAAGTCAGTGTTGAGGTAAGTACTTCTGGACAAGGAGCGAAACAGGCTGGGCAGGATTTCACAAATCAAATCAGTAAGGGTATGGAGGACGCCCTTACTGATGTTGCTCGTAACTCTGGGATGGAGGAGTTTGGCAAAGGGCTAATTAATAACTTAGCTGGTGCTTTACCTAAAACCCTGTTATTCCCCGTAAAAAATATTGCTGAGGGGTTTTTCATGGGGATTGGAGATAGCTTCTCCAAATCCTTGTCGCCTCAATTCACCAAGGTTTTCAAGCAACAAACGCCAACCATTCAAGCCTTTGCTGAGGATTTTGGAGATTTCTTCGGACAATCTTTAGAAGAGGGGCTAGTTAAGCTTGATATCTATAAGCGATTACCCAGAGGCACTCCTGCTACGCCTTTAAAACAGGCATCTACGCCAGCTTTGCCACCTGCCGCCGTGACTATTGATGTTATTCCTCTGAAGGAGCTTGATAGTACCTCCAAGACTCTGGTTGCAACATTTAAGCAACTAAATGATACGGTGGCTGCATCTGTTAAGGGATTGCAGACGTTAAGGACATCGCCTCAATCAACAGGTGCGTCTGGCACGTTTCTCAAGGGAGATGTGAGCAACATTACTGCCCCAGAGGCGCGATCGCAAGTGGGGGAAGCGGTAGGCAAACTCAAAGGGAAGGTTGACCGATTGAGTAAGTCGGCTGACCCCGCCAAGCGTCAACAGCAGGTAGCACAGCTACTAGAAGAGATTGCTCGACTTGAAGCGCAAATTGATGCTGATGTTAAAAATAAAGATATCCCAGAATCTGTTAGGCGCTCTCTTGCCCAACTCAAGAGTAGGCGAACTACTACTAAAACGGTTAACATTGCCAAACTTAAAAGCAGTTTGGTTGAGTTTCAAGATGCTGGCTTGCAGGATGTTGAAAGTAAATCCAAAGAGTTATCTTCAATAATTGCTCAACTTGAGGCATCTTTCTCCGTGCCATCGCTTTCTAAGATGGCTAAGGGGATGTCGGGTTTAAGTTTATCTAAAGCCAGTTTAAAGTCACCAAATGAATTAAATAAATTAGCCTTAACTAATTATCAAAAGATATTTGAGGAATTAGCCAAGCGCTCTGGCTTGGATTCTGCCAAAGTTGCAGATTCAATGCCCCAGTTAAAGTTTGGTGGATTGCCGACAGGGGTTGCAGGTCGCTATAACCCAACAGGTAACGTCGTTCAACTCACTGGGGATTTTAGAAAAAAGTTAGCTAATTTCCAGTTAAGCAAAGATGACTTTGACACCATTGCTCACGAGATTCGCCATGCCTTTCAATTTAAATTAGGCAAGCTGTCTTTAGAAGATATTATTGGCAAGGGCGGTGCTGGAGTTGGGCTAAAATCCCTTGGGCTGGGCAAAGGAAGGGAAGGGGAGGTTGAGGCTTCCGTTCAAGATTTTAGGCAAGCGTTTAAACAACAGTTTGGCAGAAATCCAACTTATAAAATTATTGCTGCCGTTCGCAAATTAGAGGAAGATGCGACACAGTTTGCTAGTGAATCCATTGCAGTTTATAGGCGTTTACTCCAAACTCCTGTCAGGTCAGGATTGAAGCAAGAGGGAGATTTCAGTGCGATCGCGTCTCAATTCAGTTCGCTCAGAGGGCAAGTTAAAGATGTGGCATCCCTTAAGCCTATTCTTGCCTTATTAAGGCGAGTTGAAGAGTTGCAGAAGAGTTTAGCCGAAGACATCCGCAACGAGGCAGACAAGGGCGTTAGAGAGCAACTGGGGCGGCTTAAGAACGTCCAGGTTTCTAAACTCCAGGGTGAAATCTCCCAGGTCTACCAAGGAGCTAAAGAAAAAATAAAACCACCCAGTTTGGAACAAAAAGGGCGCGGTGCAAAACAGGTCAAAATTGCTCAGACCGATGAGTCGCTAACAAATTTAAAGTCTGAGTTTGAGCGATTAAAACCTCAAGCCAAAGATGCCACATCTCTCAAGCCTTTGTTGAATGTTGTTCAACAAATGCGGAAACTCAGGGATGATGTCACTCGCGAGATTTCCGACCCTAAAACTTCTGCCAAAGAGAAACGCCGACTGGCTGAATTGCAAAGGTCGCAACTCAACCCCCTAGCAGGTGCGGTTGAGTCCGAATACGCCGCCATCAAGAAGGGCGTCCGTAAAAGTATCGACGACCAGAATAAAGCTAGGCGGAAGTTTGAGCGACAACAAGATTTTGCCAAGAACCGTCCGGATGTTGAATTTTTAAGTGAAGGGTACTTCGACCGGGTATATCGGTGGGTAGAATCCACCATGTTCCGGCGCATGAGCAAGGCAGGGGTGAAGCCTAAAGAGCGTCGCACCTTGATGTCAGAAGCGGCAGGGATGGCTGTATCTGGTGCTGCCCTAGTTAACCCACTGGCAACAGCTGCTACTGCCTTGGCTCCCCTTGCTCCGGCGTTGGCTCCCCTGGCAATCACGGGCACCATGCTTTCTAGTCTCTTGACACCATTGATTCAGTCAATGGCAGAGACCTTAAAACGAATTGAGCCAGTTAAGAAGCGGTTTGAGTATTCCGGTGGCGGCAAAGAGGGAGGGAAACAGCAAGAGAAGTTTGCTCGTGGCATAGCCGAGGATTTAAACGTTCCTTTGGCGACGGCGATGGATGAATATTCAAAGTTAGCATCAGCTGCCAAAAATACAGCATTAGAAGGTCAACCTGTTCAAGAGTTGTTTGAAGGAATTTCATTATCGGTGAAGGCACTGGGAGCTAACACTGATGATGCACGCCTCATCTACTATGCCTTCACCCAGATGCTCAGCAAGGGCAGAATCAGTATGGAGGAGCTACGTCAACAGCTTGGGGAAAAATTTCCGCCAGCAATTGGCACGTTTGCCCGTGCAATGGGTGTTTCTGTACAGCAGTTTAATAAGTTGGTTGAAACTGGTAGCTTAGTCTCTTCCGAGGTTTTGCCCAAGGTCGCTAAGCAGCTAAAAGCCGAGTTTGGTGAAGCAGCACGATCATCTGCTACCACCTTCACTAGTGCAATGGTGCGGATTGAGAATGCTGTATTTAAAACTCAAGAAGCCTTAGCTGAAATGTTTGCCCCAGTCTTGACAGTATTTGCCAATTTCTTTGCTATGTTGCAGAACTTTATTGGCTCCAATATTGGAAGTATTGTTAAGGTGTTGGGGGCGGCATTGATTGGGGTGACCGCTCAGTTCCTTGTGGGTCTTACCGTCATTCTCAAAGGGACTGGGTTGGTGGCAACAATGACCAATGCCTTGGCTCCCTTATTTGGTCGCGTATTTGCCACCCTTACCCCGTTTGCTGTTGGGGTGATGGTTGATTTCATGGATGACGTGCTAGGCGCTCAGCACTCGGTCATGGAAAACATGACTAACTTTTTCGCCAACGCAGTAATTGGTATTTTTCTGACACTAGAAGGATTGGCAAAAAAGATAGGAGAGTTATTTGAAGGGTTTGGTGGTGGAGGTGGAGGTGACTTCTTTGGCGGAATTGTCAACGAATTAAAGTCTCTTTATAGCTTGATTCCCAGTAGCGTGATTGAGTTTGGCGCACTGTTCGTCATGCTCACTCAGATGTCTGCATTGTTTAAACTGCAAATTCTTTCGCAACTTATGTGGATAGGTGACGCAATTAAAATGACCGGAAAAGCATTTTTGGAAAGCGCTAGAAACGGCAAGGTTTTTCAGTCGTCGCTCAATACTTTAACGGCAGGTTTTAGTAAACTGCGGGAAATTGCCACGTTTGCCGCTGCCTCACTGGTTGTTCTGTTCTTTGCTAAAGCTGATTTCTCCGACCCGCTTAGAAAGTCGTTTGAGAATTTAGCAGATGGCGCAGTTAGTAGTTTTAAACGGATTGAAGAGGCGGTAGACGGAGTTAAAGGGAAAGTTGGTGAAATCCCTAACGAGATGCCCGACTTTAAATCCAAAGGATTTGATTTAACTGTAGGGTTGGGTGAGCAGTTTGGGGGAGGTGCATTCCGCACAGATGACATCATTAAAATGATTCGGGATGCTCAACTAGGCTATGAAAAATCCCTACTTGGAAGTGGACAAATTAATCAAGGAGAATACGAAGAGCGAACCCAAAACATTAAAGACAAAACTATAACGGTAGCCGAGAAAAATTTTCAAGACAGAATCATCAAGCTTCAAGAGTTATCAGAAACTATTGGTGCAAGCATAGATAAAGCTGGAATCTTGAAACCTGGATTTGCTCAGAATGAAGCTGGCAAGGGATTAACAGAAGTCAAAAATATTGATAAGCAAGTATTTGACCTTCAACGCCAACGAGTTGACCGCATGGATGCGGGTTATAAACCAGAAAGCGATGACGTTATTATTCAAATTGATAAACGAGTTAATGAGTTATTAAAGCAGCGCTCTGAAGCTCAAAAACGCATCCAATCTGTTGCCACTGAAATCATTAAGGGTTCGGATACTCTTGGCGAAGTAGTCAAAGCAATTAAGGAAAATACAGAAATCCCCGAATCTGCCAAGCAACAAGCTATTGATTTATTAAATCCTATTATTGCTCAATCGGCACAAGCCAAAGAGAAGCTTGAGGAGATGGGAGCGGTTGACTTGTCTCCACTAACTGAGCAATTCCAAAAAGTCAAAAAACGCCTAGATGAAACTCAAATAAGTTTTGACAAGTTCAACGCCAAGTTAACATTAAGTCAATCGCAGGGACAAGCAGGTATTCAAGAGCGGGCAGCGTCGGGGGCAATCAATGACGACCAAGCCAAGAAACAAAGCATCCAGTTAGAACAACAGGGGTTAAGCGAACGGCTGAAGAAGCTGCGGGAATATGTAAGCGATCGCAAGGACATGTTGCGCGACTTGTACGCCATTCCCAATCCCACGGACGACCAAAAAAAGCTCATCGACGACACCAAAAAGGAAATTGAAAAATCAGAATTAGAAACCGCTCAGACTCGGATACAGTTGGCGCAGAAGGTATTAGAAGGCAAGCGGACGACCGAACAACAGGCACTGGAGGAATTGAGGAGGGCAAACACAGCCGCTCAGTCAGTTGCTCAAAAAACTGAGAGCGAACGCGTCGGACGAATTAAAGGTTTACAAGTCTCTGGACTGATTCAGCCAGAGGATGCCGAGAAACTGATTGGGGACGAGCAAACTAGAGCCGCTAAAGAGCAAGCACGGCAACAGATTGAAGCGGCGAACAATCAAATCGAAACAACTAGACGACTGCGATCGCAAAATATAATTGATGTCCGTCGCGCTGGGGAATTAGAGCGGGAAGCTAATCAACAAATTGCCGAGGCTAACCTGAAAATTATTGAGGCTGAGCTTCAAGCCAGGGAACGGGCTAAGCAGCGCCGGATTCAACAGATTGAGGAAATTACCGCTAAGGAGTCAGCGACTCAGGCGCAGAAGTTTTCTGATGCTTCTCAAGGGGTAAAGTCTCGCCAACTAGGAGGCAAACTAACCGATGATGAAGCATCCCGCGAACAGAGCCAGCTGGAGATAGTCGATACAGAGGAGCGCCTCAAGCTCAAGCAACTGGAGCTATCTCGCACCAAACAATTACGCAACGAAGGGACTTTGTCACTTAAAGAGTACACGGGGAAGGAGCGTCAGTTGCTCCAAGACATCGAGCAGATGGAGAGTCAGTTACTCGACCAACAGCTGCAACGAGAGAAGCTGCGGAAAGAGGCGCGAATCAAGGCAATTGAGGATGTAAATCAGGCACGGGAAAAAGCTGTAGTACTGTCCACCACTCGGCGCGTTGAAGATGTCAAGTCGGAGCGGGCAGACCTTGAAGCGGCGGGAGCTGACCCAGAAGTAACCAAACGGGAAAGCGATGCAAAAATCTCCCAAATCGAAGCAGATGCCGTACAGCAGCGCCTTGCCCTCAAGCGGAAAGAGTTTGCCGATAATCAGATGTTGGTGGCAGAAGGGACTAGGACTCGTGTTGAAGGAGCCAAGGTTGAGGCTGACCTCCTCAAGGAGATTGCGGACTTAGAAGTAGAAGTAGTTGATAAACAGTTAGAAGCTAACGAGCGGCTGCGTGAGGCACGGATTAAGGCGATAGAAGAGGCAAACAAGCTGGCTGAGGAAACAGTTGCCTTGTCTCAAGCTACAAGGATTACAGCCGTTAAAGAGTCTCAAGCTACTGGGGGATATGGAATAGATCCAGAGGCAGCGAAAAGGGAGGCAGAGCGACGCATCTCCGAAATTGAACAGGATGGCGTTCAAGAACGCATTCAGCTCAAACAGAAAGAACTCTCAGACGAGAAATCATTGATACAGGCTGGTCTTCGCAGTCGTGAGGAGGGGAACGCCAATGTTCGCCGACTTACCCAAGACCTTGCTCAGCTCAACCAAGAAGCCGTTGACAAGGAAATTGCCCAGCAAGATCGCCTTCGAGACGAGCGCACTCGTACAGCTGAAGAATATCTACGAACTAGAGAGTCCCAAGCTAATCAAGCGGTCGCATCCATTGAGCGAGAGAAAGATGCCAACGACTTACTACAGGAATCCATCAGTCGCACCAACTCCTTGATGGAGAGTCGGGTGAAGCTATCTAAAGCTGTGGCTGATGCTCAAATTTCCCAAGGGGAAGGGCAACTTAAGGCTACAGAACGAGCACTTGAATTATCCAAGAAATTAAAGGAAAAAAATCTAGATCCTCAAAAACGCGAACTCTACCGTTCTCAGTTATCACAGCTAGGATTTTCTCCAGATACGTCTGAAATGGAAATCCTGAACCGCAAGTTTCAAATCGAAGATGCGATCGCACAACTAAAAGCTAAGTCTCAAGAGCAGGAACTGCAATCTCAAATGCAGTTGCTGGAATTAGAAAATAAGCGTAGAATCTTGCAATCTCAAGCCGCAGTGCAAGATAAGGAGATGGAACGACTAAAAGTTGAGCAAGACATTCTTGTTAAACAAGGAGAATTGGATAAAGCTATCATCAACGGAAACCAACAAGCCATTGTGATTGCAAACATTGATTTGCAAATTGCTAAAGATAAATTAAGTATTTCTGATCAGCAATTAGCCAGCGCTCAGGCAAATTTAGCGGTGCAACAGGAAATATCGGCAGAGGAGATGGCAGCTATGCAAGCAACGCAGGCAGTAGCCAGAGAGCAGATTAAGACTGAGGAGCTATTAAGGAAGCAGCGTCAACAAGAGGAGATGCCGACTAGGAACTGGTTTAAACCGTTACCCCCTGGTCGCGCCAATGGCGGCTTTGTAACAGCTAAGAACACATATATGGTAGGTGAACGTGGACCGGAATTATTTATTCCATCCACAAACGGGCAAATTGTCTCTAATGCGGCATTAACTTCTAAATCCTATTCAGCAGTTAACACATCCATTCCTAAAACGTCAGCGCCAACAGTAGCAGCAGGGGGATTTAACCGAGATGTAGTTACAGAGTTGCAAAAGCTTAACAATAGCCTTGGTAAAATGGCATCAGAGCCACGTTCAATCAGCGTGAATACAGCAAATCCGTTAGGTGATACGCTCAAAATCTTAAGCAATATGAATCGACCTTGATAATGCGATCGCTATCTCTCTCCCATGTTTCACCCCAAGGTAGTCTTCTACTGAGAATCCCATCTAATCGGGTAACCAGCATGGAAGCCCCTACGCCTATCGAATTTACAAATATTAGCCACTCGGTAACAGGAGTAGCGATCGCTACTGGTACTTTCTACGAGCCGCGCTTTAATTGGCAGTTAACAGCGCTACTGATTGAAGAAGAGTTTAAGGTTTTGCAAGGATTGTGGTATCGTAGCGAGTTGCAGCGACGAACATTCCGAGCAAACCCCGGAATAGTTTTAGTAGATGCCATCAATCCGTATATCGAGAACAGTCCACCTACAAGGGCAATTGCCCCAGGCACCACAGCCAATTTTAGGCTAGATGGGTTAGTTGATTATTTTGCAGTATGGAAGGTTTGGATCAGTTCTTTTAAAGCTTCCCCAGAAGGGCGATTTCACAGTACTGCAATATCAATGATCGAGGTTGCTCGTGTAACGGAGTACCACCTTGTCAATGTCTAATTTTGAAACTAATTACTACTACTATCTCAATTTAACTAACTTAGACAAAGATATAAGCCCAGGTCAGTTTAAGGTATTAGTAGGAGGATTAGACTTTACATCATTCGTCACCCAAGTCGGAATCCGCAGACCCAAAGCAGAGATTAATACACCTTATAGCTGGGAAGGCGAATTAGTTCTTTCAGAACCAATCAACGCCACTCTTCTACCAGAAAGTTTAGATGATCTACAAAACCCAGCGCGATGGGCAATAGGTGTTCACCCCATTCAAATTTATTTTGGTGGAGTTTTATTTGTAACGTTGCGAATTCATCGTTATTTTTACGATGAAAAATCAAGGCAAGGGAAAGCGCAACTGACTGATCAGCTGGGATTGAGGGATTACATGACTCCCGCTGAAGACTTTGAAGGTTTAGGTTTTACAGTAGGTTCTAATACCCCTGCTACATCTGTGGTTGACAAAGCTCTGTTCTTGGCTGGATGCGGAGGTTCAGTCAGTATCCCAGGAAGTTATGAAGTTCCACCCAATAAATTCAATGAAAGCTATATATCTTTTGCTCAAAAGATTTGTGGTGAACGAGGATATTGGCTTTATTGCGATAAAAATGAGCTGGTCTCTGCTGTTTATTACAATCGTAAAATTTCGGCTCAACCGCTTTTTTTGCGTTCCAGGGATTGGGTTGATGATTTTGATCGGCAAGATGGAATGGAAATACCTGCACAATTATATAGAGTTACAGGTACGGCCGAAGGAATTGCCAAGTGCAATGCTAATAAAGATGGGGTTATTCTCGAAGAATTTATTGAGCTTCCTAGCGGACATATAGCGCTGCTCAGACGAGAAACTGTAGAGATTTTGAAAAATGGTCCCGACATCTTGCAGAAGAAAATCAAGGTTGAAGCGGCACTTGGCGCTATAATGCCCGATGATCATCCTAATAAATTAGGCGTCTACAAAATAGAAGAAACCTTAGAAACATCCTTGTACAATACAAAAGATGGACGCTTACTAAGTTTTACCCAGGAAACAGGACGCTTACTAGGATTAGCTCTACCTAATGATTATCCAGGAAATAGGCAATTTATTAAGCTTGCTGAAAAATTAGAAGAGGCTTATTTCTGTTACTTACCTGGGGAAATTGGGCGCGTTGATGATTCAGTGCTGAGGCAAAAAACGCACAATATTAAAAAGTTATATCTAAGCCCAATTGCCCCTACTGGTAACGAACCCAGTAATGTTTTGGTTTTTAGCAACGCTAAATACATTTTTGCAGACAGCGAAATTATCGCCGAGACTTGGAATAATGGTAATTCACAAAAGCAGCCACCTTGCCTAAGATTCACTTATAGAAAAGTATCCTATATTCGCCAAGAACCACAGCTTAGTGAAGGTGAAGGGGAAGAATCAACATCAGGAAACAAAGTGGTTACTTTTGGTGCCAGACGCGATATAGGCGCAATGAAGCGCACTTCTGAAGTTGATTATGATGCTACTGCCCCTGCATGGCCCACAAGAGAGCCGGATACTCCAGTGGGCAGCTACGACATTAAGGGAGAATGTTATAAAACACCGGCAACGTATAGCCCGTATGTAGAAAAAGAATTTGAAACTACTTGTTCAACCCTAACAACCGACGCTGAAGCAAAAGAGCTTGCTTGCTTGATCGGCGACCTGCAAAATGAACGTTACTTGAGCCGCCTAATCACCTTACCTCTTGCATTGGAGTATTTAAATAACCCAACCCCGTTTGCTATTGTCCACATCCACAATGGTGCGTTTATTATGGACAGTCCAGCTCTTGCGCTTGAAAAAGCTGAGGGTGGATACAAGCTAGAATTAAGCTTTGTTGGCAATTATTTGGGTGCAATTCCAGCTTTACCCAGTGCCCCATCAGCACCTGTGTTTATTCCGGTAAAAGCGGGTCTTGGGGTAGCACTGCCACCTTTAGAAATTCCAAGCTACCCTATTGAAACACCTGTTTCCCCCTACATTGATATTGGAAAAATCCTGGTAGATCATACACATATTGTTGATGCCTCCGAACCAGCTGCCATAGAAGAAATCTTGGAGGTCTTAGTTCAACACGAACATTATCCCTTCTCGGCAAATTTAATCGACACAAATCATGAACATTTAATAAAGACAGAAAATTACAATGAAATTTCTGCAACTCATGAACATGCGCCATTGACAACCATACTTTCAGAAAATTACAATGAAATTTCTGTAACTCATGGACATGTCCTATTAACAACCATACTTTCAGAAAATTACAATGAAATATTAGCTAGTCATCAACACGAAATCAGTGTAGTTTTAATAGAAACTGCAATTCAACATCAACATACTGTAGATTCAACACTAATTAGTGTGATCGCCGATCATTCGCACCAACCTCTTGTAAGTCAATAATGCCATTAACTTCAGAAGACGTAGCAGATCAGCTTAGTAAGCTTTATCAATTTTCAGGAGCAGGTACCACACTTTGGTTTGCTTTATTTGATGAAGCGAGACTTGTTAACCTTAACTGCACTGTTGCAGAAACTACTGGAACTTTCACAGCAGCAGGGCACAATTATGTTGCTAACACTCGTGTAAGATTTTCAACCACAGGAACATTACCTGGTGGATTGGTCGCCAATCAAGACTATTTCATCTCCAGCCCTGCTACAGGCACGTTTAGAGTGGCTACATCCTCCGGAGGGACTGCAATTGCTTCATTCACAGACCCTGGAACGGGAACTCTTACTGTTTCTGAACAAACGCCCACTGAAACAGATCCGCTTACTGTTTGGGCAAGGCTAGAGGCAAATTACCAAGGCTCTGCTCGACAAGCTGGTGCTGCCCTAGCAACTAACACTATTAGATATGATTCGGTTGGTCGCCGAGGTCTCATAGATGGTGTCCTGCTCCGATTCACCCCAACTACAGCAGCCTTGAACTTTCGGTGGTGGGGACTGATCATAGGTGGTGTTGTAACAACTGGCAGCTCGTCAGGTCGTTTACGTTTTTTGAGTAACGAATTTTCTAACACTCAAACCATCGCCAGGAATAATTCCTTCTCTAGGTTATTTACCCCTCAAATGTTTCTCGGTACCTGATAAATGTTACCTTTGTCGCGCCTTCTCCAAATTCAAAATGATTTTGATCACAAGAGAGTAATTCAAACAGGGCGGCAGCAGCCACTAGAAGCACGGGTCGGAGAAAGACATGCAGCATCAGGTCGAGAGATTGTGACGTTTCCAAATGGTGGAAAGGCGATCGCAGGTGTTCGCACATTTGATGCCTCAATTCCAGTCGGAACGCGGGTAATGGCATCTCAGGCACCTGGGAGTCAAGCAATATCGTTGTCGTATAAAAATGCGCCTAATATTGCAGTTCCTGAAACAGAAGATACCGCCTATCCAATTAAGATATTGTTTTATGGGACGATTGATGGGGTAACAGGGTTTTATGTAGGAGGCGATCGACCAATCCCGAAAAAAATTGATATCCCCCCAGAATACAATAAACCACGAGCGGCTAATTATAATCGGGGTCGGTGGCATGGATTTACAAACTCTGGTAGGGGGCTAAATAATTGGATTGCTGCTTTTATAAAGAACAATGAATCGCCCGTCATTGAAGGTAAACTCCCAACTACGTATATGGTAGATGGATTGGGGAATGTCTATGAAAATACACCTGAAATATACATCGGAGGTGTCATAGTAACTGGCATCCGACAAGGTTCTACTTATAACAGAAGTCGCTTTTACCTAGCTTATTCATACGGTAATGCATCCGTAGATGGTCAATCTGTCATGAAATGTTACTATCAAGATTTTTATTTTTGGTCTTCAACATTCCGCCACTTTATTGATTATTTTTCTACGCCTTATAGCGGCTTTACCGGAGGCAATTATACTTCGACAGTAAGCACATTTAAAGATTCTTTTAAAGGTTCTGCATTTACGCTTGGATACAATGGAGCAGGACATCTTTGGTTTTACCCAGAAGGCTGGAACGTTGTTGAATCTTTTATTAAACCAGATTTTGCTTTACAAAGTGGTGTAACTTTAGGCGAAAACCTAGGGCATTGGAACTCCCTTTTAAATGGGAAGGAGAACAAAACGGCGATCGCTGTTAAATCTAGCTATCATAATCAAAATGTTACGGTTCCGAACTTAACACAAATATCACCGGTGTCGATAGATGATGGGAGATATCAACTCTTTTTTGTTGCTTCTGATAATAGCTTAGTACCAATAGATAAAGATGTAATTTTCAATTTTGGGTTTCAAGCAGCTCTTGGTACCACCACTTTTTCGGATCAATTAAATCTAAAGCTACCAACAAGCCAAGAATGGGCTGGATATGACGTAAGAACACATCTTGGCACTCTTGTAGGAAATGTACTCTATAAGCCTATTGTTAGTAATCTTAAGGATAGCCAATTTGAGAAAGACGGAATTCTTAAAATAAAAGGCTATGACTTTATAAGAAAAGTGTATTTAGAAACTTCAGCAAACTTCTATAAAATCCCACCAAGAAGTATTATTCAAAAAATAGCTTATCATGGGAAGTTTTTTCCGATATAGTATGGCACTTAATACAAGCTTACATTTGCAGTTTCAAAGTAATATTAATTATTGGAATCGCACTGTATCTTTTCGTCAAGCAATCATTAGTAATCCTGCTACATCAGGCAGTCTTATTGGTCGAGATCCGGCGACCGGACAGCATAAAATCAAAATATCCAATGGAGGAACAGTCCGGGCGTCTAGCCTTTCCTCAAATAGCTATCCCGCAGGCTCCAGATTGCCAACAACTTGGATGGGAAATCCCTCTGGGTTTATAGATGCCTGAGTCGATCTATGAGCTGAATGGGGTTTCTGTAAACGTTAACAGGTAGGAAATTCCAGTATGTTAACGTTTGCACATTTCCTAGAAGTCCTTCCATTTTCTCTTCACATTTCAGTCTGTCAGACAACAAAGGTTTGCATTGACGACTCCCCACGTCTAAAGACGGGGGATTCTTGCGGCTTCTGAACGAAGCCGTAAGCTACGCTGGAGATGAGGACGGAACTTTACTCCAACGGGACTCGCCATCAGTCCAACTACTGGGGTTGAGTCCCCCAGATACTTTCTACGAATATTGATAGAACCAACACCATCACGGTGATACTGAAAGCCGCAGTGCCGACAACGGTAGTTGCGGTTTTTCGGTTTGTGACGCTTGCCGCACGACGGACAGGTTTGAGAGGTATATGCTTCGTTGATTAATTCAACCTTCATCCCAAGTCTCACCGCCTTATATGTGAGCATATGGCGTACTTCACCAAACACCCACTGATGCAGCTTTTGATTAACCTTCTTTCCATAATCTAAAGCTTGCCTGATATCTCGCACATCGCCAATTACCAACGTTTGCACACCCCTATTTTTTAGTGTGGAAACAATTAAGCTGGTCGTTTTGTGAAGGATATCTTTAATCTGATTCTTCAGTTTCGCCAGTTGTTTTTGTTTGCTCTTAACCAAACGCTTGCGAGATTTAGAGCCTCGTTGCTTTTTGTCGATAAGACCCGACAGTTTAGCCTTGAGCTTGTTTTGGTAGCGACGAACAGAGCGCAGGTATCGACCATTGAAGATATCAGTATTGATGCCATCGTGAGTGACAGCTAGATGAATTTCACCCAAATCAACACCCGCAATATTACCCTGACTGTTTTGTTGTTCAACTTCTACGGGATAACAGGCTCTTAGTTCGTACTGACTACCGTTCCAACCCATCTCTACAATTTTTGGCTTTTCCCAATGCCAATCAACAGCCAGTAATTCATTCCCTTTGCCGTTGGACAGTATGAGTTTTCCGTTTTTTAGGCGAATGGCTGATGTTTTCCAGGTAACTTTGTAGAACCATCTACGCCGTCTTGGTGGTTTGGCGCTGGGATCTGATTTTCGTCTTGCTCTCCATGACTGGAGAGAAGCGTAGAAGTTTTGGACAACGGCATCAGCACTATGAGCGTGTAGCTCATCTGAGTTGTGCCAGCGCATCATAGATGAAGCTTTCATCCAAATGTTCTTATGCCGCACGGTGCGCCAAAAGCTAACCACCGTGCGACTGTATAGTTCACCTGCTGCCCGTGCCAATTTGTCTAGCTGTTCAGTTTTGCCGATTTTTAATTTGCGAACTGTACAGTTAGACATCTCGGTACTTGTGGGGCTTTCTCTGTTTCCTGTCAGGTCGCTTTTCAGAGTGTTTGTAGCAATATCCAGATTGGTTGTTTTTCTGGAGTGCCTTTCGGCACTCTATGCAGACTTTGGGGTGACAGGCTCTAGGTAGTGAATAATTGATGGATATTTACTGTTCATTTCATTTACCCACGCCTTGCCGATCTGCTTTGTTACGGGGGCTTCCCCACCTTTGATTTCTTCTGGCTTGTCTTTTTGATACCACTTGATTAAATAAAGCTGTTCAGGCATTTGTAGTTCTTTAGCTCAATCTACCCCAATACTACCCCAATACTGCTGGGAGCGCAACAACCTTAAGAATCTTCCCTTAAGGGCGGCTGACACGCCGATTGTTTATGTGAGGGGGTATCCTTATCCCCATAGATGAATTGTAGGGGCTTGCGGCTACCCCCTCACACTCCCCCGATTTTGGTCACCCCGGAGCAAGCTACACCGGAGGACGGAAGCGATCGCCCATAAGCCATAATGGAACTAACAACTGTATGCATGATGTCCACTCAGCCCCAACCCAGGGGCTTTTTCATGCCTGCAATGCGTAGCTAATTAGCTAATCGACAGCGGATACTAGCTCGCCGGGAGCTTTACTACCGCCTCAGTTCCTACACCTTCCTGTGAAGCAATTGTAATTATCCCTCCTAGCCGCTCAACACTCTTCCTCGCGGTTACTAGCCCTAGACCCCTACCTGGAATAGAAAGAACGTTGCGTCCCCGCGCAAACGGCTGCCAAAGATCTTTTAAGTACTCGTGTGGAATCCCAACACCTTTATCGCGAATAATGAACAACAGGCTTTCGTCCTGCTGGATGCAGCGAAAGATCACAATTTCTTCGGAACTGTACTTGAGGGCATTGTCCAGAATGTTGAGTAAAGCCCTTCTCAGTAAAACCTTGTCAGTAGTAAAAGACCCATCTTGAACAAGGACTTTGATGCGATAAATGTCTAGCTCCCACGCCAATGTGAAGCACCACTCCCTAAGCTCAATCGTCTCCAGCTTGATTGGTAGTGATAACTCAGTTACTCGTTGCAACTCCAGAACTTCTTTTGTGATCGCTTGGATTCGAGTAATGCCAACCATGCCCAGGTTGTAAAACTTTTTAAAGTTGTCGTCGGTCACTCTTGAACGAGCGGTATCAAGAGCTACCCGGATTTGCAATAAAGGCGCTCCCACTTCGTGACCCACAAGGTTAACTAAGTCTCGCGCCGAAGTAGCAAGTCTTTCCTGACTAATCCGGGCTTCATGCTCAGCAGCAAGGGCAAGCGTCAACGATTCCTGAGCTTTGACCAGATCCCTAAGCCACTTCTGAATCCAATAAAGAAGGGAAGCGACACTGATGCTCACCAGCATTGTTATTGCTAAGTCGCCAGCCCATGCCGCCCGCCGCTGCCGTAGCAGGGCGAGTCGTTCTGATTCCTCCTCTGCTTGGAGTCTTGCCAACACCTGGCGCTTAGCATCCATTAGCCGCTTCTGCCAGTCAATGCGTGGCTTCCCAGGACGTGCAATGAGATCTTCTGATAGCCGGATTTGCTCTGCAACTAGGCGCTTAAGTGTTTCAATCTCTTTCTGATGTCCAGGGATAGCAACAAGCTTAGGCAGCGCCTCATCAAGTTGTTTGCGCCCTAGCTCGTAAGGTTCAAGGTACGATTTCTCTCTTGTGAGTAAATACCCTCGCACCCCTGTCTCAGCATTAACCAAGGCATTTAAGACGCTAGTTGTCACATCGATATTTTCTCGAAGCTGCGTCAACCTAGCGCTACTCTCCTTCTCCGCTTTCAACCGGGAAGAAGGGAGGATTGCAATAGTCAGGACTAACGCCGCTGATCCGAAGAATGCGAACAATAAGCGGCGCTGGAGCTTAGTAGTGATAGATGAAACGACCATTGTTTTGAGGCGACTAAGTTCCTACTATAACGCCTGAGCAAGGGGTGCATCTGGTCGGCTGAGATGTATCAAACCTTCTAAATATTTATTTATGAACCTATTGCCCCTGAAGGAGGATCTGGTATATGTGTCCCATACGTACCAGCCTTTTCTCTCCGTTTAACTCTAGAATTTAGAAGTTCTAAACTACGCGCCAAGTGATTCACCCTTTCTTCGCCCTGAGCTTTTAAGCAATGAGTCAGTTCATCTATTGCCTGTGTGTTCTCGATGCAAGGGAACCATCTATCTTTATGTTTTAGCTCATCTAAGCAAGCGGCTAGAATATCGCCAAGACTGTGATCTGCCCATGCAATTGTGTAACCTATTCCCCAAGAAAGAGAGATATACACATCCGGATTCCTTAGCTTAATCAGGCAATTATCTAAAATCTCAGTTAGAAAAGCTCCGTTCCTGCCTTCATCCTGTAATGAACCACGTTGCCAAGCAATGCAAAACCCAATCCCATACGACTGTCCTCCATCTGGCTTCCCTTCGGTTTCCCAGTGGTGACTGTTCCATGTCGTGCTGTTTTCATTCATGTAAAATTGGCTCCTTTCAATCATTTTCTCATTGCAAGCGATCGCTGCGTTAGCGGGCATAACCACCTGGAATCGAAGAATCTGCATCAATAGCTCAGGGTCGTCAAGACAGGATGGCTCTTCGAGTGAGCCTAGGTGTTTCAACGCATAATCCCTTTCGATAGAGTCCGGGCAGTTCTCAAGAATAGTTTTCTGCATTGAATGCCACGCATCCTCATACCTACCTTCATCAAGACACAATGCAAAGGTTAGCTCTTTCCCCGCTTGCCGAACTAGCTCATACCGATGGGATTGATCACCAAAAGGGGGATGACTAACAAACCAGTTTTCAATCTGTTGTGCCTCTTCATCAATCTTCAACGAACTGTTGATTTCTTCCATGCGATCGCTCAACAACTTCACTTCCGTCTTCGCTCATCATAAGCCGCATCGCATCAGACCCGCCTCGCCCATTCTCCATTCCTATTGAACCAGCCCCACGAGTGCAAATCTATTCGCTCGTTTTTGCTTATTAGTTCCCTGCTGCTATAGGCTCCAAAGTAAATAATGTCGCGCCCTGCGTGGATTTTCACAAAGGGGTCGCGTCTGGAGATTGTATTGATGCCCCAAAGGACTTCCAACGTCGTCTGATTGTACGGCTTGGAATCCCATAGCATATTCCCTTCAGCGTCCCACGGTCTATGTGACATCCTCCCCTACCAAATCAAAGATTATGGTAGGGGCTTCCCAAACTCACGATTGAGAGTTGCTGCCTCATAGGACTTGCACCCAAGTATCCTCCGCAGCCAGCAAACGCTAGTCCAAGCGTCCGTTGTACCCGACTCAAAATGTTAA